TGAAGATATAGAATTTTCATATCTTTGTTGTGACTGGAAAATAAGTTGGATTAACGAAAATTTAAAAAATAAAATTTACAATGTAAAGGATTAAGGTGATGTAATATGAAAAAAACAGTAACTGAATGGTTAGGAGAAGTAAAGTTATACGAAAAGAAAATAGACAAAATAGAAACTCAACTTTCTTCGATGAAATTATTTAATGTTGGAACAGTAGGAGAATATGCTTTATATAAAGAAACTTTTGAAAAAAATAAAGCAGACGCTATAGCTCTTTATGACTCTTATGTTAAGTTAAAAGAAAATAGAAATAAAATAAGAGCTGAAATTTTAAAATTCAACGCAACTCAAACTATTAAAATAGGAGATAAAGAATATATCATAGCTTTAGCTTTAGAGAAATTAAAATCTAGCGAAGACATGAATGAATATATTCTTAAGAATCAACTAAACAAAATGAATTCCGAAATTAACAAAATAAAAACAAATGTAGAAAGTAAAAAAGAATCTTTACTTGAATCAGTAAGTAAGAAAGCAAATACTTCTTCATCTAAAGATATTGAAGCTGTTGAAAAAGCAGTTGAACAATATAAACTATACAATGAAGATTTCTTAAACTTACAAGAAAAGTTAGATAAAACAGAACAAGAAAAAATAGAATTTATAGAAAACATAAATATTCAATTAAATTTGAAGAACGCAACTTCTGAAATTGAAATAGAACTTTAAAAAATGAATAAAAACCATAGTAAAAAAAACTATGGTTTATATTTTAATAAATGAAAGGACGTGAAGTGTAAATGGCATTAGGAAAAGGAAATCAACAAGGTAATTATGGTTACCAAGGTGGAAACAATAATGGTAACTATAACAACGGAAACAATTATGGAAACAACAATCAACCAAAGAGAGAATCTTGGGGGTTGTGGGTAAACCAAAGCAAAAACGGTAAAGAGTATTTATCTTTTGAAATCAATGGAGTGAAATACGTAGCTTTTGAAAATACAAATAAAACTTCGGAAAAATCTCCTGATTATAATATTATAAGAAAAGACTCTTTGCAAAATAACGGTGGTTCATTCAGAAATAATAATTCTGGATACAACAATAATGGATATCAAAATGGTGGTTATGCTCCTAATAATGGTTATGTTGCTCAACAAAATAATGGATATGTACAACCACAACAAGGGTCAGAAGGTGGAAGTTCTAGAAATACAAACGTAGGAGCTAGTGAACCACAAAATGATACTTATTCACCATATACTTTTGGTGGTGGAGGACTAACATTATAAGAGGTGTTTGATAATGAATGACAAAATCTTAATATTATTTGAGGAAACTCAAAAATATAAAAAAGAAGATTTGACTCAATTCATTAGCCTTAATAGGAAAGAAACATTAGTATCAACTTTAGTAGAAGTTCTTGAAAATAAAACATTCAAGAATTTCTACTATATAGTTGATTGTACTTTCGAGCATAAGGCTTTTAATGCAAACAAGGGTCAAAAGTTAAAACAAGGAAATATTGAATACTTATTAGTCGAAGATAATAAAGGAATTATATGTAAAGGACCTAATATATCTCAATTAAGTACTTTTAATAGTACAGTACCAGCAATAAAAGAAAAGTTTGAAGAATCAATTAAACTTTACAATGACTGTATAGATTTCTTAATAAGAAAAAACATAAATCTTAGAAATAAAGATAGTTTTAATAAAGGTACAGATACAGGCATAGTTATGAATGATGTAATTAGTGGTGCAAAAAGTAAAACATATAAACTAGCATATAGTCTTCCTGAAGTAAAAGAACCAGGAGTTGAATATGTTTTATTTGAAAATATAGATATATTAGAAAAATTAAAGAAAATAATTGATATGGAATTTATGTAGGAGGTTGTAATGAAAATAAAAAAGCTATCAAATGGAAATTATGAAATAGATGAAAAAACATTAAAAGGTTTATTAATATCTAGATATGAATTAGATGCTTTAGAATGTGGTGGAGTAGATAACTGGCACGACTATTGTGATGCATTAAATGATTATCTTGATGGTTATGAAGACTTTGATGAATTTGTAGAGTCTATTTTAGAAGATATCAAAGGTGGAAAATATGACGAATAATAAAGAAAAAGTGCTTGAAATAAAAATTTTAAAAGTAAATGATGAGTATTCATGCTGGTATATAGAAAAAATAAATAAATATGCTTTAGGTGAATATATTAGCGAAAGTTTTAAAACAGACGGTAAATTTTATATTTTTAGATTTGATAAAAGAATTACAACAAAATTTGATTATGAAGACACCAATAGTTTTTATCCAGAACCTTCGTTACAAATAAACTATAATGAAGAAAGAATGGTTCCTAATTTCATAAAAAATGAAAGCGTTAATGATTTAAAAGCACTAATTGAACTTATCAACAATAAATTCGGAATTAAAAAAAGATTTGATTTAAAAAAAGATGAAGAATTTTATTTAATCAATTCTATAGGTGAAGTAGAAAAGGCTAAATATATAACCTTATATGATGAACAGTTTATTAATTTAGGAAATTGTTTTAAAACAGAAAAAGCTGCAACAAAAGCAATTAATTCTGATGAATGGAACAACTTCTGGTCTAAAGTAAAAACTGGAGTATTTGATGAATAATTATACCGTTTTAAAATTTAAAGACTTTTTAAACAAAAATAAAAGTTTTTTCATAGAAAAGATAGAAAAAGATAAAAATGAAGTTCTAATAATTGATTTTGAAAATAAAGAGTTGGAAATACAAACTCATAGTGAATTATTTGATTATCTTTTTCTAGAATCTAAAAAAAGAATAATTTGTAGAAATATATCAGATAAAAGTTTTGAATTAATTAGAATGTGGGAAACTTTTTGTGATATAGAAAAAAGGACAAAAAATGGCAAATAGTTTTAAGAAAATAAAAGTTGTTTTCGTAGGAAATAAATGCCATAAAGACTTAGAGAATGTTTTTACTCTATCTAGAAGTAATCTTGATGAATATGATGGAATACTTGAGTATATCTTTTATCTAGTAATAGACAAAGAACCAATACAATATTTTAATTGCGTTGAACTCCCAGATGACTTTGTTGAAGAAGATATAGATGAAGCTCAATATAGCTATGATTCTTATAGAGATAAAATAAAATTATCTCCTACTATTCATAGTGAAATGTTAGAAATAGTATCATATATAAGAAGAGAAGCTTTAAAAGATAAAAGAATAGAAGTTAAAAACGGTTCTCTATTTCCAATAGGTGATTTGTATACTATGAAATATGTTAGAAACAAACTAATAAAGTTTTATAAAGAAAGGATAAGAAATGTTCAAGAAAATAAAGCTATGGATTAAAAAACTGCTTAATAAAAACAAAGTAACAAAGAAAATGTATAAGTTCCAACATATAAGTCACTTAAAAGATTTTATATACGGACTTAAAAGAAACAATTATTTTACACACAATGATGTTCTTGAAATTTATGGAACTCCTAAACTTCATGGAACTAATGCAAGTATAGTATTCTATAAAGATGGTTCTACGCAAATACAAAGTAGAAACAATATACTTAATCAACACCAAGATAATATGGATTTCTATAAATGGATGAATCCTGAAAGGGTTGCGTTTATCAAAAGCAATATAACTGAGTTGCTTAATAAATATCCTATGGTAATAGTGTATGGAGAATATGCTGGTAAAGCTATTCAAAAAAATATGGCAATAAGTGAAATGGAAAGATTTTTTGCACCTTTTGCTATAAGATTAATAAATGATTATCAAGACTTTTATATAGTTCCAGATATTAAAATGTTTAATGAAGAACTTAGAATATTTGATTTATTCAAAACTGAACATAAAATAACTATAGATAAAAAATCATTCGATGATTTATCTTTTGTAGAAACAATAGATAATTATGTAAAGCAATATGAAACACAAGACGTATTTGCTGAGAAGTTTGGTTATAAAGGAGTAGGAGAAGGAATAGTTTGGCATTATATAATAGATGGACAAGCTTACTTCTTTAAAACAAAAATTGATGAATTCCAAACAAAGGCTCAAAAAGTAAATAAAGATAAATCAATAGAAGAAATAAAAGAAGATAAAAGAATAGTTGAATATTGTTTAAATGAAGCTAGATTAAAACAAGGTTTGGATTATTTAAAAGAAAATAATATAGAAATAGATTTAAAGAATATTAAGACTTTTATTGATTTTATAGTTAAAGATGTACTTAGAGAAGAAAGAAGATTCTTAGAAGATAATGCAATAACAGATAAAAGAATTAGTAAGATAGTAGGTTCTGAATGTGCTAATTGGTTTAAAAGAGCTATAAGAAAAGGTGAGATTGAATGAAAGAGCCAGTATTAGAAATAGAAATTGTTAAAATCAATGAAGAGTATAGTTCTTGGTATATAAATAAGATAAATAAAGAAGTTTTTACTAATCCTGGTTTATATAATTTTATAGATGGAGAAAGTAATAGATATTTATTTTATATAACAGAAACTGAAACAAGTTTTTCTGAAGGATTTAAAGATGGATTTATACATCAAATTTTCAAATTAAATATAAATCAAATTAAAGTTCCTAAAATAATAGAAAATAAAGATACAAAATATCTACAAAAAATAGTAGATTTTGTAAACGATAAATTTGGAGCTGAAAAACCGTGGAAAGCTAAAACAAATGACGCATACTTCTATATAAATAGTGTTGGAAGGTGTGACCATGATTTTGAATGCAATAGTCAATATGATAATTTTAGATATGAATTAGGAAACTATTTCAAAACTGAAAATGAAGTTGAAAGAATAATCGCTTCAAAAGAGTGGAAAGAGTTTTGGAATAAAGTTAAGAATAAACAAATATAAAAGGAAGGTAAAAAAATGAATTACACAACAAGTGCATCTGAAAACAAAGTAATACAAGATGTGTTACTTACTGATATTAGTAATATTAATATCAATCCAAGAAAGAATGGGTTAATAGAAGAAAACGTGGAGTCTTTAGTTGAATCTTCTGTATTTCCAGAAATTCATCTTGGTTTACTTGATGGACAACTAATAGTAGTAGATGGTTACCATAGACTAGAGGCATCAAAAAGACTTGGTTTAGAAACAATAAAAGCTTATATCACTGATTACAAAACAATAGAAACAATTATTCGTGATGCTATTAATGAAAATATTAATCATGGACAAAGATTAAGCGATTATGATGTAGCTATGTCTATGTATGAACTATATAATAAATTAGTAGATGCTGGTAAATTAACTACTATTAAGATGAAAGACTTCATTACTAGTTTCAAAATAGATGAAAGAAGAGGAAGAAGTTTATTTAACTGGGTAGTATTACATAAAGAAATACTAGATGATGAAGTTACTACAGTTAAAAATATATCTTTCTCTGATGAGTATTATAGTATGATATTACATATGAATGAAACGCCAGGAAAGATAAGTAACGAAGCTAAATATAAAATAAGAACTTTTTATAACAAGTACAATCATTTGAGTAAAATAGAATTAAGAAAAGCTATTGCATTATTCAAACAAGGGTTAGACTATGAAATAGAAGCTGAAAAGTTAAAACAAGAAGCTAAGCAAATAGATACTAATCCTATAACTGAAACTAAGAAAGAAACAAAAGTAGAATCAGTAGAAAAAGATGAAGTACCTGTAGATGAAACAGAAAATAAAGAAAGAGAAGTTACTCTAAATAATGAGTTATTAACTAAACCAGAACCTAAAGAAGAAACAAAACAAGACTTAGTAATAGAAGAAGCTAAAACAGTTGAAGAAAAAATGGAAGCTGTTGAAAAACTAAATGAAGAAATAACTAAAGAATTATCTAATTCTAAAGAAAAATTCAAACTTGATACTTATCTAGATGCTATGTCTAAACAAGTAATGACTATGTTAATGTTACAAGCTAAAGGAAATCTTGAAGATTTTACTAAAGAACATATCAATAAACTTAACGATATAGTAGATAGATTAAATGAATTAACTGAGGGATATTATGCAAACAATAAATAAAGATGATGAAATAAGAATAGAAAGAAAAACAGCTATATACATATGTCCAGACTTTAATGATTCAAGAACTTATAACTTAGAAAGACAAGAATTAGATTTAACCGAGTTTGCAAGAACAAAAGGATATGGTATAGAAAAAATATTAATAGATGAAGAAGATAATATGGTTTTTAAAGATAGAAAAGGTTTACAAAAACTAATTAATCTTATACTTGAACAAAAGATAAATACTGTTATTGTATATAGAAAAACAAATATATCTAACTTCTCTAATACTTTAAAGATGTTTGAATTTTTATGTCAAAGACGTTGTTGTGAAATAATAGAATATAAGGAGTAAACATGAAAAACTGGTTAAAAAAACTGTATGGTAAACTTGCTGAAAAAAAATACTTACATATTGCTTATTATGAAAACAATGAAAAGAAAGTAAAAAGATTTAATCTTAGAGATTTAGAAATAACATTATGTACAAGTTGTTTTAATATAGACTTGTACAGTATTGTTTTTCTAAAAGAAAAAACTGGTATTCCTAATATTTATGGAGTTAAGTTCTCTAATAATGAAAGAGAATCTTGGAAAACAATAGAATCTGTTTATCATGAAGTATATTGTGATTACGTAAACATAGACAATAATGATGAATCGGCTGGTTCTGTTTCTTGTTATGTAGAAGGAAATAAAACTCAATTTAGATTTGATGTTAATTGCTTCTATACTCACTCTGGAGATATTGAAAATATAAAAGAATGGATTAAACATAAAGAAGCTATGATTTACACTAGTGATAAAGAAATAGCTTCTATTGTTAAGAACTATGCAGAAGTAAAAGAAGATGAAGAAGTTGATAATCTATATACACCACGTAATATAAATAAACTAAGACATAGTTTAAAAGGAATACAAACAAAGAAAAGATGGTTTAGACATCATAAGGGGTAGTAAATGTTAAGTAAAGCACATATACACATGAAAAAAGTATTGGAATCTATTTCACGTATATATAAAGTAGTTTTACTTGAGGAAGTTAAAGAAGGAAGTAAGAGGTATGACTTTTACTTCCCTACTACTCCTCCTATATGTATAGAAATAGATGGAACAAATCATAATCTAAATAAAGCAGATGGTCACTTCTTTAAAACAGCAGAGAGTTTGAGGAACTATAAAAAGAATGATGAGGAAAGAGAGTTGTTTCATAAACTAGGTAGAATAGTATTACTTAGATTTGATACAGATTACTTTCCTAGTTTAGAAGACTTTATTAAAGAATTAAAAAAACACAATGTAGAAAGTGTTTTGTACGAAGGAGTAGATGAATATAATGTCTATTATCAAAGATATAAAAGAGATAAAGAAATTAGTGAAGCAAGAAAAAGAAAATCTAGAGAACGTTACAAAAGATTTAAAGAAAGACAGAATAATAGGAATTGATTTAAGTAAAAAGTGTCCTGGTGTTTGTATATACGATATAGATACTAGCAATATAGAATATTTAGATTCATTTAAAATAAGTGGTTCTCCTACAGAATTTGAAAGAGATTTAGAAATCTTATACTGGTTATTAGATATAGTTACTATATATAAACCTAGTAAGGCAATAATAGAAAGTCCTTATATTAGTAAATTTACTATTAGTTCTTCAGCTCCACTATATAAACTTCATGGGTTAGTAAATTATTTCTTATTTAAGTATGGTATAGAAGTATATAATATTACACCTTCTTCTAGTAGAGCTCATCTTAAAATTAAACCAAATGATAAAGCAACAGCTTTTAATCATATAAAAAATTCTTATCCAGAATTAGGATTAACTAGCTATAATAAAGATAATGATAAAGCAGATGCGTTAATACTTGTTTTAAATCATGATAATAGTAAATTAGTTAAAGTGGAGTAGAAAATGAAGAATGAAAATAATATTATCAATCAAATAATTCAGGATAATATTAAAAAGAAAGAAAATGGAGAAAATATAGAACAAGTATCTTGGATTCAAATAATGCAAGATGTTTACAATACTTATATCAATACTCTTAATAATGAATCAGAAGTTTATAAAAACTCAGAAGATAGAAAAATATATATCGAGAAGATTTTTAAAGCTTCTGATTTTTCTTTTTGTATATCTGAATTAGAAGAATTAGAAATAGGACATTGTTGTAGAGAAACATATTTTAGATTTAAGAATTCTTATCAAGATAATATTACAAGTAAAGTAATAGAAGATATAGAAAAAAATATGTTATCTAAAGAACAATTGTTACGTAAAGTTAAATTGGTAGACATATATAGAGAACCAGAACATAACGTAGTTAATGTTTTTGGTTTAAATATAGAATCTACAGAAGATGGTTTTATATATGACTATGAAAGAGATAAAGAATATATATTATTAATAAAACCTGTAAATGATAGTGTAGGAATTATAAAGAATAAAGTATGGAATAAATTTAATGCTAAACCATTAAGTTATCATATACCAGAAATAATGCTTAATATGTTTTTAATTAGAAAACCTTTAAAACTTATATATGTAGGTAAAAACAATAGTGAATTATATAAAGAATTTAATTTTGGTTTTCAAGATTCTTTTCTAAGTATAGACAATAATAAAACAAATGACTATAATTTATCTTACTTAACAGACAAAATTAAGTTGTTTGAAAAACATATAGAGAAAGATGTAGTTCCTAGAAAGATATTTACAGATAAAAATCTTAATATGGATGAAATTAATAACATGCAATCTTATGGATTAATAGAAGATTTTGAAATAAATAAATTATTAAATGGAGAAATGTATAAAAACTTCCAGTGTAATGGTTGTAAATATAAAACAATATGTGAAAATTGTTAGGAGAAAATATGGATATAAATGAAATGGTTCAAAAAAAAATAGAAGAAGATAAATATAAAAAAATTCAACAAGAACTTGAAGAAGAAATTCAAGAATTTAACAAAAAAACAAAAGAACAGTTAGAAAAAGATTTACTTTTTTCTTATTTTGAAAAAGATTTTATGAATAGTGATGTATTTATAAACAGAATTAAAGAAATAAAAACTACAGCATTAAAAAAACTTAGATGGTGTGAAGGTTTTAATTATGAAGAATTTGAAAATATAGCTGAAAGCGAATTGTCTGGAAGTACAGAAAAAGCATTAAAAAGAATGTATGCAGAAAAAGCATTAAATGAATTAATGGACGAAGACAAAGTGTTTCAAATAGGAAAAGACAGATATATCCTTAAAGATTTATTTAAAAAGGTTTATTCTACAATGATGGTTTTTAATGAATTAAATGAATCTGAAAAAACAGAAATATTAGGAAAAATACTAGCAGATGCTATATAAGGAGGTAATATGAATTCAATAGACGATATGTTGGAAACTTTAGATGAAAGAATAGGAAATAATTATTTCTTAAAAAAAATAATTGATAGCAAAGACTTTAGAAAATATATAGAAGAAGTAAAAAGATATACATTAGAACATCTTTCTGACCAAGTATTTTTTACTTATGAAAAATTTAAAAGAAAAGTAGAAAGTATTGTTGGTTCAGCAGATTTAATTGATTTATATTGTGAAATGGCTTTAAAAGAATTGTTAAAAGAAAAGAAAATAATCAAAATAAAAAATAAATTTGTTGTTAAAGAAATGTTTACAAAAATATTTTTAGTTTTTGAATCTTTTAACTCTTTAGATGAAAAAGAAAAAGAAAACATAACAAGTAATATATTAGTAGATTCAATATAAGGAGGTAAAATGGATTTAGAAAATGCTTTTATTTTATTGAGAAAAGAAAAGAAGTATTATGATGCAGTTAAAGAGTTAGAAATAGATTTTCTAGAAGTAGAAAAAGCATATTTTACAGCAGAAGTAAAAAAAATTATGCGTAATTCACTGTCTGAAGCAGAAGTTGAAGTATTCAAAGATTTTATTGTAGAAGATGTTATTGAAAAAAAAGAGTTGATGTTATCAGGAAACAAAATCTATAATAAATCTTTAATAAAGGCAATGCTGGAACTTACAAAAAGAGTTCCAGAAAAAGTGATTGAATTTTGTGAAGGTGAAATAATGAATGACAAGTTATAATGCGCTGGCGCATTTTATATAACTCATGATACAGAAAGGAGATAGAAATGGCATTAAAAGACAAATACGAACAACATTATCAAGAAGTTGCAAAGACATTTGAAAAAATAAGAAAGCATATTCAAAAACAACTAGAAAAGAAATTTGGTACTCTAATTGATATAGAAGAAAAAGTAGATAATGAAGACATTTTGGATGAAGAAACAGGAGAATTTATAGCAGAATCTCAGGAATTGATTGATAATATAGTAATAGAAAAAATAGATAAGCTATATCCAAAAGCAAATCAACAATTAAAAGATTTTCTAGGTTTCTTCTATATGGAACATTTCTTTAGAAAGATAAGTAATGAAATGGAATTAGAAGAAGAGTTAGAAGAAAGCAATAATGATAAAGAAAAACCAAAATATTTAAACTAAGGAGTGTATTTATGGTAGGTACAACTGATATAAGTTTATACGATAGAGATAAAAGTGGTAAAAGTGTTGTAATAAAAACAGGAGATGTATTTGTTTTGTTTAGTTATGATTCGAAAATAGCTGAAATAAAATATAATGAAGAACATTTAAAGTATGAATTATTATTCTTTAACACTGATAATTTTGTACAAACACATACAACATTTAAACATGTAATTAATTTTTTATATTTATTTAATCTTTCTAATAAATATAATTATAGAAAATTAGAAAAACTATGGAACTCAGGTGAAAGAATGTTATAGAGAAAGGAGAGAATTAAATGAGATTATCTGAAGAACAATTAGCTGTAGTAAATAGTAATAAAGAACATATAACTGTAAATGCTGGTCCAGGAACTGGAAAAACTACTTTGCTTTTAGCTATAGCTAAAGCTAATCCAGATAGAAAACATTTAATTCTTTGCTTTAATGCTACTATTAAAGAAGAAATAGAAGAAAAATTAAAAAAACAAGATATTAATAATGCTATAGTCAAAACATTTCATGGACTTGCTTACAACTTTTTTAAAACAAGTAAAGTAAATTATTTTACTAATTTTACAAAAAGAAGATTAGATGAAAACTTGGATTATTTCTTTATGTTTGAAACAATGAAAAAATTAGGATTTGTTGACATGTATATGGACTTTAGGATAGAAGATACAATGACAGTATTAAGAAGATTTTTTTCTTCTTCTAAAAAATTAGAAGACTGTCTTGATGAAACAATAGTAGATAAAAGAACTGTTGAATATTGTAAGTCTGTTTTACAGTTCATCGCAACTAATAAAGATTGTCCTATGTTTCATGAACTATATATTAAAAGATATCAAATGCTTAAACCAACTCTTCCAGAAATAGATACTATATTAGTAGATGAATATCAAGATGTTTCAGAATGTTATTTGGATATTATAAATAGTATCAGTGAAGGAAAAAGAACAGTAAGAGTAGGAGATACTTATCAAAAAATATATGGTTATAATGGAGCAGTTGGTATGAAAGAATGTGATTTTAAATTAACTGTTTCATACAGAGTAGGAAAAGATACAAGTGATTATTGTAATAATCTAATAAGTAAGTTTTTTGATAAACCAATTTTATTGAACGGTGTTAATGCGAACGCAACGTTTGGAAAATGTCCAAAAGACAATTATGTTAAGATATTTAGAACAAATAAAGCATTAATGTTAGAACTATTAGAAAGTATGAAAAACGGCAAACGTATAGTCATCTCCCAAAAAACTATAGACGAACTTTCTTTCTATAAAATATTAATTGAAAAAATCAGAGATTATAAATCAAGATACAAAGGTATCCCAATAAACGGAGTTTCTGATTTAGAATATATTTATAGTCTAAGCAAAGATTCAAGATTGAAAAGATTCATATCTCTAAGTAGTTCTTACTCATACGATGAATTACTTGAAATTTTAAGCCATGAAGAATTATTAATACCAGAAGATAAAATTGAAGACGAAAAGCATATTAGATATATAACTGCACATAGATGCAAAGGGTTAGAATTCAGCTATGTAAAAATAGCTGAAGACTATCCTGATGAAGAAAAAATGTTAGATAATATGGACGAAGTTTATATAAAATTCGTTGCAATGACTAGAAGTAATAATATTCTAGAATTATGTTAAAATATAAGGAGTCAGTATGATTGCTACGACTATGTTTAAAAAACTACTATATAAATATGGTAGCGCGGATAAAGAAAGAAACTTTCAAACAATCAAACAATATGAAGACAATATTAAAAATAAAATATCTTTAAATGATTTGAATCCTAGTAATTATAATAGAGCTTTACAAGATAGTATTAATATAATAGAACATCAAGATACTATATTGAGTTTTGTATTACAACTATCTATGACGATAAAAGAAAAATATGAAATATCAAAAAAAGAATTAAAATTACTAGAATTAAAAACAACAAGAGAAATAGAAAATCTTTCTTACATTCAAGAAATAACAACAAAAACAGAAAGACAAATAATCATTAAAAGAGAATTGGAAGAAAAACTCTTCTCTAAGAATTCTGAAAACGAAGATTTAAAAACAGATTATGAATTTGCAAAGTACTTTGTAGAAGATGCAACTAGAGGAAGAGAATCTGCTTATGCTTATTATCAAGCTGTTAAAATAGCTATTCCTAAAAATTAGAAAGGAGAAAATTATGGGATACACAAGATACTGGGAAAATAAAACAAAACCAATTGATAACGAAACATTAGAAACAATTAAAAATATAATAGATATAGCAAAAAAAGAATACGATATAGATATAGACGTTAAGAGTTTAACAAATGAATTTGTTATGCTTAATGGAGATGAAAGTAAAGGTTTAGACCATGAAGATTTTGTAATTGATTTAAAAAATGGATTTAATTTCTGTAAGACAAATGAAAAACCTTATGACATTGTAGTAAATGCTATATTAAAACTATTAGAATCTAAAGGTAAAATACATGATGTTGAAAAAGATGATGATAGCGAAGAAGAAAAAGCTGAAGAATTATTAAACAAAGCTTTATCTATAGTAAAAGAGAATTAATATGGAAATATTAAAAATAAAAATAACAAAAATCAATGATTTGTGGTATTCTTTGCATATAGATTATATAGATAAAAAAGTATTTGAAAAAAATTTATCCGAAGAGTTTACAATAAATAATAAAAGATTTTGCTATTTTGCAAAATCAACTTATGATATTGATATTCTTGAATGGACAAGTGCATATGGTTATAAAAAATATGTAATTTACTTACCTACAAACAATATTAATAAAAAACCATGTCTCATAAGAAAAGAAATAGTAGAAGATTTAAAAAAAGCTGTTGAATGGATAAATAACAATGTGAAATAACGGTGATAAAATGATTGAGCCTAATATACAAAACGTATTAACTAGAAACAGAGAAAATTTGTTAATTATGTTTATAATTAAAAACTCTGAAGGAAAATATCTAGTAACTAAAAATCCTTATTTTAATAATTACAGTTTACCTTGTAAACATTTTCCTCTAAATGAAATAGATGATAATGCTAGAGGTGAAGAATTAACTAGTTTAATAATGGAATTCTTAAAGAAAGAATTTGATTTTGCTGGTATAATAGAAAAATATATAGAAACAATTAGAGGTGTTGCTAATATAAATAACACATTACAAATGTGTAATATATTATGCTTTGAATTAAAATCTGATGATGATTACAAAGAAATATTGGACAAATACATTACTCTTAATCCATCAGAACCTTATAATCAAAAAGATTTTGTTTCTTTAGAAAAAATAGGTACAAATTTCTGGAATAACATAATAGACCAAAACAGTTATTATTTTGCTTTAAGAGCTGAGAATAAAAATACTGTTCAGAATGTAAATGTTGAATTAAATATCGACCTGGAGTTATAAAATGAATGAAGAATATTTCAATGAACATGTAGGTGATTTAAAATCTTTTCACAACACTTCTTTTGAAAACATCAAAGAGTTGTTGAAAAAGATAGAGGAAAAAGAAGTGTTTTATTTAATAGAAAAAATAGACACTTCAAAACCATATAAAATAACTTTATTTGAAGATAAAACAAATAAAAAAAATACAATTGTTTATATAACAGAAAGTAATTTTACTTTCGGAGGTTAATATGAAAGATTGGCAACTATTCGAAAGAATATTAAAAAAACCATTAGAACAAATAGTAGACCTAGTTACAGGAAACTGGAAATCAGGTTTATGCAAGGATAAAAAGAAATTCTTCGACAAAGATGTACTTTTAAAAGCTTTAAAAGAAAAAACCGAAGAAAATTCTTGACAAAATAAAAATAATAATATATAATGAATTTACTTTGAGATAATGTTGATAAAACATTAATATAAACACTTAGGCTTTTTGGTTATTTTTGTTCTGCTAAGTATAAAACCTAGAACAAAAACAACACATTTATGATAAAAAGTATAATAAGTGAACAATAATGGTTCTCAACTTCTAAGAGAAGAAAGCATTTTGCCCATGCTAAATACATAATAGAAAAATACTGTATTTATCTATTATTTTTGTATTAAGATTGTAGCATTTATTATTTAGCTTGTATTATTAAAAATGTAATATAAAATTTGTAATATAAAATATATAGCTAGTAATTTGCGTAAAAACCTAGAGTAAAAGTTTTTGCTTCGTTTAAGCTTATGTTTTGTATCTAGCTGATATTATCTCAAATTAATAATATAAAATAATATACTAATTTTGTTAAAATAAAATAAAAAAGTCCGAGGCAAAAAAATGCGCCGGCGGAGAAAAGGAAGGTTTAAAAATGACAAAACAAGAATTTATTGGACTAGCTGCTTCAAAATTTAATTTAAAAAAGATTGAAGTAGAAGAAGTGTATAACTTATTGATGGAATCTATTAAAGATGAGCTAAAAACTGAAGGAGAATTTAGAATATCTGGAATAGGAACTTTAAAGAAAGTAACTAGAGCATCTAGAGAAGCTAGAAATCCTAAAACAGGAGAAAAAATAATAGTTCCAGAAAAGAAAACAGTAACTTTTAAAGTTGCAAAAGAATTAAAAGATTTAGTGAATGAATAATTAAAATTGAATACGGTGTTTTACGAGCTTAAAGCACCGTATTTTTTTAACAAAAAACAGGTGATAAACGGTGGTTTAAATGATTAACTCAATACAAGAACTAATGGAAAATCTTCGTCCTTATATAAGTCTATATATGGATGAAATGAATATTCAACTAGATAACAGAGGATTCATTAAGTGTCTTAATCCAGAACATGATGACCATAATCCTAGTATGCACTTCTGGGATGAAAATAACTTATTATTTTGCTTCTCGTGCGGAGCAACATACGATATATTCGGACTTTGCAGTCTCTTGGAAGGTAAACCAGATTGTGGACCAGATTTCATAGAAGAAAATGTATTTTATCTTGCTAGAAAATATGGTTTGGATTATGAACACTTAAGAAAAGATATAACACAAGAAGAAATAAAAAGAAATAATATGTTTAAGATAATGAGAGTCTTTGGAGAATACTTACTTAAACATAAAAATCAAGAATATCTTGATAAGAGAAATATCAATGAAAAAACATCAAGAGAACTTACAATAGGTTCTGTTGATAATTATAAAAATGCCATTGATTACATTAAACAAAAAGTACAAATAAATGATATAGATAATTTACTTAAAGAAATAGGTTTTGATTCTTTTAAAGTAAACGAGAATAAATTAATCTTTATAATAAAAGATAGATTTGGTAGACCATGTAGTTTTGTTTCTAGAGAAATGATAGATACGGTTAATAACCCTAAATATATAAACGGTAAAGAATCAGAGATATATAACAAATCAAGTATTTTTTATGGATTTAGTGATATTAAGAAAAAGTTTAATCATTTAGATATATTTTTAATAGTAGAAGGATATATAGATTTTGTCTCAGCTTATCAAGCTGGTTTTAGAAATATAGTAGCACTAGGTTCAGCTAGTTTTACAGATGAACATATAGAAATATTAGAACGTGACATCAATATAGATAAAATAGCAATAGCTCTTGATAATGATGCTACTGGTAAAAAGAGAACAGAAGATTTAATTAATAGATTTAAAATGCGTAAACTTAAAAAAACTTATGTTGTAGCTGTTAATAAATCAGATAAGTATAAAGATTTAGATGAAGCTATTCAAGATAAAGAAAAGAATAATCAAAAACTAAATCTTAGAGAAATGTATGAAATAATAGACTTATTTGAATTTGAATTAAGAAAAATAAAAGAGGCTGGTAACTATGACGAATCTCTTGTATTTGAAAAATTCGTTAATATAATTTCTCAAACTAAATCTCCTAAAACAAGAGAAGACCAAGCTAAAACTCTTAGTAAATATATAAACTATTCTTCTAAAACTATATTAGATGAAATAGAATATAGATTAGAATCAGATAATGAATCTTATAAGAATGATATAAAAAAAGCTTTTCAGTTTGGTTTAAAAGAAGTAGAAAAGAATTCCTCTCAAGCTCTTAGTATATTAAAATCAATTGAAGAAGATATAGAAGATATAAATAAGCAATATAATAAAGTAAAAGGCGATGTATTCCAAACAGGATTAGAAGACTTTGATTCTTATGAAGAAAAGAAAACTATTCAAGATTTATTTACAATAAATTTTCATATTCCTTGGTTAAATCATACTGCGTTAGTTCCTGGTAAAAATACTGTCATCTCAGGACCCGCTAATAGCGGTAAAACCACTGTTCTACAGCATTTAGGTATCCAAGTAGCTCTACGAGAACATAATGGTTTTGTATTATATATATCAACAGATGATTCTGCTGAGAAAATATATTCAAACTTTGTTGCACAAATAACAGGATTACCAAGAGAATATACTTCTAATCCTAATTTCCATAAAACATTAGGTAGAAGTCTTAATACACAAGAATCAGCTAATTGTTATTATAAATATCTTAATGGTGTAGAAACACTTAAAAGACTAATAGAACATAAAAAGCTATTAGTGCTAGATGTAAAAAGAGGTATAGATAACTGGACTAAGTTTACTAGTGTACTAAGAGATATAGGTTCGAAAGAAGAACTTGATGATAAATTTAAAATATTAATAATAGATTCTGCAAATAAAATAGACGTTGGTCAAAACATACAAGACCAAATAGGTTTTATTTCAGGAAATATTAAAAAACTTTCTTCTAAGTATAACTTCTGTACTTTTATAAACTATGAGCTGAATAAAGCTAAGAGTAATGCTAGATTAACTCAGTTTAATTTATCTGGTTCAAGAAGAATGAACTATGATACTGATTTATTAGGTTTCGTTTATAACCCATCAAGAAATCTTGGAGGAAACACTGATATGTGGTGGGATAAAAACGGATATAAGAATCCTGTAATAGTTACAATGCAAGAAAAAACTAAAGTAGGAAACAATGAAAGAACTTTTAAACCTTATTTTTATAAGCTTGATAGTACAACAAGTTCTTTATATCCTATAGAGTTTGGTTCACAAGAACATAACTATTATGAAAATATATTTAGTAAAGAGTGGGAAGAGAAATATGAAAATTACTAGCATTAAAATAATAGATAAAGAAACTGGTGAAGAATTAGAAGATGGTTTTGTTGAAGAATATGTTGTTAATCTAAATGGAGAAGTAGTTAAACTAAGTCTTTGGTATGATGACGAAGAAGGAACTACTTGTACTCCAATAGTTTTAGGTAAAGATAAATATATCATTAAATTTGAAATGGAGGAATAACAATGGCTAAAAAGAAAACAACTGAAACTACGCCTGAAGTTGAACTTACTAAGAAACAAAGATTAGAATTATTTGTTAAAGAACAACAACTTATGGCTGAAAAAGAAAAATCTGTTATTAAAATAGGCAAGATAAAAGACTTTAAAATAACAGGTAGAGAACATTATATGTTAACTGGTATTTGTGGTATTGATTTCAATACTGGAGGATTTAAAAAAGGAACATATAATGTAATATATGGTGCTGAATCTGGAGGAAAATCAACTATTGCTTTACAAGCATGTGAAGGTTTTCAATTAAGTAATCCAGATTTACAAATTTTATATGTTGATGCTGAGCAAACAGTAGATGAAACTTTCATATCAAGATTTCCTAATTTAAACAAAGACAATATTACCTTTTTAAAAGAGGGAGTAACAGAAAAAATATTTGATATACTAGTAGAAATGTGTCAACAAAACTTAGTAGATGTAATTATAGTAGACTCAATAGATTCTATGACTACTAATGCTGAATTAGGTAAAAGTCTTGAAGAAAATGTAATGATGGATAAAGCTAGAATACTTTCTAGAGGATTAGCTAAAATGAATCAATATTTAAGTGATTATGGTATTACTGTTATCATGATTCAGCAAGAAAGAATTGAAATGAGTATGTTTCAAGCTAAAACTCATGGACGTTCAGGCGGAAAGGCTATGAGATATTATCCAGCTACAGTATATAGAATAGCTAAAGTAGGTTCACAAAATGAAACTACTAAAACAGAATTTCAAGACAGTAAAGTAGTAAGTCAATATGTAAAGATAATTAACGAAAAGTCTAAGATATCTGAACCGTATAAAGAAACATATACTTTTATTAATACTGACGTTAATAAGAAAGTAGCTGTTGAAAAAATGAAAGAGTTTATTAATTACGCCGTTCAATATGGTTTAATTATTAAAACAGGTGGGAAGAAAAATTGTTTAATTAAAAATATAATTTAATTAAACTTTATAAGAAACCCCTACTTTAACAGCGATGTTGAGGTAGCTTGAATTTAAAACTAGGAAACCGTAAAGATAAATCAAACCACAAAGTAATTAGAAATGATAGGCTTGAAGGTGGCGAAAGCAAAAAAAATTGATTTGTATGTCCTAAGATGAAAAAAAGTTATAATTTAAAATAGTCTTTTTATTAGTGCAACCTATTTTAATTATAATTCTAAGGGAACACTGTTTATAAAAGGTAAAAGATAGTAAACAGTTAAAGTTAATCGGTGTTTAGTTACCAACTATCTAAGGCATAAGCTATGATAGAGGTTCAACGACTAGGAGATTGAGTCTCCCTTTTAAAAGAAGATAACCATAAATATGGGAAAGTAAAACCACAAGCAGATATATTGACATGACTTTATATCAAGGGTGGAAGAAAAATATTCACAACTCAAAAATGAGTTGAACAAATAGTCTGCGCTATATAGAAATATATAGAGGTCTACTCGCGAGAGAAAGACTGCTTTAAGAGTTGCGACTTAAAGTGAACAAGAAAAATATATTTATTTTAGATAAAAATAGATTTTTAAAACTTTGTATGTTATAATAGAAATATAAAAAATAACATACGGAGGTAAAATAAATGTCACTAATGTCTATAGGAAAATTTTCTAAAGAAGTAGGAATTTCAATTAACCATCTTAGATTGTTACACAAAACAGGAGAATTAGTCCCTGTTAAAATAACAAAAGGTGGAACAAGATATTATTCAGATAAACAATTAAATGATTATTTAGGTTTAAATGAAAAAGATAAGAAAGTAATACTCTATGCCAGAGTATCTACTAAAAAGCAAAAAGATGATTTAGAAAACCAAATCAAAAACTTAAAAGAATATGCTTATTCGAAAGGTTATAGTTTTGAAATAATTTCAGATATAGGTTCTGGAATTAACTATAAAAAAGAAGGATTAAAAAAACTTCTTGAAAAAATAAATAACTCAGAAATAAGTAAAATAGTTGTTCTTTACAAAGATGGATTAATAAGTTTTGGTTTTGAATTAATAGAATTTTTAGCTAATATTAATAATATAGAAATAGAAATAATAGATAATACTACTATTTCAAAAGAAGAAGAATTAACAAATGATTTAATTCAAATAATTACAGTTTTTGCAAATAAACTTTATGATTCTCGTTCTAAAAAAATAAAGCAACTAATAGATGGTGTTAAAAATGTATCTAACTAAAAAAATAATGCTTTTACCTACAGAAGAACAAGAAATAAAGTTTAAAAAATTTTCTGGAGCAGCTAGATTTATTTATAATTTAATGATTGAAAGAGAAAAAGAATACTATTCTAAAAACAATTCTTATTTAAAAGAAAACGAATTTAGAAAAGAACTAACTAAACTTAAACAAACAGAAGAATTTAGTTGGTTGAAAGAAATAGGTTCAAACGTTATAAAGATAGCAGTAAAAGATTGCAACGAAGCTTTTATAAAGTTTTTTAAAAAGTTAACAAAATTTCCTAAATTTAAAACTTTAAAAAATTCAAAAATGAGTTTTTATGTAAATTATGAAAGATTAAAAAAAACTCAAAGAGGTTTTAAAGGAGAAAAATTAGGCGAAGTTAAAACAAAAGAACCGTTACCTAATCTTGAAAAAAATGAGCATTATATTAATCCTAGAGTAGCTTTTGATGGTAAATATTGGTACTTAACCGTGAGTTATAAAATAAAAGATAATAATAATATAAATAACTCAAAAGAAGTTATAGGAATAGATTTAGGAATAAAAGATTTTGCAGTTTTATCGAACGGAAAAGTTTATAAAAACATAAATAAAACCGTCAAAGTTAAAAAATTAAAAAGAAAATTAAAAATAAAGCAAAAACAACTTTCTAAAAAAATATCAATAGCTAAAAAAGAAAATAGATTTTTATCTAAATGTAAGAATTTTTTAAAACTTAAAAATCAAATAAGATTAATTCATAGAAAACTATCTAATATAAGATTAAATTACCTTCATCAAATAACTTCTGAAATAGTGAAAACCAAACCATCTAAGATAGTTATTGAAGATTTAGATGTTTCTAGAATGTTAAAGAATAGACATTTATCTGAAAAAATATCTGAACAAAATTTTTATAAATTTAGAGAAATATTAACCTATAAATGTAAATTAAATAATATTGAATTAGTAATAGCAGATAAATTTTATCCAAGTTCAAAAACATGTTCGTGTTGTGGACACATCAAACAAGACTTAAAACTTAAAGACAGAGTCTTTAAATGTCCAACTTGTGGTTTAGAAATAGATAGAGATTTAAATGCTGCTATAAATTTAGCGAATTATAAATAAATTCAATATATGTACCGTTCGATACACGGGAATTTAAGTCTTTTTTAAATTTTAAAAGTAGCTTTGCAAAATTAAAATTATGAAAGAAAATTAAATAGTGATGTTTAATAAAGTGAAAATTTATTTAAAAATAAATATATTTTTCGTATCGGTGGTATCAAATCATAGGTAGTGATGGAGAACCTATAGAAAAAGTACAAGGAGAAGCTAAAGTTCCAGCTGTATTTATTGAAAATTTAGATTTATACACAGAAACTAAACTAACTCTTTATTCTTTAGCATTACCTCCTGAATTATTCATAGCACAGTTTGAAAACATTAAGACTATGTTAAAACAAGAAAATGCTAATATTAAAAAGAGTAAAATTCAACAACTTGAATTCATAGGTCACCCAGAAAGAATCACTGAAAAAGATAGAAAAGAAATGATTTTCGAAGATAGAAAAGTAGAAGACTTCTTCTCTGATGAAGATTATAAGAAAGCATTATTTAATCTTGAAGAAGAAAGAAGAAATGCAGAACAAATAATCAAAGATAACGAAGAACTTGCTGATTCTGAAATAGAAGAAACTAAAGAAGATATATTTAACTAAAATTAGGAGTGATAAAAATGAAAAAAATTAATTACTTAAAACATGACCCTACTATGCCAGATTTAGAATTTAAAAATGGTTACGGTAATTCAGTAGCTATTGATTTATATACTAAAGAAGATATAGTAATAGAAGCTGGAGAATTTGCTTTGATTGATTTAGGAGTTTCTATTCAAATACCTAAAGGATATAAAGCTGATTTAAGAATGAGAAGTTCTACGTTCAAAAAATGGGGATTGATTCAGACTAATGCGATTGGACTTTTGGATACTACTTATACAGGTGAAACAGACATATACATGTTACCAGTATTTAAACCATTAACAAAAGAAGATATGAAAGCATATATAGCTAATGGTAATTATAATTTAGATACTTTTTCTCCTAGTAGAATATGCATTCCTAAACATACAGCTTTATGTCAAATAGAAATAGTTCCTTGTATGGAAGAAGTAGAATTTACTGAATTAACATTAGAAGAATATAAAGAATATAATAAAACATCTCGTGGTGGATTTGGTAGTACAGACAAATAAGGAGTGTTATTATGGAAAATATTGAAATAATAACAGTTAATGGAGAGCAGTATGTATATGCTGCTCCTCTATATAACTATATAAATAAAGAAGAACTTGATAAATTAAAAGAAGAAGAAGATGATGAAGAACTTCAATATCAAAGTTATTATTATAAAGAATTTAAATCTAAACTAAGATATTATGGTTTTAGAAAACATAGAGATATCTTTAGTGGTAGAGAACTTGATGTAGTTGAAGAAAAAGAAAATGGTTATTTAATAACTTTATATTCTGCTATGATGTATTGTATGTTGTGTAATAATACATATAGTATGGAATTAGCAAAATATTTTTTATATAAGATTAAAACTAAAGATACTCCAAAAATGGTTTATGAAGATTTTAAAGAATTAGAAAATACTAAACCAGAACTAAAACTAGTAACTAAAGTTCATAAGTATGAAACAGAAGAAGATACAAATACTTTTGATTCATATAAAGAAAGAATGTTAAACGATAATTATATCTTAACTAACTTTACTATATATAAATCAGAAGAAGATGATTTGTATAAAGCAATTTCTGTTTTTAGAAAAAATGCGCCGGCGGAGGAAAATAAACTAGAAAAAGCATTAGATGAATTAAAAAAACTTTCAAAAGAAGAAATAGAAGAACAATTTGAAAAGTCTTTTAAAAAATTCGAGAAAGTTAAATATAAAAAAATAGGTGAATAATAAAAAATGTATAAAGTAATATGTATATTAGGTAAGAGCGGTGTAGGAAAAGACACTCTTGCTAAAGAACTATGTAGTAACAAAAAATATCACTTTGTTAAGTCATACACTACTAGAGAAATAAGAAAGAATGACCCAGAAGATATTAATCATCATACTTTTGTTAAGAAATCTTTTAGAGAAGAATTTAATGAAAGAGATATATTAGTAGAATATAGAAATGAAAAACTAGGTTATTGTAGTTGGACTTCTAGTGATTTATTTGATGAATATAAAATAAATGTATATGTAGTAGATATAGATGCCTATATCAAATTAAGTAAAAAATCTGATTTTAAATGTATAGGTATTTATCTTAAACTAAGTGAGTTAGAAAGAGAAAAAAGATATAAAGAAAGAAATAAAGATAAAACAGTTCCAAAAGATTTACATCTTGGATTGGAATATGCTCTTGTAAAGAGTGTAGAAGATAATAAGTTATTTGTATGTGATATAAATAAAAAAACTCCCAAAGAAATATCTAAGGAAGTTAATAAATTAGTTAAGACTTATTTAAAATAGAATAAGTTCTACTAGTTAAATCATTGAGCATGAAAGATAATAATTCTTTTATGCTCTTTTTAGTATTCATTGATAATTCAGTATCATCATCTTCTTGAGAAACATCTTTCTTAGCAGCATATTCTGTAAATATTTCTTCAAGTTTAACTTGAGTTTCTATTTGTTCTTCTTTAAGCATTTCTACTATTAAGTCCAATATAGCTTTGTCATAGTTTAAAGATAATACATCATAAACAGAAGTACTAAAAATCTTATCGTTAATATTTTTTATTTTCTTAATGGTTAACTCAAGAGTATTAGTATTAATATGATTTTTATCTATTATGTCACCTATTTCAAACATCATTCTATAATGAATCATTCTATTTAATGTAGCAATATAAGTTTGAAAATCTCCAGTAGACATATTAGTAGTATTTAATATTAGTTTTTTAACATCTGTTAATTCTTTTTTGTAGTCTGTAGAATTTTCCATTAATACTTGTAGTTGAGCTGTAAATATATCATTAATTCTTTCATCTTTTTTATTTACGTTAATTAAAAGTTTTTTAATGAATTCTACTGCGGCATACATTACGGCAGCTCCAATAGAAACTGTTATAAGTTTATCTGCCCATTCAGGTAAGTTTTCTAACATAGTTTTCGTTCCCCTAATCTTATAGTATCATTCAATATAATATATAATAAAAATAAAAGAAGGTGAAATTTTGAACATTTTAAGTATAGACTTAGATTTCTTGACTGAAAATTTAAGAGAGTTAAAATATGGTAAAGATAAGTTTATTATAGAAAATCCTCTTAAGTTTAATATAATAGCAAGACTAATAGAAAAAAATAAAGATAAAATAATTTATCTTAAAGAACATGGTGAAATTATAGATTATATAGATAAGCCTTGTATAATGTATAATTTTGACCATCATCATGATATTTATTATCAAGAAGAAAGTAAAGAAGAATGTCATAAAATGATAGAGTTTGGAACAAAAGAATATAAGCTTCTTGAAAGCTGTTGGGTATATTATTTGTTTATTTCAGGATATATAACTAAATATAAATGTTTTGTTAATTATAATACTCATATTAGTACTGATGTATTACAATATGGTTTTGAATTTTATCTTAATTACTATGATGAGTTTAATCCATATAAACAAGACTTATATAATACTAATTTTGATAAAGTATTTGTTGTATTAAGTCCAGATTATACAGAAGATGATGCAATAAAAGCTGTATTAGAATTAATAGGATTAGATGATAAATTTGAAAGATAAAATAATAGATTTAGCTATACACCAATTAAAAACAATAGGTTATATAGAAACACAATATTTAGATTATATAATTAAACATTACGATAAACTATATGTAACATATCCAGCAAGAGATTTTAAAATGATTAGCTATTATATAAAAAATAACTGTAAGGAGGAATACGATGAATATATTAAAGATAAATTTATCGAATATTAATATAGACGATTTAGAAACAAAATTAATTAATAATTATACATTAATACAGATGAAGAAAATAAATTATTATTTTCTTGAAAATTGGCAAGATTTAGATATGCAAACTTTAAGTGTATATATGAGTAGACTTAAATATATATTAGGTGGATATGATGAAAATGATTTAAAAAAAAGAAAATACTTAGTAATAAAAGACACAAATAATCTAAAATATTTAGATAGCTTATGCCAAAATTACAATTATGATTTATTATATGATGGAAGTTTTGAATTAGATACAAATGAGTTGAAAGAATTATTTAAACATCATTGTACTTGTTTAATAGAAAATGATTCTAAAAGTTCTAATGTTAGACAAGTATTAGCTAGTGAATTTTTTGTATATTCACCTTTTTGGGTTAAGATAATTAGTTATATTTCAGAAAATAATAATTATTATAAACAAGATAACTTTCTTAATAAATATGATTTTCAAGATAGTGAAATAGTATATTATAATGAGGATGTACAAGAAATATCTAGAATAAAATGTAAAGACTTTAGTAATAAATTAAATAGAATAAACTATGTTAATGAAGATAAAACAACACAACTTTGGTTTTTGTATAAATCAAAAAACTATATATGTAAATTAAAAAATGAAAAATCAACAAAGCTAACTATAAACTTAAACCCTACTGTTGATTATAGCTCTGATTTTAAAGAGTTATATAACTTAATTAAAGAACTTAAGAAGATTCAAGAGTTTACAGGAGAATTTGAAAAAAATAAAAATTATTAATTTCTATGTTATAATATTGATTGTAAAAAACAATATTAAGAAAGGAATTGATATATAGATGGGTTTCAGAATAGGAAGAATATTTAGGCCAATCACTAACCTTATTGGCGGTAGAAGAAGACGTGGTGGCGGTGGAGAAGAAGTAATTGAGCAAACTCAAAAAGTAGAGATTCAATACAGAGACCCTCCTCCAGATAAAGATTATATTAAACTAAGTGAATTAGTTGGAATGACTGTTCCATTTACTTTAAAACCAGACATAGCAAAAGTAGATTCTAGTTATTTAATGGAACATTTTGGATTAAATAGAGCAGTTAACTTAACAGATAATCCAAGGTTAAAATGGACTTTATTTGGCTATAACTATCAAGGAAGACATACTTATAATTTAAAAGATTTAATAGGTAAAAACTATGATGAATCTTGGCTTCCAGATAATGGTTCTTATGGACAACTTGTGTATAGTGGAGTAATGAATACTATGGGTAAAGTTAGTGATTTTAAAGAACTACATGAATTACCTGTAAGTAATAATTGGCAATCTGGAGTATTTGAATGTAGAAGAGCATTCTTCGTACAAGCAATAGGAGCTACTGTTAATGTATATAATAGAGTATATAAAAGAATAGGTTATACTGCTAATATGTTACCTCCAGCACCTCCAGCACCTCCTAAGCCACAAGAAGTTAATGTAACTATTGTTTGTAAAATAAATGATTTTAATCCAAACGAAAAAACAGACCATAGAATAAATTATGTAAGAAAAAATGATAATCATAAAACTACAAAGTGGTATAATACAAATAATGCAATTACTTTAAACTTTAAAGTTCCTTATGGTACAGTATTTAATGTAAATAAACTAACTTATCATAATACATTGTCTCCAGCTAGCTGCCCTCAATTTACTTGTAATAGAAATGAAACAGCAACTTATACGTTTAATTATATACCTAGAGGTAAATATTATGCATATAGTACAGATTATGTAGCTTTTACAGAATTAAATAACTGGGTTAAATATGGAAGTGGACAAAGTCCTGATGCTCCTTTTATAATAGAATTTCATGCACAAAAACGTGAACATGAAAGTAGAGATAGCTATCGTGATAGGCACTCTGATAGATTTTAAATTTTAAAAATTATGTTTAAAAAAGTTTATAATATACTAATAATTATAGGTATAGTATATGTATTAGCAAATCTAAATATAACTTCTAGTAAATATGATATGAAAACTCTAAAGCTTAACTTCTATAATAAAAATCAAGTAACTCATAAATCTAAACCTATAAGTGGTATAGTAGAAGAAGATTTATTATGTTCTATTTCAGATGAAACATATCATAGTAAAGCTCATTATAAAAATGGTTACTTAACTGGAAAAGTAAGTTTTTCTACAAGAAGAACTGGAGAAAATATAGTAGTTGATAAAACAGCTGATTTAGATTTAGAAGAAGTTAAAAGTGGTAGAACTAGAGGAAATATTAGACTTAAAACAGTTACTTCAACAGAAGTAATAGAAGATTCTGAATATTTGATAACAGAAGAAGTATTAAATTTTCATGGTGTTTATAGTATAAGTTTATATAACTTAGCTCAATTCTTATTTAAAAGTCCTAAAGAAAAATTAGAAATGGATTTAAAAGAAGAAATACTTACTAGAATAATTAGTACAAAAGTAAGAAGAACTGTTGTAATAAGAAATAAAATAGATGGTAAGATAGAAAAAATAAATAAAGATAGAAGTTATATTGAAGAATATACTTTTGAAAATAATAATATGATAGGCAAGTACTATAAAAAAGATTTAGATGAAAATTTAATTGAAAGTGCTAACTATAATGATAAAGGACAGTTACAAGGTTGGAGAACTGTTTTTGAAGACGGAAAAATATTAAATACTTATTATTATACTTATGGTTATTTAGTAATAAAAGAAGATTATGATTCATTTGGGAATCTAACAACTAAAGAAGAATATATAAACGGAGAAACAAATAAAATAACAACTTATAAACCTAATGGTGAAGTTAAAAATATTTTTTTTAAAAAAGGAAACTCTTGGAGGATATACGAGGATTAAACGCTCCTATCCTCGCTTTTCTCCTTTCCCCTTTTGTTCGCACGCTTATTTGCGTGCTCACTTTCTCTGTTTAAAATAAAAAAGCCATCATCTTTCGCACAGCTTAACCGTGGAAATGTATGGCTTTCAGGTTTCATTGAGACTAGGTTTTAACCTAGTCTTCTTTTTTTACTTCAATACTAACTTTAACTGATTCTTCATTACCTATAATATCAATTACTCTTCCAGAACCAAAAGCAACTGATAATCTATTTAAACTAGCTTCAATTAAATCTATTAATCTTTTTTCATCTAAATAACTATTAGCTAATATTCTAATATACCAAGGTAAAATAGTGAAATTATCTTTCATCCATTTTTTAGCAAATTCTAATTTTTGCTTACCTTCACCAGAATTAAAACTATATTCAGCTGCAACTACTGCTTGGTCTACAAGCTTAACAAGTTGAGCTGGTGCTGGTATTTTCTTAACAAAAATATTAAGAATAAATATAATAACTATAGCTAATACTACATAAGAAACAGGCGAATTAGTCTTCATGAAATTTAATGCTAAATCTACATATTGTTGTAACATATTTTATTACCTCTCTTTAAAAAATTACTTTACATTTGTTAGTTGATAATGTATAATATAACTAAGTGAACTGCTCGCAACTAAAGCTGAGAGCTTCGTAAGATAACTGAAAAAGCAAGTTGTCTATTAAGAAGTTTGGTTTTAAAACCCTTATTCTTTTTGGCTAGTCCACGATAGCCACTACTGGATAAGACTTGTGTCTACACCGTTACTTTTATTTGTATATTATACATAAAATTAGTAATGTTGCAAATTTTATTGTAATATTTTTAATATTGGTATTATTTATACTTATATGAGTACACGACTAACGGCTAAAGCAACGAGCGAATTAACGCATTTAATAAAACTAAAATCAAGTGGAGGTAATTTATGCTTAAAATTAAAGACCCAAATACAAATTCTGAATTCAAATTTAAAGATAATGGAGACGTTGAAATAACTAAAAACTTAGAAGTTTTAGGAACAATAACAAGTCCAAACATAGAAGAATTAACAAAAAAACTAAGTAAACTAGTAGAAGATTTAGAAAAAATAAAAATTCAATTGAAAGGTGGTAACTAATGAAAGACGATTTTAATAATTTTATCGAAAATACTTTTGCAGAAGCGTGGAGTAAAATAAAACAGACTTCAGAAACAGCAAAAGAATATATAAAACCAAAAACATTACGTGAAAGAATGGACGAGAACATAGATTTAAAACTAAAAAAATGTTCAGGCGATTATGATACTAAAGAAGAAGTAATAGAAAAAATTAAACAATATTTTAAAGAAGTTGAAATAGAAAAAGATAACGTTTATGTTTTAGCTGATGATAATATAGTATATAAGTTTTCAATGTATAATAATGGCGTAAATAATAAAATAAGAGTGTTTAGCCCGGAAAAAACAGATATTTAAACAGAGATTAATTTCTCTGTTTTTTTGTTTTTCTCCGCCGGCGCATTTTTTAAAGGAGAAAAAATGTTTTTAATAGAACTTGAAGAGAAAAAAACTTTACTGAAAAAATTGTTAAAAATAAATTTTAACATAAGTCAATTTGATAAAAATTATACTTATTATAATAAAGAAACTGGAGTGTATGTTGAGGACTTAATAGAAATAGAGTATTGCAATAGAACATATGTAACAGTAATGTATATGAAAATTACAAACAATATATTAAAAATAAAATCAATTGACTTAGAAAATCATTTAAGAGTATTGGATGGTGATTAGAATGTTTTTTATATTATCAGAAGGAAAACAAACTTTAATAAATAGATTTATAAAGAAAAGATATAATATAGCATATTTTATGCACGAGCTTGAAAACTACAACGAAGAAGCAGAAATTTTTAAAAAAATATTAATTGGAGCTTTCGATTATATCTTTTATAGTGCTAAAAACAATGAAAAATATATAATTTTTAAATATAAAAAAACAACAAATAATATATTAGAAATAATATCAATTAGAGAAAAAAGAGATTTATGGAGTTGATAATATGAATTTTATATTTTTAAAAAATGATTTATATGGTATAGAAAAAATAATAATGCATAATTTGTTTATAAAAGGAGGAATTGATGGTATTTCATGGAGTGAACACAAAAACGTGGAAACAATTAGGTTTACAGCAAATTCAAGAAATATCATAAAAACAGTTACTATTGAACTAACAAATAGAATATATAAAATTATGGATTTAAAAATATTAGAAATAGAAGAGGCACATATATGAAATTAAGAATAATAGTAACGAAAAATCAAATAGGTTTTTTAACATTATTAGGTGTTTTTTCTTCAAATTCGTTTATTAGATGTAATAAACTAACAAGTTGTAGTTCTTCAGTTTTATCTACTAATTTTAAAAATTATAAAAAAATAATATTTGCAATGAACGAAGATAGAAAAGTAAATGAATTTTACATGCATATAAAAGAGATAAGAAATAAAAGCATAAATATAGTAGATTATAAATTTACAATAACTAAAGATTAATAAACAAGGAGAATTAAATGAAAATTTTAGAAACTTATCCTAAAAAAACAAAATTAATTAGATTAATAGTTCCAAACAAAGGACTTAATTTTTTATCTTTACTTCAAATTAGATTAAATGGAAATATTAGAAGAAATACAAAATTGATTTCAACAGGTTCTTCTGAAGTGTATTCAAAAAAATATAAAACACAATATAAGTTAGGGTTCTTTGATGAAAACACAAATAAAAAAATACTTTTAAAAGTAAGTCTTAGACAGATGAATAAAAACTTTAATATATATGATTTAAAAATAGAAATAACTAAAAAAGAATACGAATAAAATTAAAAAAAGAACAGTGTTTAAACTGTTCTTATTATTAAGTATCACCATTTTGTTCAATTACCTGTTCTATCATTTCGTTAGGGACTGATTCAAACAATTTATCATTTCTATTTCTCATAAGATATCTTTTTGCTTTATTTATAAATCTTTCTGTAAAAAGACTAGTATCTGTATTTATTAAATCTTTCTTTTCTATTAATCCATAAATATCTTTTGAAATAAATGATATACTAAAATTAATATTACTATTTCCTTCTTCAGGGATTTTAGGTGTTATTTTTCCATAAACAAAATTATTAAAGGTATAATAACTTAAAGGAAGTTGGTTACCATCTGAATAATCTTGTCCGCCATTTTTATTAGCGCCATAATTATTAGATTTAATTGGACCACGAAAACCATTACCTTTTAATACTTTTTTTCTATAATTTTTTAATTCTAATTTTGTTGTTATGTTTTCAGTTGGAGGTAATGGAACATATATGTTATTTAAGTTTCTTGCAGTTTCTATATCTATTTTAAAAGAACTTTTTAGATTATTAGAATATTTAAAAGTTAATTCAAAAAAATATTTTTGAGAATAATCACCAACTAAATTATAATATGAATTTAAAATATATAAATCTTGATTTAAAAATAATTTATTTTTTTTAAAAAGCTCAAAACTGTTCTCAAACAGTTCTGTCATAATAGAAGCTATATTATCACTATCATCTCTTCTTGCACCAATATAACTAAAATTATATCCAACAGGTTCACCATTAGGATTATATTCGTTTTTCAATACTCGTGAAGTAAAACCTCCATTTATTAAAAAACTAAACCACGTATCACGTAAAAATTGATAAAAATAAGATTCAATAAGATTATTGTTTATTTTATTATTATTTTCTTTATATAACTCATATCCTTTAACATAACTAGATAAATATTCATAAACATAATATAAACCAATACTTCTATAATAATTATGAAACTCTTCAGATAAGTTGTTGCTTTTTAACATAGTATTATAAATAAAATAAAATTTTTCGAATAAGTTTATACCAAACATTTTATTTTCCAAAAGACTAGTTACAATTTCTTTTGTTGTATAATAAGGTTCGACACTTAAATCTTTCTCTGGTAAAAAAGGTAATAAAGGCATTCTAAAAATAAAGTCAAAACAATTTATTAAATATTTACACTTATCTAAATCATTATCTAATTTAGCTAATTGTTTTTCTATATCAAAATTATCAAAATCTAATTTATCAGTTTCTTATACACAAAATCCATTAAAAAATATATTATTTACATCTATTCCACCATTCTCTCTTATTTCTTCTTCTAGTAAAGAAAAATCAAATCCTGGTTTCTTCATTTCTAATCTATATCTACTAGGATAAAATATCTTACAAAAATCTAAAAAATTATCTACTCTAACGTCCATTTTTTAATTCCTTTATAGCTTCAATTAAAAGAGCTATTATTTTAGGATAATCCACGTTCAAATACACTTCACCATCTTTTTCAAATTCACCCACAACTTCAGGCAAAACCTCTTTAATTTCCTGTGCAATTATCCCCGCTTCCCTTTTCCCGTCCATATCAAAAGTATATCCAGAAATTTTATCTATTTTATCTAACGCACCATCTATTTTTTTAATATTACTTTTTAATCTTATATCACTAGCATAGTATGCTTTTACGTTACCACGGCATTCTATTTCACCAGCTATTATTTTATTTGAAACATTAAGTGTATAAGAAGAAACGTTTCCTCTTACATCGACTCCTCTACTAGCAATTAAATTACCTATAACAGCTTGGTCGGAAACAAAAGAAGCGTCTTGATTTATTTCAGCTAACACAGAAGTTGAATCTACAGTAAGTATTTTTTTAGCATAAAACGGTTTATTTGCAGTTACCTTTTCTCGTGACACTTCAAAGTCAGAAACACTATTTACTTTATTAACAAACAATTCTTTAAATTCAGGAGAAGTTTTTTCCATAGCTAATTTTTTCCATTTTGGTAAAATAGGAGAACTTTTATAAAATATTTCTCCATTGTTAAAAAATAGAGAATTATCAACCTGAATTCCATTTAAATTAAAACTATTTATTTTTAAATGGACAGAACTTATTTTATCAAAATCATCTGGCCACAACATTTGTTCACCAAATTCAAAGTAATTAGTTGTACCTCTAGCAAATTCAGAATCTTTATAAATCTCAATTAAACTTTCGTCAGCAAGACTTTTAAGTAAATAATGAGCTTTAGAAAACTGTATTTTATTTTCTGTAGTAATACTAGTATCAGTTATTTTATTACTAATAAAATTACTAGCCACATGTTCTTTAATAGCATTACTAACATCTAATATTGCTTTACTAGAAGCTATTTGAGTACTAAGATTAGAATCAATAGCATCACTAATTACTGGTTTATTTAATAATGTATCATAAGTAAAAGGTTTATTTTTAAGAGCGTTTATTTCTGTATTCATAGCACTAAGTTTAGAATTAGTAGTAGTATTTACTATACCAACTCTATTATCTACATATCTTATAATAGCACCTTCAGAAGGTATATTATTATTATTTTCTCCAGTAATACTTGTTACTATTGGTTTATTTTGAATTCTATCCCAAGTTAAATTAATACTACCAAGTCTATCACTTACATCGTCTATTCTAGTTTTAAGAATTGAACCAGCTTTACTTGTTAAAATCTTACTTTCGTCATTAAGAAAATCATTTGTTTTTTCTAAGTTAAAACCACTTTTTTTATCAATGACATTTTCTTTTCTAGATAACTTTGTTTCTATTTCGGAAGACAAAGCATCTAATTTTGTTTTTAAATCACTACTGTCTCCAACAGTAATTATTTTCTTTATTTTTAATTCACTATTTAAAGCTATTTCACCTTCACCTATAGGTTCTGTTCCGACAGCTTTTATTTTATAGAAAGTTAAATTTTCCATAACAAAGATGTCATCATCTACTTCAAGGTGAAATATTTTATTAGTTAAATCAGAAAGTTTATCTATTCTGATAAAACTATTTAATTCTTGGACATTTCTCTGAATCATATACTATTGCACCATATCCTTTTTTCTTTTATTAACAAGGTTTTGCATTTGAATACTTTGTATTTGTCTTGCTGCATTTTCAATTAAACCTTGTTCATTTACTTTAGCTATAAAATCAGCTTTTGTTATTAAAAACGGCTCAGTTACTTTAAAAATTTTTTCAGCCATGTATACTTTTTCAACAAATACTGTACCAGCTAAATGTAATTCTATTAAATCTCTTTCAGATGCTTCTATCCCATCAACATCATCAAACATCCAAATAGTCTTTAAATCTTTTCCATATATTCTTTTATAACCTTGTAATCCAAGTATAGCATTAGCCATGAATATCAAGTCTTTTTCACGACATTTTTGTTTATGACCTTTATAATCAAAACCATCAGCTAAAACTTCTTCTTTTATTTTATTAATAATAGGAAAGTAATTTCTAATGGCTTCTTGTGTTTGAAGAGTTTTTCTTCTTTCAACTTCTTCTTCATCAATAACCCATTCTTTTCTAGAGGCTATCCATTTATATGGTTTTATAAAATCTGGTTTAGGGACTTCAGTAATTTCTTCTTGACCAGCTTCTATATATTCACCATCTTTTAATTGATATTCTCCTAGAGTATATTTAATAAATTTAGTTTTTTCTACTATTATATTTCTACGTTCATCATAATACCATTCAAATATAATAGGCATATTACTAACGTACACTACTCCATTAGGATAATCTGTTTTTATATCTTCGTTAGTTAACTCAGTATTATATTTTACATTTAAATAAAATATTTTATTTTCTTTGAGTTTATTTTTATCTAATATATAAGTATTCAAAATAATTTAACCCATCCATTTGTATGATATTTATTATTAAGTAATTTACCATCTTTTCTTCTTATAAAATATAAATCTTTATTATCTGTAGATTGTATATTTACAACATAATCATTAGAACTTGCCGGCACAGTAAATTCTTCTTTAAGTTCAGTATTTTCACTTAAATAACAAATTTCTAAAGTTACTTCATTGGAAGTTTTATTAGCTATATGTATTTTTGCATTGTTATAAGAGGAAATAGTACTATCTCTCTTTATTATACAAACATCTTCATTTGTATTTCTATAATATAAAGGATTAACAATATAATAATTTAATATATTAAAAACTATTTGTTCTTGACTATCATCTTTTACAGATTCAAATTTTTCTATGTAAAAATCAGGATTTTTAAAAAAATCATACATTAATTCTTTTATTTTACTATTTTCTGTTATTTGAGTATATACACTTTTTAAAAAAATTATTGTTTTCGTAGGATAAAAATTTATTCTAAAAAAGTTTTTCATTGCTGTTTTTACTTTTTCAAAATCAAAATCAAAATTTATTTTAAGTAAAGCTTTAATTTCTTCTTTTGTAAACTCTTTTTTATACCATATATGATTTTCTTCATCATAATGGTCTATATTTAAAGCATCATTCAAAGCTTTATCTGAAAAATATCTTTGAAATAACAAAATATATAATTTAATATTAAATTTAGAAGACACTCTATCAAAAATACCAAGATTATCTTGTTCAATCATATATTCTAAATCAAGAGGATATTTAGATTTTAAATCAAAATAATTACTAAAATAATAATCGCTGCTATAAATTCCTAATTTTTCATATTCTTCGTTAAGAGAGTTTTTTTCTTCATAACTAGGTTCTCCATTTTTAGGAGTAATATTAGAAAAGTAATTTAAAGTTCCAGAAAAACCTAACACGCTATCGCCTTTATAATTGAGTATATCTACAATTCTTTCACCGTTAAAAAAACATCCTAATATTTTTTTATCTTTTTTCAAATTAATCATATATTACCTACTTACTATGCAATAAAACTTACTTGGGTCTTTAGTAGCTAATCTATTATATTCATCAATAGTTAAATAAACTAAATGTTCATCCCAATATTGTTGCATTAATTGTTTTAATTTTTCATCACTAGGAGTTTCACCTTTAGGTCCCATTAAAGTTTGTAAAGGGACCCAGTTTCCATTAGTATCTTTTATATTTAATATATAATTTTTAGCCATTATTGAGTAGTCACCCTCCTTATTATTTCTTGTAAGTTTTCTGGATAATCATCAGCTGTATAATAAATAATATTTGAACATCTTAAATCTACATATCCATTATCTGCATATTCTGGAGTTGCTATATTAAATCTAATTTGATTAGCATCAGAGTTAGGTGCAACCAATATACTTCCTAACAATATTCCAGAATCATGAAAAAAAGGAGAATAAATAGGATAAGTAGTTCTTAATCCTTGAGGAAGAACAAAAGCATTGAAGCTGTTAACGTTTGTTAATTTTAATTGAATTGCTGAATTAGTAAGGTATGTACTTTTTCTAGGATTAGAACCATTAATTTCTGCTTTTGTTTTTAATCCAAATAAATCCCATTGAAGTCCACCGAAGTTTAATATAACCCAATCATCAATTCTTCTTAATCTTACTTTACCGTTTAATACTTTTGAAGTAAATTCTATAGTACCTGTATCACCTTTGATTACTTTCCAATCACGATTTCCAGTTCCTATTTTTAACCACATAAAAGCTCCATTAGCTCTTGTTCTATCTATATAAATAGTATTAATATCAGCTTGAACTACACCTTTTGGATTACCAGAACCGTGTAATATTTTATTATTTTCTCTAATTACATCAGAGATTTTATTTTGTATATATGCTTCTATTCCTATATCTGTTTCACTAGGTTTAATCCAAACATCGTAGTTTGTTTTATCAGGTTCTGTTTCTGATACTATTACTCCATTATGTCCTTTTTCACCTTTAGGTCCAGGAGCTCCATCTAATCCTTTAGGTCCTTGCGGTCCAGGAGGTCCATCATGAATTACTTGTAACTTTTCAGATTCTAAAACAGGTAATTGCTCTATTACATATACTTCCATTTTATAATCTATATTAATTATAAAATTAATTTCTTTTGTATCGAAATTATAAGTATAATGTACGTTTTTAACTAAAGCTCTACCATCAAGATAAACAGTCATTTCTCCTCTAGACATCCAAGTATCTGGAAGTTTAACTTTTGTAGTACCAGATTGAACTACTGCATAATGTGTTTGAGGAGCTATTGTTCTAATATAATTATTTACCTCAGTACTAGCTTGAGAAAGTATTCCAGCAACTATTTCGTTCTTTTTATTTTCTACGCTTTGTAATGAATCACTTCTCTTAGCTTCTATAGTATTAAGTACACTATTTTTTGTACTATTAATACTATCAATAGCATCTTTTCTAACACTATTATTTCCCTTATATAATGCTTCATCTGTTAAACCAATATTTGCTTTAACATCTTCTCTTAATGCTTCTATTTCACCTTTTTTAGTTACAGTTAGAGCTTCTATTTCATTCTTTTTATCTTGAGTAAGGTTAGTTATTTCACCAAGCTTAATAGTGTTATGAGCATTAATATCGTCTTTAATTTGTTTCCATAAACCATCATTTTCTGTATTACCTATATATGTTAATATAGATTGTTTCTTTTGTTCTAAACCATCTATATGATTAGTAAAACTATTTAACATATCTGTTATATGACTAGAAAATTGGTTTTGTAAATTAGCTTTTTTATCAGAAAAATCAGCATTAAATTCTGCATATATTTTATCTTTGATTTTTCTCATAGCTTTTTTATATTCTGTAAATACTATTTCACAGTATTGTTTATATTCATTTATTTTATTTGTTTTAAACGTTTCAAATTCTATTTCATATCCAGTAATTAGATTTGTTATTTCAGTAAAAACATGACTTATTTTATTATTAAGTTTAACAACTTCGTCTTCTCTTTTTTGTTGAATTTCAGCAACTATATTATCTTTTCTTTTCTTGATTTCATCAAACAACGCTTTTTTATCGAATTCAAGAGAGTTTAATAATAGATTTTTCTTTTCTTCAAGTTTAGTTTCCATTGTTTTTTCATATTCACCAATGCTAACTTTTGTTTTTTCTATAAAAGTTTTAAAACCATTTATAATTTCATCACTAGCATATGTTAATTGTTCTTTGCTTGTTTCTAAGAAAAGTCTAAAATCTTTAATTGCATTACCTTTCTCTTCATTGATTTGATTAACTACTTTTTCAGATTCTTTTCTTAAATCAAGAAGAGTTTTATTTTTAGTTTCTATAAATTCATTTTCAAGATTTTGTTTAAATTTATTTAAGTTATATAAACTAGTTTTTTCAGCGCTATTAATACTGTTAACAGCAAACTCTAATAAATTATTTAATTCTTCATTAATAGAAGATTCTATTTTATTTATTTGGTCTAAACTAGATTGTAATTTTAATTCTAAACTTTCTTTATTTTCATCTAAATAATTTTGTAGATTATCTTTAAGACTAGTTACTTTAGTAACAAAAGAATCTAAAGTTTCTTGTTTATATGTATTTATATTACTTATATAATCTTGTAATTTTTCATCAAGAATTTCTTTAATTAACTTAGATGATTTTTCTTTAGTTTCTGTTTTTAGCTTAGATTGAATTATTGTTTCTAAACTATTTATTTTATTATTAGTTTCAGATATACATTTCTCTGAGAATATTTCATACTGAGATACAAAGAAATTTTTTATATCTTCTATTATTTGTTTTTTAATTTCTTCCATTATATATCCTTTCTAATATTTATAAGTTACAAATACTTCATCTTTATTTTTTAATCTATTATCTTTAATAAATACCTGTTTGTTTTTTAATTCATAAATACTATCTGGAGTAATTACAAATTGTTCTTTTCTACTTATTATAAGAATGTCATTTATACTAACAGGATTACTAGCTAATTCTAAACTAAATTCATCAACATTTAGTGCTTCAACCGTCCCCAACTCATTTAGTTTTAATTTAGTTAAATTATTATTGACTATCTCATAATAAATAGCTTCAAGAATATTTATTAAAGTTTCATTATCTAAATTTTGTTTTTTTAATTCATCAAAATTTATTTTCATTATTTATCACTTCCAAATATATTAATCTTATCAGAATAATTAACATCTTTACCAAAAACTTCAACTAAGAAATATTCTCCTTGCTTATTTTCATATTCATGGTTTTTACTTATTTTATTTTTAATATTTAATATTTTATTCCATTGCAATATATCTTTATTAGCTATTTTTAAGAATTCTTGATATTCTTGTCTATTTAATAAATATAACTCAGTAGAACTATTACTAAAATAAAATATCTTTTTTATTTTTTCTTTTGTAGAAAATCTGTAAATTAAAACACCAGTTTTTCTTATTTGATTTTTTTGATAATCATATATTTTACAATCTTTTAAATAACCACCTATTTTATTAAATCCAGTAATAAAAATTCCTTTGAAACTTTCTTTTAAAGTATTAATATAGAGTTTTTTGTTATTGTCTACATTAGATTCTATGTTTATTAATGTATCGTTTTCTCTTATACCAAATATACTTATTGGAAACTCATTGAAAAATTCCAAGAATATATTTTGTATATTATGAGAACCATCATTAAAATAAACAAATAAACTTCCTTCTTCTTCTCTTATATTAAAAGGAATTTCTGTTAAAGTATTTTCATTTTTTATTACGCTATTATCTAAAATAGTTAAGTTTTGATTATAAACTATTTGATGTGTAATTATATTATTATAAAACTCTTTTAAACTATTCATTGTAAAGAATTGATTTCCAAGAGAACTTACTTTATTTAATTCAAAATATTCTTTTTCTAACATTTCAAGTTCTTCTTTTAATGTTTCGTTATATTTATTATAACTATCAAGAATATAATTATACTTAAATAAAGTTTTTTTAAGTTCTTCTCTTATATCTTCAAAAACTTGTTTATCTATTCTAAGAGAGTTTTTTAAATAATCTTCTTTTAAATAAACTTCTAAACCAAACAATTCTTCGTTTTTAATACCGTTATTTTCATAAAGTTTTAATCCGTCGAATTGTTTAACAAAATCTTCATATGTACTTATTTAAATCACCCCTTTATTGAAAACTCAAACAACATAGGAGTATAAAAATCTTCACTTATACTTTCTTGTTTTTCTTTATATTGATAAGTTAAATAAAAATTATATTTACTTAAAAAACTACTTGTATAGATAACTTTATTTTCTTTATCAAAATAAAAATCAAAAGCTTTGTTGTTTGTTTTTAAAACACTTTCATCGTCATACAACTTCAAACTCTCAAGTTCATCTTTTGAAATTTCAGTTATATTTTTAATATGGTTTTTGTTTAGTGTTAAAAATGCGCCGGCGGAGAAAAAATCAGTTTCATTTAATCCAAGTTCAGTAAGTTTTTCTTTCAACTTAGCAGAAGAACTAATAGGAAACGTTATCTTAATTGATTCTATAGAAATATCATCTGTTGGTATATTATAAACTCCAGGACTTGTTTCTAATGATTTAAAGTCTATAGTAGCAGATTTAATTTCTATTTTATCTTGTTGCTTTATTTTTTCTTCAGGCACTGTTATTTTTAAAACAAAATCACCATTGTTTTCTAAACTAATTAAACCTTCGTTATTATTAAACTCTATGTTTTTAAACTTTTCATTGTCTTCACTAAAACTAAAATTAAACTTTCTAAAAAGTTCATTTGATTTTTTATATATATTAAAACTATTAAGTTCATAATTATTATTAACAAAAAAAGTTAATTCGTTTTCATTTTTATATTGAATAGACTTAAACTTAGCATAAGCATTATTAAACATAACTTCTTCATTAAAATAAAAAACTATTTCTTTAATTATTTTAGGTTCAAAGATAAAACTAGAAATAAAACTATTTGTATTATTATGATTGAAATATCTAAAATAGCTTTCACTAAAATTATCTATATGATTATCATATTTTAATATAATTCTAGATGGAACTAAAGGTAAATTTGTTTCACTAGAATAAAAAGAATATTCCATAGCATTGATTATTTGTTTATTATTAAACTTATAGCTTATGCTCTTTTTATCTATAGAATGAACTTTATCTGAATAGTTAACCGTTATTATTGTTTTAGGATTCATATTTAAACAACCTATTTCAGAATTTATTTCAAAGTTTTTATTTTCATATATTTCTTGTTCATCAAGAAAATCATATAGCTTTATGTATTTAAAGAATTTATTATCAAAAAGCTTTTTAAGTCTTTTTTCTTCATTATCTATATTCTCATATCTTTCTTTGAATCTATTATAGTTTCTATTTTTTTTATTTTCTTTTTCCAATAAAAGATTATTATAGGTTGTTTTAGCTATAGTAATTTCTCTTTGTTTTTCGTTAATATTTTTAATTAAGTTTAATATATCATTTTTATACATTAAGAAATCACCAGCCTTTTATTTAAGTTTATATTTATATTCTTTTTATCATTTAATGGAATTAACTCTATAGATTTTACTTTTTTATTTATTTCAAATTCATAGTTCTTATAAGAAGGTATGTATTTTACTAAAAGTTCTCTATAAGGTAAATCACTATTAAAATAAAGTTTATTATTTTCAAAACTATAATCAATTTCTTCTTTTAATAAAACTTCATTACCTAGTTTAAATACTTGATTATTATATTGACAAGTATAAAAGTATAAATTGTTTTTATTATTCACTTCATAACTTGAACTGTTATTCTTAGAGATATCAAAATACTCAACAAATAACCCATCATAGTTAAAAGGAATTATATTAAACTTTAAACTTTCTCCATCATAACAGTTTATTTTAACAACAAAATCTATAGGTATATCATAATTAAAATTATCAACTTCTAATTTTATTTTGTTAATTTGCCTAATACTATCAAATATTATTTTATTATCACGAAATTCTATTTTGTTATTAAACAAACCTTCATTGTAATCCAGAATTAATTTATCTATTTTTTGGTTTTTAGCTTTTATAACATTAACATATAAGTTATTGGTATAATCTTCATTCTTTAAATTAATAAAATCTTTAATTTCATTATTTAAGTTAGTTTTAGCTACACCTATTAAATCTATTAAATTTTCAAGAGTGAAACTATCTATAGAAAGAGTTTTACTAAGCAATTGTCTTTCTATATTATTTTTTTCTTCTTGAGTTTTTAGTTGCATATATTTTCTTATATTACTCATTAAAACACCTTTCAAAAAAAGGCGTTATATTTCAAACGCCTTAATAAATATTATCAACTTTGAAATTTATTATTTTAAATTTATATTCATCATCAAGGTTTAGTTTAGTAGAAACTGTTAAAATCTTCCAGTTTTCTTCGTTTTTGTACTTATACATTACAACTTGATTATTAGATAAATTATTCAAATCTACAACTTCTAAAGTGTTATCTGTACTGTTTACATTACAAGTTATCTTTTCATTACCTATATTTATAATATAGTTTTCTCCAGTAGAAACATTTACTTTGAAATCTCCTAATTTAATTAGTTCGATTAATTCATCTCTACCTATTTTTTTAGCTTTGACTTCTATATTGAATTCTCTGATGTTTTGAGATATTAATTCATATCCTTCATTTACTTTATATCCATTAATATAAATATAGTAATCAACATCTTTATTCTTGTTTTCTATATATAGGTTTTTAGGATAAGAAACTAAACTTCCATTTTGTAAATTTCTAAATACAGGTTTTTCTATATCAGAAGCAAAAAGCTTAACATTTTTATGAACCATTTCACTTTTTATATAATCACTAGTATTAATAGGATTAGCATCTGTTAATATTACAAATATATCATAAACACCATCTGGTATAGGAGCTGTCTTATCTAAATCTATATATTCAACAGAACCAGTTACTGCTTTAACGTTCCAATTAGTTTTATCAAAACTATAATATATAAAATTACTGTTTAAAACATCCGGTATAGTTATTTTAAAAGTTACTTTATTATTATTAATTAAAACATCATTGTCAGTAGTAACAATAGGTGCTTTTATTTTTTTAATATTATTAAATACTTCTATTTTATAAGACTCTTGTGTTATTCCTATATTATTAATATATCTTAGATAAACAAAAGTTCTTCCGTTTTCATCTTTAATTAACTTATCTTCATCTGCTATGAAATAATTGAATATAGTATCAATCCAATTCTTATTATCATAACTTACTTGATAAGACTTAGCATCTGGTAAATAATTCCAAGAAATTTTATTACTTTGAAGAGTAAGTTTATTGTTAACTATTTCATTAGATAAATCTATTGACTTATTAGAATCTATTTGAAAAATAAAATAGTTTTCTTCTATTGTATTATAAATAGTATGTCCTTTAACAGTTAATCTAAATACTCCACTTCTAATTACAGATGTATCATTGAATTCTATATTAATATATTTCTTTTTATCATTACTATAAAAAGCATTATTTCCAGGACCAACTCCAGTAAAAGTATTTGTATTAGCTATTGGCATATAACTTTCAATAACTTCATATTCACCAGTATTATTTCTTTGAACTTTATCTAACTTAACTTCAAAAGTTTCAACTTCACTACTTGTACTATTCCAAGTAATAGTAGCTAGGCCTTCTTCTAATTTATAATAAACTTTATTATTGTAATCAAATAAAGGAATTAGTTTATTACTGTTATCTACTAAAAATTTATAAAATTGAACTTCACTAATATTAGAACTTTCTTCTTCTATCCAATAAGCTAAGTATTTATATCCATTAGTTTCAAAAAGATGGCTATCTGTTTTAAAACCATATAAAACTTGAGAATTATAAGTAATAGAATTAGTTACATAAGTTTTATAATCAGTATTATCTGTAAGTTTGTTTTTAACTTCAGAAAGTTCATTTATAAATTTATAATATACTTTTTTAATATTATTACTACAAGAAGCATATAATTCTATGTTATTCTTAAAGAACTTATTATTATTCAAAAATACTATTTCATAATCTAATTTAGTATCTATATAGAAAGTTTTTTCAACTGGATAACTTTCTCTTCCTAAAACATCTATTGCTACAAAGCTAACTAAATATCTTCCATCTATATCATGTTTAGTTTTATTATCATTAGTAATATTATCTATTACTTTTATGTTACCTCTATTATCAAGAATTTTATTTATTTTAGTTTGTACGTTAGTAGGAGTGCTTAAGAAACTTATTCTAAAATCATTTATTTTAAAATAATCTATATTCTTATTAATATCTACTATATCACTATAATTAAATGTATCTATATTAAAACTAACATCATTAGAGTTAATAGAGAAATATTCAGAAGAGTTATTAGTAACTGGAGAAACGCTAACTATTTTAGGTTCTCTTTTTACTAGTATTATCTTATAAGTATAATATCCTCCTGATTCATTTATATTACCAAAAGCATCTCTTGTTATAAATCTTAATTCCCAAACTCCTTCTTCTTGAGTTGTAACATTACATTTAGTAGCTATCTTATCAAAAGTATAAGTTCCTATTTGTGTAGGTATAGGTAATAAACATTTATAAGTTTTATTTTTACTAGGAGGGATAAGTTCTAATTTATATAACTTACCTTTTATATCAACTTCTAATTTTCCACTAGGATTTTCATCTATAATAGATTCATCATGAACTGTATTAAAAACTAAGTTGTTTAAATCATTAGTAAAAGAATATTCATTTGATTTTCTATTATTGAAAACAGCTACTTTTTTATCTATTGGTTTACTATAAATAGCATTTGAAATATTTCCTATTTTATTAACTATTACTGGAGTACTTTCAAATAAAAGTCTTGTGCCATCTTCTTTAAGTACACCGTTTTCATTTCTATAGTTCCATTCATTTACGAATAATTTATAATATCCTAGTTTTACTTTATTTCCTTCTTTTAACCATTCTAATTTTATATTAGTCCATTCTTGGTCGCTAGAGTTATTTAAGTAATAGTTATCTGTTACTTTTGCAAATGATTGTAATTGATATTCTTGTACGCCATCAGGACTATATCCTAATGCATAATAATATCCATCACTGTCTTCTGATTTTCTAATATCCCATCTAAATGTTTCATATATATTATTAGTTAAATCTTTTTCTGGTCTAACAACCATTTCTGGAATTAAACTAAATTCAAATTCAACACTGTCTGATGCGTTTCCTGAATAATCATAAGCAATCATTTTACATTTATAATCACCAACATCAAAAGGTGTTATATTATTCATTCTAATAGTTCCATATTCTTTAGAAGCTTGAATTACATAATCTGGATATGTATTATAATTAGCTTCAGCCACATTTGTTTTAAAGAAGAAATGCACTTCTCTAAAATTCCATCCAGCATATTTTTCACTTCTAGCATTATTTATTATATCTATACTAAAATGCTTTTTATTGATAATTAATTTAGAACCATCTAGTCTATGTTGTTCATTAGGTATTTTATAGATTGGTTTTATAGGTTTTTCATTGTAAACGAAGAAGTTAATTATCTTTTCTTCGCTATCTAAGTTATAAGGATTAACTGAAGTTAAACTCATAATATATTCTCCTTCTTCGTTAAATTTATTTCTATTAATTCTATATATATTATCTGCAAATTCATTTCCTTGAAGTTCTATTCTATCTTCAAGTATTAAATTACCATTCTTTGTAATTTTTATTTTTATAGCTTTATGATTAGAACTTCTTCTTATTTTTAAATTTACTGTTTTAGTACCTTTATTACTTAAATAAAAATACAGAGATTTATTATTAAAGTCTGTATTTAAGTAATCAAATAATGGTTCTTCTAAGAAAGTTTTATTTGTTTCAGAATAAAATCTTTCACATTCTAAAGGTCCTATATTGTTTAAACTATTAAAATATCCTATTGTACCTTTTTCTCCAAACTGTAAATGTTGATTTCTTATTATTCTAAAATCTTCATCTAATAGTTTATTAGAAACAGTAGGCATTTTAAAACTTACTTTCTTATAACCACATTCTTTTTTCCAATAGTCTAATATTTTAAGTTCAACTGTTATTTCAGCTTCATTATCTATAAACCATTTAGGTATTTTTATATTATTTGTTTGACCTATAAAAACATAATCTGCATTACTATTATAAGAAACAAGTCCATTATTTGGAGTACCTATAAGAGTAACTATATTGTTTTCAAAATCATAATTATAGTTTTTATCTAAATCAGTATATTGCTTTTGAAACTCATTACAGTTCTTTTCAAGTATTAATTGTTGTTTATTAAGCCAAGGTTTTATATTTTCATCAAGAAAGTTATTATAAAACTTAGCTTTTATTTTAATTAAGCTATAATAAGAAAAGTTAGGAACTGTCCAACTTAATATACCATTTTGTTTCTTAGAATTAATATAATCACTATAATCTATTTCTGGAGTAAACTTATTACTTTTATATAAACTATGAGGGTTGTCTATAAAATCTTCTTTTATTAAATGAAAATTATTATTGAATCCAATATAAATACTTACTTTTATTCTGCTTAAGTTATTGTTATATTGTTTAAAATTATCTAAGATTAAATTAGAACCTTTCATGTATATATCTTTATTATTTACAACTATCTTTGTTTGAAGTTCTTCAAGAGTATTTGTTTTCCAGTTAAGAGTATAAGAATCAGTATCAAAATTATATTCTTTTGTAAAATCACTTATTTCTATTTGTTTATTAGATTTTAAGTTTTTTATAATTAAGAATTCTTTTACCATTTCTTCAGAACCTATATAGTTTTCAGAAATAGTTGCTTTTATTCTAAGTTCTATTGGTTTTGAAAAGTCAGTTTTTGGTATAAATAAATACGTACCATAATTATTTTGTATAGTTATTGTCTTATCTTCATATTTAACATCTATCTTTTTTATAACTCCATATTTATGTTTTGTATTTATTGAACATTTATAATATGTTCCAAAATCTTCTAAGTCTACTATAAACTTAATAGGGTTTTTATCTAAATATAAACCAAAAGTATCTTTAACTATTTTTTCTCCATTATTTTCTATTATTATGTAGTACAATTCACTAGTTAAACTAGATTTATTTGGTATTCTAAACAATAGTCTTTTATCTACTTTTTGAACTATATTAACTAAGTGTTTATCTCCATAGTTACCTAATATATAGAATTTATAACTATTATTACTATTTATTTCTATGTTTTGTTCGCAATCATAATAATATAATTGTTCTTCTTGTTTAATATTATAGAAAGTATTGTAGTCTATATAAAGAGGAAATACTTTATCTTGAAACATTAATTCTAATTTATAATAATCATAATAATTAATTAACTTATCTAGTTCAAATTCAAAATTTAGTAAATCTAATTTATTTTCTATTATATTATACTCTTCGTTAAAAATATCATAGTTAAGAATTATTTCTTTAGAAAAAGAAGCGTCCCAAGACTTCTTTATGACTAGCTTGTCTGGAACGCTAGAACTTGAACAAGAAATAATAGCAAAATATTTATTAGATTTTTCTACTACTTTTACTTGCATATATTATCCTCTCTTTAATTCAATTATTTCATTTTCCAATCTCTCTATTTTAGCATTTAATTCTTTTATAGCTTCTATTTCTATAGAATGTAAACCATTATAGTTTACTTTTAATCTATTATCTTCTTCTATTATTAATTCAGGCATTACTTTTTGAACTTCTTGAGCTATTACCCCAGCACTATATAAACCAGTATCTATTTTCTTAAAAGTATATCCATTAAGTTTATTAACTAAAGATAAACCATTGTTTACTTTTTTAATGTCACTTTTAAGTCTTCTATCTGAAGTTACTACTAAGTCTCCATATAAAGTAATGTTTCTTCCTATAATAACATCTCCTGTTATATTCGAACCAGTAAATACTGCATATCCAGAAGAACTAATATAGCTAGTTCTAGTAAATGCTGTACCATTTGCATAACCTATTTCTATTCCTCCAGATGTCGGATTTGAATAACTAGTAGGAGCAAACTTAAATACTTCTATTCCTTGTTCGCTAGGACCATGATTTAAAAATCCTCTATTGAAAAACAAGAACGTTTGAGTGTTACTATCTTTATTGAATCTAATTATATTTTCTCCAAGGTTTATATTACGTATAGAAACATCACCTTTTATTATACCTCCTACATTTTTATCTAAATAACTAGTTGGAGCGGCTATAGTATCATTCAAATCTTTAATTCCTTTTATTAGATTTTGATTTACTTTATCTATATTTTCGTTTATTTTTGGTATTACTATATTATTTATATTATCAATATTTTTTAAAGCTCCATTAATAGTTGTATTTATTAAATCTGTAATTCTATTATTTGTATTTTTATTAACTATGTTTACAAAATAAGGAGTTGCAGCTTTAGCTGATGTAGAATCTGTTATATCGTTAGATAAGAAAACAACTCCTTGCGATTCAGAAGTAGCATAAGGAACATTATCTAAATCAGTAAATGGATGTCTATGTATTTTATTAGCCTTATCATTATTAAAACTATTTAATAAATTATTAAAGTTTGCAGATAAGTTCTTAGCTCCTTTAATTGATAAAACTTTTTCAGTATCTTCAATACCAACCGGAGTAAGAAAATCTTCTATAGAGTTTACTTTAAGACCTTCGCTTGTCATTAATATAGATTTATTAGCTGTTTTAAGAATTGGAGTTCCATTTAAATCATTTACTACGTTTGAATAAGGTAAACTAGAAGTAAAGTTATCTACTTTAGGAAGATATAAAGTATTATCTGTTACTCTATCTTTTTTAGAGTTGTCTATCAGGTTATTAAAAATAACTATGCTTTTAACTATAAAAGAATCTGTATTTTTAGAATTAAGTTCTATAGATGGATTAGCTGCACTTGGTAATAAATAAACTATTTTTTTATAATTTGTGTTTTGTGCATTTACATATACTACAGCTAAATCATTTTTAATATCTATGAAGATATTTTTAGGACCAGCTTCTGGAACTTCAAAACTAAATGTTTTTCTGTTAGTAGTAAAAGTATATGTTTCATTAACACCTTCAGATTTTATAAAAACAGTTTTATTAATAAAATCATTTTTAATTTTATAAATTAATTTATTTCTATTTACTTCTATACCTTTGTTTTTTTGCACAATAAGTATTTCTTTATTAACTAAAGTAAATAATTCAGTATCTAACACTCCATCTTGTGGATTAATATAACAGTTTATATCCTCTACTATCATCTTATTGTTGTCTAATATGTTTCTTAAATCACATTTAACTACTGGATATAAAGTGTTTTTACATACATAAGTTTTACCATTTTCATCTGTTATATATAATTCATGATTAAACTTTTCTATTTGTGTTATTCTATCTGTTATATTATGTTCTATTTCACTTTTTAAAGTTAAGCTTGAATCTATTTGAAAACAATATAATAAACTAGTGTCAACAATAAATAAGTTATTCTTTCCAACTATAGATATTTTAGCTTTATCAGAAAAGAATTTATTTGTTTCTAAATAAGTTGCTGTTTTATCTTTTCTATTTATTTTAACTATTCTACTATCTGATAATAATGCAAAAACATAATCATCATTACAACAAATATCTTTTATTAAAAGAGTTGTATTAAATATTTCTTCATGATTTATATTATCAAGAGTTTTAGATTTTTCTATTATACTTCTTTCTAAGCATAAATAAATAGCGACTTCATCTAAGCAAGTACCTTTGATATTAGAAGAAACAGAAACATTAAGAGGAATTAATAAATCTTTATAAGAATTATAAACATAAGCTGTTGTACCTTTTACGCAAACAGTTTCATTTATAAAATAATTTGTTTTACAAAAATCAAAATTATAAGTTTGTTTTAATTTTGTACCATCTAAAGTAGTTAGTTTATTATTTACTACACTTAAAATTTTAATATCTTTCTTTTTTTCTTCAGCAGATGTTAATTGTTTAAAGTGAGTAGTTGAATCTTTAGATAATTCATATAAATTATCATTAATAAAAACATAATCACCTAATTGATATGTTTTATTGTAATCATAAATACCAGCAAATCTTTTATTTATTTTAGCAAATATATTAGTTATAGCTTCTAATTGTTCTATTGAGCTATTCCACTTAAAAGCACCAAAATAAGGATTATCTACAATTGCTTTTAATTTTTTTAAATCATTCAAATTCTATTCCTCCTAAGATTATATTTCATCTATATAAGTTTCTATTTTTTGAGAATCTTTAACATCTAAAAACTCATGTTCAATTCCAACAGATTTAAAGTTATTTAAATAAAATTCATCTGGTCCTGAAGCGCTATAAGTTTTTATTATTTTCTTAGAAAAATTAATTTCTTTGTTTAACTCTTCTATAAATAAACAATTACCTCTTAATTCTTCTAAAAAGATATTACCATTAACATCTTCTATAAGTTTATTATTAATAAAAGAATATTTCTTATTTAAACAAATTTCTTTTAATATATCATTTATATTTATATTAGGAGTTTCTTTACTTATATAACATATTTCATCATAACTATCTTTAAAATATATTATCTTATCGTTATATATAATATTAGTATTAGATTCTTCTGTTATATAAAAATCTTCTGGATTTGAAACTTCTAATTTTATTTTACTTATATAATCATTAAATTCAAAAGGTTTATTTAAACTATTTTTATTTAAAGTTATAGTTTTAACATTGTTGTTCTTATCATATATATATAGTTTACATACAAAGTTAATATCACTTATCTTTTTATTTGTATTTAAACTTAATAGTTTAATATTCTTTTTAAATTCACATAAACCTAATTTATTTATATCATAGTAAACCTTTATATTTTCAAAAGCCTTTAGCGGTTCAAAATAATTCTTTTCTTCTTTTGTATTATCAGAATAATAATATTTTTTATTTGGCTTTTTATTGAAATATATAATTTTACCAGAATTATATGGTTCAGAGAAAGTGTTGTCTATAAATAATCCATCTTCGTCATATATATTATATTCATTATTTTCTACATATATTTTCCAAAATAAAGGAACATCTATAAACTTTGTTGTAGCTAATAAATCTGGATTGTTGTCTAACTCATATTCTAGATTATCATTCATAAGTATATCTATATTATTTATTGATTTATTTATGTTTATATAATTTTTAATTTCAGGTATAGTGACTTTAAAGTCAGCTAAAGTTCTAAAATCAGTTACGTTAAGTTGATTATTTTCTTTCTTAAAATAAATAGTTTTACCTTGATTTTTAATCCAGAAATCACTTATATATCCATTTGAATTAATTAATTCAAAACTATAATCTGAAATTATTGTATAATATACATCACAATTATCTCTTGCATATATTCTATTACTTTTAACATCATAAGAACCAACTACTTTAAAATCTTTTATGTTAGTTAAGTCAAAATATTCATTAGCTTTAAGTTCTTTTTTTATACTGTTATAAATAAATCTTTTTTTATTAAAATCAAATAAATTCCAAAACCTAAGAGAATTATCTTTGAAGCCTCTGCTAAAAAGTTTTAATGTATTTTCTTTACTAAGGAAATAATTTATATTATCCTTATCACAGTGAAGTTTATCAAAACTTTTGTTGGCTATTTGAAATTTAAAAACATAACTGTCTTTTACATCTATATCAAACTCATAATATTCAGGTAAACTATAATCTAATAATTGAAATCTTAATTGATAAAAATATATTTCGTCACATGTTTTATGGATTTTTATACTATCAAGATGTTCTAATTTATTATGTTTTGTTCTATATAAAGAAATCATATTATCCTTGATTATTATTTTAAACTTACCTTTTTGCATCTTATAATTAAAGTTTCCATTTATAGCAAAAACATTATCTTTATATTTAATATGATAACTAGGTTTTAATTTAAAAACATTAGGATTTTCATAATGGTTCTTAACAATAAAATAATTAGTAGAACCGTTAAAAGTATTATCGAATTTATTGGCAAATAAATCTTTAAAACAATCCATTTCATAAGTAGAAAGTTTTCTATTTTTTATTTTAAAATTATTCAATCCTAAGAAGTTTAAATAATTATATAGATTATTAAATTCAACCTGAGTTTCTCCTAAGAAATACTTTTTATAATTATCCATTTCTCCTTGATGATTAAAATAAATAAATTCATTATCTGCAAAATAATATTTACTATATAACTCTCTATAGTAAATTTTATCTCTTAATAAATATACTTTATTTCCTTCTATATTTATTAATTCAGAATAAAACTTATCTTTATCATCTTCTAATAAGATAGTATAAAATGTTTCTCTTATGTTAAAACCACTTTTGTTTTCATTGTACTTAGAGAATATTTTAGCTAAATGAGTTTTAGTTAAATATTGTTTTCCTCTATAGTTATATAAGATATAAATAAAATTATATTTATCTATTTTTAAATCTTTTATGTTTATATTTTCTAAGTTGAAAAAATATCTATTGTTATTAATCTCGTTAAATAAAATTAAATAGTTTTGTTCAACGAAATAAATAAACTCTTCATCTTTTATGTATATTCTCTCAACAAAATTAATACTTTCAAAAATTTGGTTTTGAGATTTTTCTCCGCCGGCGAAATTGTGTTCGGAAAACGGATAGTTTTTCTTATCAGTTTTCTCATATCCGTACTTATTTAACAATCTAATAACTTGTCTATTATTATTTGCTTTTACTAATATATCGTTATATAGATTATTAAATAAAATATCTTCTTTTATATGAAGTAATTTATTTAAGTTTTCACAATCAGAATTAGAATATTCAGAAAACATATTTTTAAGCAAATTATGTTTTTCATCTAATCCTTCTGTTATTCCATTAAGATAAATATCAGTAATAATATTAGCCATCTAATTCACCTTACCAAAACTTATCATATTATAATCATCAATATCAATATAATTATCTATATCTAAAGAATAAATACTTTCTTTATAGTTATTTCTGAAATAAAAATCTAAACTTATTTCTAAAGGTTTTAAATCATAATAAACTCCTTCAAATCTATTAGACAAATAATTATCTATTAAGTTTATTATACTTTGTTTTCTTATTCTTATTTTATTGTTCTTATCTACAAATAAATTAGATAGATAACTTTTTATTTCAGCTTCTACATCTATTACCAAATTAGTAAAATCAGGAAAGTAACTTAATTGTTCTCTTAAAAACTCTACATTTAAAACATATAAATTTGGTTTAACTAAATTAACAATCGAGTTTTTATAATACTCAACTATATGTTTATTACTATTAATAATTTCATCTATTTCATCTATTTTAAATGGATAAACTATTATATTAGTAACATTATCTTCTTCTTTTATTTTAATATTCTTAATTCTAGAATCTTGAGAAATAACTTGTTTAATTTTCGCTTTATTATCGAAACCTAATTCTTGTAATATGTTTTTACTTCTTTCTAAGAATTCAAAATCACTTTCTTTATTAAAAGTATTTTGCTTTAAACTTATTACAAATAACTTACTAGATTCATCATTTATATTACCATTTTCAACACTACAATAAGACCCATCTAATATTATTAATCCATTATTTCCACTTATTTGATTTTTAATATCTTGGTTATAAACTTTTTGTACAGTTATTTCTTCTCTCTCTATAGTGACAGAAACATTTTTTATGTTCTTATAATAAGAATTGTTTATTAACATTAAACAATTTTCTTGGATATTAAAACTATTGTTGTTACTTTTAAAAGATAAAGTCAAAGTATATAGGTTTTCATCATTATCTTGTTTTCTGTATATATTAAAAAATGAAAGAAAATTATCTAAATCTTGACCTTTCATATTTTCAAATATTACTTTATTTAATATATTTTGAACTTCTCTTTTATAATCATTGTTTTGTTCAAACAATGCTTTCAATATATCATAGTCAAATGAATTTCTATCTACGTCAAATCCAAGTTTTTGGCTAAGATTCTTTAAAAACTCATTGTATGTTTGTTCTTTTAAATTGTACATAAATCACCTAACCTATATTTATATCTTTTAAGATTAACATTCTTTCTCTACCCTCATGGTTTTTATAAAAAACTATAGACAAAACATTATCTTTTAAATTAAAAGAAAAGTCTATAGTATTTATTAGATTTGGATAGTTTTCGAACAAATCGTTTATTTTATTTTTTATCATATCTTTTATTTCTTCATTTGTATAGTTTGCTCTCTTATATAAGATAAAATTATTCTTTAACCATTTCTTGTGAATAAGATTAGTGATTAATATAGTTCTAGCTAATCTGAAATTAGTTTCTGCTTGATTTCCCATAACAAAGTCTGAGAATATTTTTTTCTTTTCATCTAAATTTAATTTTCCATCTTCATCTATACTAAATAACATTACTTATCACCCTTTATTACTTTCCATCTATTTTTTTCTAATCCTTTAACAATAGATAATCTAGCTATTCTTTCTCTTTCTGTACTACGTTGGTCTCTAGTATGAAGAGCATTATCTATTTGTTTAAATTTATAAATAACACCTTTAACTAAACCTATTGTTTTTAATATAGCAGCAAACTGAGCTTTACTAGGAAGAACGAATCCTGGAGTAAATAAAGTAGATGGTATATTAATCATCTTATTTAAGTAGTCTGTCATTATACCAGATATCTTTTTAAAAAACTCCCATTGTTCATATTGTTCTTCTTTTTTATCCATTCCAACATTACTTGTATCGGCTTTTAATTCTTTAACTTCTATTTGGTCTACTTTAATTCTACTCATCTTCATCACCTAATAAAATATAAGCTAATTGTTTATTTATAAACATTCCAAGTTTAACATTATCTTGTATTTCAAAATACATAATACTATAATTAGCACTAATATCTGCTGTAGATAAAGTAACTGGACTTTGTATTAACATTACTATATCTAATATATTATTTTTTTTATCTTTGAAATATTCTTTAATTTCTAAGTTTTTATATTGAGTAGTTCTTCTTGTGTTTTCTAAATTAATTCTATTTCTAATTTCATCTAGCTTCTTAGCAAAAGCTAAATTGTTATTAACTATTTGAGTTTTATTTTTAGAAAATATATTTTTAAAACTACCATTAACAAACTTCTTTTCACTCAATAGATATGCAGAACCTTCAAATAAGATTCTGCTACTATCTAATTCTAAAATTATTCCAACGCCTTTTTTCATAAATTAATTCACCTTTATTCCTATATAAACTGGTATGTGGTCAGACACATCTCTTTTATTATCTTCTGGATAATTATATTCAGAAAAATAAAAATAATCTCCATTAACTTCATCTACTAGATTTGGAGTAACTACTATATTATCAAATAAGTTTTTAGTTTCACCTTTTGTATCAACAGTAGTAGCATTTCTAATCATAGACTTTAATTCTTTATATTGTTGTGGAATTACATAAACATAGTTGTTAGCCCAGCTATCTCCAGTATGTTTTATTATTTCACTATTATTATTTATTATTTCTAAGTTGCAGTCACCCATAAGTACACAGCCTGTATTTTTATTCATGTTTTGTTTCATCTTAGCAAATATAGCGTTAATAAATTTCTTTCTTACTTCTATATCATCTACTTCATAATCAGAAGACCCATAGAAGTTATGGAACCAATATACTTTTAAAGTCTTTATTTCTATATTTAAACTTTTTAAATCAAAAGTAGTTTCTATAAAACTTCTTTCAACTTCTCTTACTTCAACTTCACCGTTATTGTTTTTATACTTTAATTTTTCTATAACTCCACTTTTTATTGTTTTACTTTCATTTGTAATATTTAGCTTTCTATTTCTAAACATAGCTCCATATTCAGCACCATGATGGTTTTCAAATATTTTACCAACGATATATCCATCATAATAATTAGGAGTTGTATTACGTATGAAATCTTTATAATTATATTTGCCAAGAACTCCATCTTTATTAAAACCATCATATACTTCTACCATTAAAGTATAATCAAATACATCAACTACTTTTTCTCTTACAGTGTTTTCTTTAAACTCTATTACTTTTTCAGCACGTCCAGTACTTCTCATAATAGAACCGCTGTTTAAGTTCATAGTACTTTGTAATTGTACGTTGAAAAATCCTATGGTTAAATCATAATTTCTACCTAAATTACTTCTTGTTATTTTATTATAAGGATTATAATCTCCTAGATTTGTATTTCTAAACTCTGTTACATCAACGTGTATTTCACCTAATAAAGCAGCTTGAGCTTTCTTTTCAGTAATACCGACACTAGATTTAAACAATTCATGTAAGTTAAAAGTTAAAGTACCAAGTAATACATCACCTAAATAATTTAATGTTTTTGTAACTCCTCTACCCATATTAATAAAAAACTGAGGAACTTTATATTCAAAGAAAAACTTAAGTGATGTAAAGTATTCTTTATAAACAGAATCTTTAAAAACAAATGCTTTTTCTAAATTCACTGGCATTTGTATTATTCCTTTTCTAAACATAGGTATAAATCTAATTGGTATAACAGAAGGACTAAACATTATTTGAGACATAGCTGTATTATCTAAATCTAAAGCAGTATTGTCTTTTTTAAAACTAATCCATTTAAAATAAGTATACTTAACAGCATGAGTTGTATATTTTAAATAAGATGCAAATACTTTATTTATAACATAATTATCTGTTCCATCTATTTCAGTAGCTGATTGTTCTCTAAAAACATCCATTAAATCATAAGAAATACTATTACAAAAAGTATCTAAAACAGGGTCTCTTAAATCCCAAGCAGCACATACTTTTAAAATAGTAATCATACCTCTTTTATCTAATATATGTTCAAAAGACATTACTTTGAAAACTCCATAAGTTGAAGCTGTATCATCTATCAAATGAACATAATCTCCTATTTCAACATCTTGATTAAACAAAATAGTAATAGAACCTTGATAGGTTAATTCAAGTTCTTTAATTAATTGAGTAGCCATGTACTCACCTTGAATTAATACATTTTTATTATTTATTTCTTCTCCAAAATTAGCTAGTATATTTTGTATAGGCTTTTCTACTATATAATCTATATTATTACTTCCTATTACTGTTAATCCTAATTTGGTTTTTCCAGGAAGCCAACCTCTATCAACATCTTCTATTGTTAATGTATTAATCACATCATTTGTTTTTATATCATAAGAAATTAAATTTACTTTACTTATAGCAAAAATATTTTCACCTATTTTTCTTCTTCCGTTTCTATATAGATTATCTTCAAAGTTTTTAACTATATCTGCTTTTTTTGATTCATACCTTGATTCTAAATCAATATATGAATTTGATAACGTTTTATCTATCTCTTCTTCTATTACACTATTCATAAATTCAGAAGGAGTTTGAGTATTCTTTTTACTTTTTATAGGTTTATTTGTTAATTTTTCTTCTTTTGTTTTTGGATTTACAATTACATTACCTTCTTCATCTATTTCCATATTATTTTCATTTAACTTTTCATTTTCATCTTTTAAAATTTTATCTAAATCATCTATGAAATTACCAGTTTGTTTCCAATTATACTTTAAACAATTGTAAAAATAATTAGAACGTCCAAGGACTATTGTTTCATAGTCCCCGTTTTCTCTAACGTCCCATTGTGAACAAGTAACTAGATTTTCATAATAATTCATTATGTCTGCAAATGAATTGTTTTTAAAATTTGGTCTAAAAACTTGGTTTGCTGAAGCTACAGTTAAATCTCCAAGTAATAAAGATTCTCCGTTTAAATCCATATTATTATGGCTAGAAAAAGAAATTATATTATGATTTGGGAAAAAACTTCCGTTTAAAGAAAAGTCATAATCATAATTAGATTCTATTCTAGAGTTAGAACTAGAATCATTAGTTTTTACTTCGCTTCCATCTAGCAACATATTTATCACCTACCTCTCAAAGTTTCTATTACATAGTCTCTTCTTTTAACAAGACCTTCTATTTCCTTATGTTTATCATCATAAACATAGTATCCATCTTCTTTATCTAACAAGAAATTAACAGCATCTTCTATTCTTCCTTGAGATACAAAATTATATACATATCTGAATTTTTTATTTCCAGGGCTGTATTTCCAAGCTAAATCTAATAAAGCTACTTTTTCATTTGGTTTTAGATTGTCATATCCTTTGTAACGTCTTCTTATATCGTTTTCATAATATTCTAAACCTTTTCTTAATATTTCATCAGCTCTACTTTTAGACATTTCTAATCTTTTATTAGGGTCATTAGTTTTATAAGCTAAGTATTCCCATTTAGGTACTATTGATTCTATAGACATTACTCCGCCATCAAAGAAACCATATCCTATAGATTCACCTACTATTTTACCAGATTTATCTGTATAGTATTTTTTTGCAAATCCTTCTAAGCTTTTTAATTTATTTGCAGCATATTCAAAGTAATCTTTATTTGCAGCATCAAAATCTACAGTAAATTGGTCTTTACCTTTTTGACCTTTATAAGAAGAAGCTAATGAAGAAGGAATTCCATTGTCTTGAGATACAATACCGAATTGTCCTTTTAAAAATAACTCAGGATTTACATAAAATTCATCAGAACTTTTATTTAAAACTCTTATATAATGACCAGGTTTATTTAATTTTAATTGCTCTTTGAAAAATTTTAATGTTTCTGGTGTTTTCTTTACATGAACTTCAAAATGTAAATGCTTAGCCCAAGAGTCCATTTTTAAACCGCTTCCACCTATTTTTCCAATTACTTGACCTTTTTTGACTTTATTTCCTACGCTAACATTATAACTATCTAAATGATAATAAGCTGTAGTGATGATACCATCATCGTGTTTTATACGAACTCTATTTCCAGCTCCATTATCTCCATATTTATGTACAAAAATTACAGTTCCATCTGCAACAGAATAAACATTTTTAGATGGTTCTGCTGAACTATATCTATAATCAGCTCCAGCATGAAAACCTAAACTATGGTTTCTTTTAACACCAAACCAAGCTCCTTTTCCATTGTTGTTAAAATGGTCTTCACTAGGAACTAATGGTTGACATGGTTGTAACATATATTCTCTTTTTTCTCCAGGGTTTAAATTGTTTTCAACAACTTTATAAGATTTCCTATAGTTAGGCCCTTCTACTTCTTCTGATTCATGACTTATAGTATTAGAATGATTAAGATTAACATATCCATAAGCTTCATAATCTAAATCAACATCATATATATTAATAATTGAATTTCCTACAACTTCAAAGTTTTGTTTTCCAGAACCAAAAGCTTTTGTTAAATCTATTTTATTTTGAAAGTTTGTAGCTAAGTAATTTAAATCTCTATTTAAACTTTCTTCTTTAAAAACATTTTCAAAATAAGGTCTATATTTATATCCCATCTTAACTAACATTATTTGAGATGCAGCAGAATAAGATGCACTTCCTAATTGAGCTAAAGTATCAATTCTTTCTTCTCCATATGCTTCAAACATGTGCATATTTGGATTATTAATACCAGCTTTTTTATTTCTTAATGCTTCTAAGAAATCGTTTTCTTCTGGAGTTTCATCTGTATTTTTTTTAAGAAAATTCTTCGTTTTAGATATTAAACTTTCATCTTTGTTAGTCGCTTTTTTATCACTAAATGAATGTCTATTATCATATCCATTATGCTCAGCTTCGTTTTCATTTGGAGCTGTAGTAACTATCATATTTGATAAAGTAGACTCATTAGTTAATTCTTCTTCTCCTGGAATAAAGTTATACAGAGTAGAAGCGAAATCAGCACAAGTAATCATTAAACTATTTCCTACTTCTTGAGAACCGACAACTAAACCATTGAATATACTATAAGAATTATTAAAATTATAACCTAACATTATTCTAACTTCGCAACCTGGTTTAATGATAAAACCTCTTATTTTACCATCTTGCATAGTCTTTATACTAAAAGCTCCATCGTTCAAGTTAAAGTTATAAAATCCTTTAGATGCCATACTTATGGTAAAATTAGCAGTTTTAATTTTTGTTTTAGGATTCTTACTTATAGAAATACTAGTTATATTTTTTAATTGAACATAATATTCATTAGTTTCGTCTTCAATAGTTTCTTTTACATTAACTACTATTACATAATCAGGAAATAAAGTATCTATGTTATCACAAACAGCTTTGTTTATTGATAATAAACTATTAAAAGGGTCATTATTTGATATTATTCTAGCTTTCATAAGAGTATTGATTTTTGTTTCTTTAGTTTCGCCTATATCAAACTCTGTTGTGAATTTTTGTTTATTGTCAGACGGTATATGTATATTTCCAATATTAGTTTTTGGAATAAAATATTCTACAGAATCTTCTTTATGAGGGTCTAGTTTAATATCATTATACTTTTCATCTCTAAAAAAACTTCCTCTTTCTTGTTCAACAAGAGATAGTATACTATTATTTCCTTCTAATATTTCTGTTTCATAAAAAATTCTTCCAGTTAAACTAAATAAACTTAATCTAGGAATTTTTTCTCCATACAAATAATCAATATCTTTCTTAGCTAAATCTCCTATTATTTGTCCTTTTTGTTCCCCTAAGTCTTCATATTTAGTTCTCATAACATAAACACAGTCACTATTATATATATCGACATTATTTCCGTATTGTTGTTTTAATTCGCTAAACCAAAATAACTTTTCACTATCTAATTTAAAGTTATAATCTGAGATAGCTTGTCCTAGAAAACCAAAACAAGTTTCTACGCAAAGCCCAAAAGTATCTGTTCTGTTATCTGATTTTAATAACATAGGAGTGCACAAAATTGTTCCTTTTAACAAATCATTAAGCATTTCATTTTTAGTTATTTTATCAATTGCACCATATTTATTTTCAGTTAAGTTAAAACAAGTAAGTCTTAATAAAAATATATTATATAAAGTAAACTCTATATTTTTATTATTGTTTTTATAATAATAACTAAATTCTTTTGAAATTTCTTTTATTCTTGTTCTTACAGTCTCTCTCATAGAAGGAGTAATTTTTTCTTCATCAAAAAACACTTCTTCCGTTATTCTTTTTATAAATTTTCCATCAGATAAAACTCCATTGAAAATTTGAATTAATGCGCCGGCGCATTTTTGTATAAATTTCATACACGAATGATATTTAAACGTTCCTTTTTGGGATATTATTTCTATATTTTCATTTATATCAAGTACGTTTATTATACTAATCATTCTTAAAAAGAATTCTTCATATATTTTTCTGTAAATTCTATTATCTAAAGAATTTCCATTTATCTTATCATTAAACATTTCTGTTGTGATAGGTCTGACTACATTTTCTAAAAAACTAGGTTCTATAGATTCAGAATTTTTTTTACCAATTCTTGGATTAATATAAGATTTTTTTAAAGTTTTTCTAGTTAAAAAAGCGGCATCAAAATAATTCATTATGTTATACATAGAGTTCATATCACTTAAATTTAATTGCTTAGATATACTTCTTTGATTTAGAATATCATTTAAAAACTTTTGGTCATCGAAATAATAAAACATAACATTAAAATTAGAATCATATCTTTTTTCAAAAACCTCATTTTTAATTTTATTTTCTATTTCACTTCTTAAGTTTAAATTTTCATTTACTCCTGTTTTTAAATTAAATATTTTATAATAAGCATTAGTAAACTGAGTGCTATAAGATAAAATAAAATCCATTACAGTTAAGTGAGAGATTTCTTTAGGAAATATTTTTCCAATCCAATTATAAGAGTTATAATAAGAATTCATAATTTCACTTATTTTTTTATATAAGAAATTATTTTTATTTACATTTATTTCAAAACTTGTATAGTTTTCTAATGGCATTATTTCTAAGGCGGCTAAATTTTCTTTTGTTATGTTTAAATAATTATTATAAATTTCTAAAAAAGAACCAAATAACTTATCGTTTTTTGATTTCTTTTTAAAAACCATATCTCCTATAGAATCACTATTGTTTATTAAACTTTCACGTTCATATCTATAACCATTAATATTAAATACCATAGTTACAACTATACCGTGTTGATTTTCTAAACTATTAAAAGACATATTCAATATATCTCCAGAATAGAAATCAAATAATTGTATTAAAGGATGCTCTATTTGAAGCTTATGTCCTATTATATTTTTATCACTAATAGTTTTTAATTGTTGTACTAAACTTAATTCTTCTTCTTCTTTGAATAATAACTTACAAGAAAAATTAGTTTTACCTAATCCTATTATGCTTTTTTCCATTAAACTATTACCCTTAATTGGAATATTAGCTATATTATTATTAGTAATTAATTCTATTTCCATAATACAATTATTAGGTATTTTAATAGTAGAAGTTACACTTTCTAATTTTTTAGATAAGAAATCTTCGTTATTAAAATCATCATCTTCTAATCCAATTTTGTTTTCTGTAGTTCTTTTTTTAACGTTATCAGCATCTTCATCGGTTCTAACTTTTTCATTTAAATCAGCTCCTTGTTGTAATCTAAAAGATTTAAACTCACTAGTAATAAGATTATTTTTATATATAGCATTTAATGCTTCAACGTTATAATATTTTAAATCTATACCAACACTTGTATTACCAAGTTTATTTGTTTGTTCTGCAATTTCATCTTTTATTTTATTAAATCCTGTTTTCTCTAACCAAAGTTCAAATGTTTTCATATATTTAACTTGTTCTTCTTCAGTAAAAGAATTTTTATATAAACTAAGATTCATATTAACGTCATAACCATCAGCTGTATTAACTTTAGATTTAATACTTAGGTTATCAAGAACCATACATAAACTTTTAAATCTTTTATGTATTTTACTAAAACGTTCTTCTGAACTAGTATTAGTTCCGTTTATTTTATCTACTACTTTATCATGAAGAACCATTCTATCTTCTGCTAAACTATTAGCTAAACTAGAACCAAGTTTATCTAATAAATAATCATTTTCTACAACCAATACACCTAAAGTTCTAAATAAACTATATATATAAGCAAGATTAGCTAACTCTTCAGTTCTAAGTACAAAATGTAAATTAACTGTTTCTATATTAGCTAAATTACTTTCACTCATTACTGTACCAAAACCTCTAATAGCTTCCATTCCAGCTGAATATCTAGAAGTATCAAAAATTATATTTCTTATACCTGTTTTAGGTGATAATGGAATTCCATTAAATTTTATTAGCTTTTCCATTTTTATCTCCTTTAATTAATTGTTTTATCTAACTATTTTAACTTGTAATAATTGTTTTAACAATTTTATTAAAAAAGAGCGAGTATTTAAACCCGCTCTAGAAAGTATCTCTTACGTTTGTATATATTTTATAATTTCCCATTCTTCTTTGAAGATTATCTGTAGGAGTTATTGTTCCGTATCCTCCACCTTGTTGTGGTTGTTGATTGATTTGGTCATTCATTTCTAAATGAACTACTGTTCTATTTCTATTCAATAAGCTTACAAATCCTCCAATAAGAGCTGCTCCGATTCCAATAGCTAAACCTGTTTTAGCTTTTTTACCTTTAAATGCTTCTTTAATTGTTTCTCCAGCTTCAGTTGCAGCTTTACCAGCTGCTTGCATTGTATCGTCTACTACTGTTTTACCTTTTTCAACAGCTTCTTGAGCTGTATCTTTTATATTCTCAGCAGTTTTACTATTAACTTCAGCTTCACTTGCTGTATTTACAGTTTCTTCTACAACTTCTTTTGCTTTTTCAAAAGCTTTTTTATTTTCTTCTATATTTTCAGCTACATCTTCAGCAGTTTTTGCACCTTTATTTATTTCTTCTTCAGCAGAGCTAGCTTCGTTAATTATTTCTTCGGCTTTCATTTTTTTGCTTGGTTTTTTACTATTAAAAACAAAATCTTGTTGAGAACCGTTTCTTATTTCTTGTTCGTTTTTATTAATAGGATTACTTATTTTACTAGTCTTAGTTGTTTGTTCTTCAGTAACAGAGTTTATATCATTCATATCAGAAGTATGTTTTGTATATTTTTCAGCTTGTTTTTCTTGATTTCTTAAAATCTCATTATCATCAGCAGACGCTTTTATTTCTTCTGTATGTTCTTCTGTTTCTTTTATTACTCTATCAGACTTCATTTTATTCTTTTCTTTTTGAGGAGAATTAAAATCTTGTTGAGTATTTTTTCTTATTTCTTGTTCATCCATAGAAACAGAATTTTCCATTTTTTGTTTTTTAGTAACTTGTTCTTCTGTTTTATTTATATCATTAATATTTTCTTGTTTACTAAAAGTTTCATTAGCTCTTTCTTGTCCTTCTACATTTTTTATCTTTTCTTTAGTTTCCATTTCTTGAATAGCTTCTTCTCTGGCTTTATTTATATTTTCTTCATATTCATCTTCTTTAGTTTTAGTAACTATATTGTTTTCAGCATTATTTATTATTTTTTCTACTTCTTCTTCTACTTCTTTTTTTAATTTCTTTTTCTTATTATTTATAAGAAATTCTTGTTGAGTTCTATTTAAATCTTCTCTTGCATAAGTTTTTTCTTCAAATAGTTTTAATTGTTCTCCATATTTTTTTTCTGTTAAAACTTCTTGAGGATTTAAACCTTTAGCTTTAATATCTTCTATTTCTTTTTGAGTATTATGTAATTCATCTAATCTTTCTTCTTCTATTTCTTTTTTATATTTATCTGTAAGTCTATCGCTTATTCCTTCTATTTCTTGACTTCTTTTTTTATCTAATTCAGCATTCTTCTTTTTAATAGCTTCTTTTTTTTCTGTCTTAGTCATTTCTTTATTATTTTCAATTTTCTTTTTTTCTGTTGCTTTTAATTGTTTATATTTATCATTTATTATTTTAACTTCTGTTTTAAAATCTTCATCTCTGTTAAAACTAATCTTCTTTTGTAATGAAGAATTTTCTATAATTATATAATCTTTTTCTTCAAAAGGTTGTTGCCTTACTTTTTCATTTAATTTTTGACCAGCTCTTTGTATATCGTTTTCGCTTGAAGAACTTTTTAAAGGGTTTTCTTTGTCTTTTGTTAAATTTTCCTCCGCCGGCGCATTTTTTGGTTTAACATCTTCTGGTTGAACATCTGCTTCGCCAGTTGTTTCTTTTTCAACTTTATTAACAAAACTAGAACCATCTTGCAAATCTACATTATCTAGATTTACATTTGGTTCAGAAGTATTTGCTTTTACAACTTCTTCAACTTTTTCTGCAACTTTTTCTTCTGGTATTTTAGCATCGTTTACTTTTTTCATTTCTTCAGCAATATTAGAAAACCAATGCTTCCAACCATTTATTACACCATGGAAAAGAACTTTTGTTTTATCAAGACCCATTACAGTAGCATATTTATCATTAATATTTTCTTCTGTTATATCTCTAAATAATGCTTTAACAGTTGATATTTTAATACTAGGATTCTTTCCTGAACCAGCTTTTATTAAAATATCTTTATAAGCTCCTGTAAAATTATCTAATATTATTTCATTAAGATGTCCAAAACCTCTTAGAATAGTATGTTTTAAGTTGTTATTAACAACTCCGTTAGCATCTACAATACCTTTAGAAGTACCACCATTCCATAATGCAAATATATTAAATAAATTAAAAGAACTATGACTAGTGAGTTTATCTAAAGATTCTTGAGAATTTTCATCCCAAACACCAGTTAAAATCATTAATTGTTTTAAAATATTCTTTTTATCTGCTGTACTAGCACCGCTATCTGTATAATCTCCAAATTTATTTAAATAATCAAATAAGTTTATTTTTAATAAATCTTCTGTTGTAGTAACAGCTTTAAAATCTGTATACATATCAGAAGCATCTTTAAATATCTTTGTGTTTCTTTTTAAATCAAACATTTCTCCGAAAGCATAAGCAAGATTTTTATGTGCTGTTATTAAAGCTTCGGCAGTATCAGTATCGTGTTTAGAAGATATAGCTTTTTCTGGTAATATACCGAATAAATCTGCACCAGTTAAGTTTCTAATAGCAAGTTGAAAATCAGTCTTACTTAAATCATCAAAATTATAAAGACCTTTACTAACAGAAGTTAATTCATTTTTAAAATCTTCATATTCGGCATCTCCTACTACGAATTTAGCTAGTCTTCCAACATTAGCTAATTCGTAAGAAGCAGTACCTGTTTTGATATTGTCAACGTAACTTCTGAAATTAGTTAATTCTCCAAAACTAGATAATAACAATCTTAATGTTTTGTTTTTATTCTTATCTTCAAAAATTGTTTTATAAATATCTTTAGCTTGTTTAGGATTTTCTATTAATGCGTCTAATATATCTTTATCATCTCTAGTTAATTTAGAATAAAAATCTTCAAAATTCCTTGCTTCTTTAAAATGTTGTCTTAAAACTTCATCTTCTATTTCTGTTATATTACCTTTTTCACTACTTTGAATTGCATTATATAAACCAAATATTAAACTATTCTTAGCAATTTTTGTTTCTCCAGAAGCTATTTTAACTTTAAAGTTTGGAATATGAAGTGTTTTTTCAGCATCTTCTAACTCATCTTGTAATTTAAACATCATCATTTCAAGACCATTTTCATAGTTAAATATTCTTGTAGCTAATTTCTTTTGTAATAATTTTATTAATTCTTCTTGTGGCATATTTTCTATTTGACTTTGAGACATACCTTTAAGTTCATCAATGTCTCCTACAACACTATCTAAAGCATCCCAGAATACATGAGAACCATCTCTGTTTATTTTATTTCTATAAGAATAACCTTTGAATGCATCAAAAACATTTCTTTTATGAGTTATTTCATTCATTATGGCATTATCCATCATTGTTTCTTTATATACTTTTAACAGTTTTTCATCACTAGTAGAATCTTTCATACCTACTAAAGCTGCATAAATTTTATCTCCGTCATAGTCTCCGTTCATAACAAGTTGAGTTAATTTACCTATATTATAAGTAGTTATTCTATCAACATCATCAAAACTTCCAGTACCAAACATACCAGAAAGGAAAGAACCAGCTTCTATATCTTTTTCTGAGATACCTACTATCTTAGTATGAAGTATAGATGTTTGATAAATAGTAGGGTTTCTAACTAATTGTCCATAAACATAACCAGCTTTAGGGTCATAATAAGCAGCGTTAGCTGTTAACTTATTAAAGTTTTTCATATCCATTAATGTTAATCCAACAATATTATCTAAATCTTCTGTTATACCAGATGTATATTTACCTAAGAATTCTCTAACTTCTTCTTTAGAGGCGCCATTTTGAATCATTTGTTGAACTGTTTTTATTTTATCGTCAAGTTCATTAAAGTCTATATATCCACCATATATTCTTTTTCCTAATCTTCTGAAATTTTTTAATTCTTTATTTAAGTCGTCGCCTTGTCTAAATTCTCCAAGTTCATTAAAAAATAAACTTCCTACACGTTTAGTTTGTCCTTCTTCATAGTTAATTGAGTCATCTATCCATGCAGTAAACATTCTATTTAATGCAGTACCTTCTGAAGGTGAAACGTTTAATGAATTTATATATTTTGTATCTTCTGTTTTTTCTAAACTTGCTACATAATCTATTATGCTTCTTTTACCAGTTTGTTTAAACTTATCTAATTCTTTAGATAAACGATTTTTTCTAGACATTATAGCGTTTTCATGATTAGTAAAATAATTACTTCCGAAGAATCCTAAGAAAGCATTCATAAAAGTACTATCTGATTTTCCAGTTCTTATAGCGTCCATTGCATTTTTCTTAAACACGCCATCTATATAATCAGTTTGTATAATATCTCTTATAGAACTTAAAGCTTCAAACATTTCATTATCTTCTACGTTAGAACTTTTTGTGTTTTTCAAGATTTTTAATTCTTTGTTTATTCTATTTATAAAAGTGAATGCATTTGGCAATTCTAATGTTCCATCTTTTTTCTTTATTTTAAAAGAGTTTAAATATTTAGCAACTTTTTGATTGATGTATATTTCACCATCTTCACCTCTTAATTTTGAAACCTGTAAAGTAGTTATATCATCTTTCATATTTATCATTTTTTTTGCTAAAAATTCTTTAAATTTATCATCAGCATCTCCGAGAACATATACTTTACCACTTCTCATTACTTCAGTGAAACCTATTGTAGCATCTTCAATTTCTTTATCTGTTTTAAAAATTCCATCAAAAGAACGGAACCAATCAGCATCATATATACCAGGTCTAGCTTTAAGTCTTTCTTTAAATTCTTCACTTTTAAACATATCTAATGCTCTATTCAAAGCGTCATATTCTCTTTTTGTTTTTGCATATTTGTTAATATCAGCAAAATTAGAATTATAAACGAAACGTCCGTCATCAGAAACACTTAAACTACTTAAGTCAAAAAAGAATGAATCTTTCACTCTTAAATCTTCTTTTTTAAATCCGTTCTCTAAAACATCAAATATTAAGTTAGATTCATTACTATAAATTCTTCTAGTTAATTGATTATCTGCAAGTAAACCAAGTTCAAATTGGTTGTCTGAACCAGCTAATTTTGATAAGAAATTAACTCTAACTCCAAGTACTTCTTCAAACTCTTTTCTTTCTGCATCAGAGAAATTAATATAATCGAAACCATTATCTCTTATGTCTTGAGCAATACCTTCTATAGATTTTCTTCTTCCTGATTTATATATAGCATAAGCTTCTCTTCCTTCTTTAGAAGTATCTAATCTTACGTTTTCTAATATATTATCACCGTGAAATCTTATTAAGTCACTAGAGTAATTTTTTAAAAATGTTTCTTTATCTCCTGTTTGTAAGAATTCTTTGAAATGAGTATTTAATTTTATAAGTTGTTCTTCAGTAAAATCTATTTCATTTTCATAAGCTAAGTCATGAATTTTAGGATTTAACATTTTATCTCTAAGTTTTGTAGCTAAAAACCTATTTAAATTTTTATTATTTTCATCAATAGATGAACCAAGATTTACAGCTCTACCAAACTTATCATATTCCAAATCAGATGCAAATATTTTAACTGGATTTTTAATTCCTTTTTCATCAAAATCAAGAATGTTACTTAGGAAAAACTCTCCTCTAATAAATTCTTCTTTTAATATTTTAGCATCTGCATAAGTTCTATATTTTTCTAATTCAGTACCATCTACTGTGTATCCTCTATAATCAATTAAATTATGAAGTCCAAAACCTCTACCTTCAGCTCCGAATCTTGTAGCTGCTTGTTTATATTCATTTACACTTTTACTAAGACTAGATTTTTCCATTAATACTTCTTCTAGAGTATTCATTCCTTGTTGTCTAGCTATATTTAAGAAAGCAGTACTACTTAAAAGAGCTGAATTTTCTTTTTGAGAAATACTATCATCCATACCATTTAAGAAATGATATAATAGAAAGTTAAGTTCATCTCCAGTTCTTTCAAAAGTTCTGAATTCCATTTTACCATTTTTCAATACAGAAGTTTTTATAGCTCCAGCACCTTTTAAAAATATTCTTGCATTTTTCGCTTGAGTTGGGTCTAGAAAATTATCAATGTAATTTTCATGCATATCATACATTTTTTCTAATAAATAAGGAGAGAATATTTCCATTTGTCTAGGAGACATATCTAATCCAAGAGATTTTGCATGATTATAAAACTTTTGAGAAACAAAGTTTTCTAAACTTATATTTAGAAACTTTCCTCCTCTTTTTAATTGTTCATTATATTCTTTAGCGGCTTCATCGTAGAAAGTACTTCTTACTGAAATTCTTCCAGTTGAATCATCATAATTATATTTTAATCCAAATAATTGACTAAGAGTTATATTTTTAAACTTTCTATCTTCTGAAGCAGCCATTTGAATAGGCGCATCAAATATTTCTCTTTGTAAAACTCTTAATCTTTCAGCTTGTATTTCAAAACGACTAGCTCCAGTTTTTTCATTAACTAAAGGAGTGTTAACGGCATTAGCCACCATTGTATTCATAATAGAATTCATGATAAAGCCATTAAAACCTCTTTTTAGTTTTCCTTCTTTTGCATGGACCATACCATCAATGATTATATCTTCACCATTAAAGTTATATAGAATCATGTCACTATTCATACCGTTTTCTGTAAGTTTTACACTATCTATCATAGCTTTACCACCAGAACCACCAGTTACTACTTTAGCAATACGTAACATAAGATTATCTTTAGTAGCTTCTATACCACTAACATAACCCATGTTTGCTTTATTAACAGCACCCATAGTTCCTATTATATCTGCATTACCTATACTACCTTTACCATGTTTAAAATTTATTAAATTATCACTTAAAATTTTAGTATATTCTTCATTATATTTACGTATAGCTAAAGCTGTATCTTCCAAAGAACTACCAGTTTGTGCATCTAATTTAAAATCTTCAGAAACTCTTTGTAATTCATCTGTTATAAAACTAGGATTAGTTCTATGTATTTTTATTCTATCGTAATCTTCACCTAAGATTTGTTTTACTATATTTCCACGAGTACTTGTTTCATCAAACATTAACTCTTCTACTGTTTTTCCATTATAAACATCTCTGTTTTTTAAGTTCCAATCGTTTATGAAATCTACTTTATTTTCATAGAAATCTCCGTTTAAGTTTTTTATTCTTTGATAGTTTATATTATTAATGTCTATCTTTATTTCTCTTTCTTGGTCTGGAGAAAACATCATTTTCATTTTAGCTAATGTTCCTAAAACATCAGAATCTTGCCAAGAACCTAAAGTATTTGCATGAAGAACTTTAACAGGAGAAGTGAATTGGTCATTAGCATGGAGTCCATTCATTTTCTTAATAAGAGCTTTTTCTAATGTATCAAAATCTTTACCAGTTTTAAGATGTTCTTTATAATCGGCATCACTTAAACCTCTACTTAGAATATTATCTCTATAAATTTTTTCAAGTCCTTCTCTTATTCCTATCTTAGTGTCGTTTATTATATAAGTATTATGATGTTCCATTCCATTAACTACAGAGAAAGCATTACCAGCTATTTGGTTAACATTTATTCCATTTATTTTTAAACCACCAAAATCATCAACACCTTGTTGTTTTCTTTGAGATGCTGTATCTATAAAAGCTAATGGATGGTTAAAACTTTCTAACATATTTACTTTACCAGCAGCGTTCGCACCTTGTTTTCCTACGTTACCAGCTAATAAAATATTTTCACCAGTAGCATAAAAAGCTCTCATTGAAGTTTCGTTAACTACTTCAAGTTGAGAAGCTATTTTCGATTTAAGTCTAGAATCTAAGTTGTAATTTCCATTTAATATTCTTTCTAAATATGCAGAAGGATGTTCGTCTTTATTAAGTTTTGCTCCACTATATAATTCTATTTCTTCTTTTCTTATAAATCCATAGTTAATATCCTTAACGGTAGTGTTTATTAATCTATCCATGTTTTTTAATTTTTCAAAGTCATTAGTCATAACTTTCGTTAAGAAATCTTGGTTTCTCGCTCCAGGAACGATGGAATCTACTTTTGTATTGAAAAATAAAGCTAATGCATTTAATTGTTCATATTCTGTTTTTCTTCCCATTAATCCTAAACTAGCAGCCATTGCGTTATAATAATCTATACTGTTGCTAATTCTAGCTCCAGTAAGTCTTTCTGCTTCAGTAAACATCCCTTTACTATAACGTCCATTTATTTCTGCATAAGCAAACTTTTTAATTAATTCTTCTCTAGATTTTAATTTAACAGTAAGAGCTTTAGTATTTAATTCTTCGATTTCATTTTTGAAATCTTTATAATTTCCATCTTTAAAGGCAAAATTAATAGCACCCTCTCCTAAGCTTTTTGTTTTTCCAAGTTCTCTATTCAACATAGTAAAACCTGTTATTTCATCTTCACTGTTTATAGATATAGAGAATACACTATTATTAAATATTCTATCTATTTTATCTTGAGACCAGTTTTTAGTATCTGCTAAAACTTGTCTTTTAACTTGAGTCATTAAATCTATTTTACTTTCTTCATCCACTAAAAATAAATTTTTAAACATTCTTGAAGATAATAGATATTGTTCACTTTCATACTTAGGACCTGTTTGAGTAACATCATATTTAGATAGTTTTACTTGCATGATATTTGACCAGTTAGCATCAGCAGATTCTCCAAGATTAAATTGATGCGAATCTTCAAATATTCTATTAGAACCTCTTACTTGTTCTATTTTAGAGTTAATGAAACTAACATATGATTCTGGAGCATTTTTTCCAGCCTGATATAAACTTTCTTTTAAAGACAATTCTCTTACTGCATTATTGAAAATATTATATACTTCAGATGAACCAACTGTATCAGTAAAACCACTAGTTCTACCAACTATTCCAGCTTGTCCAGGAATAATAGGCGTTTCGTTAATCATATTAAAAACAGTATCCATAGTTTTAAAACTATCTATTCTATAAGCTGGTACTAAATCATCTATTTGTTCATTATATTCGTAACCTATTTTGAATTTTACTTCACTTAATCCAAAAGAACCATCTTCTCTTCTCAAAACAGCAATTCCGTTATCATTTAATTGAATGTCTTTTATTTTACCTTCAATATCTTTTATTAATTGTCTTTCATCGGAAAACTCTTTACCTCTAAGACCAACACTATTTTTCTTTTTTAATAGTTCAATATACTCTTTTTTCTTTTGAACAAAAACAGGGTCGTTATTAAAAACATCATGGATAGCTTTATTAAAAGTATGTTGTCTATTTGATAAAACTCCTTCATTCGTTATTAATCCAAATGCAAAATTTTTATTAAAATCATCAACGTTATCTATACCTTGTATTCCAGCATAATTTCTAAAAGTAGGAGAGTTAAACATTTCTTCTGTTACTCCAGCATATCTAAAACCTCTATAATGTCTAACAGGTTTTTCTCCTCTGTCAAAAGTTGGCATTCCAGTTTTAGCATCATCAGCTAATTTTTCTACAGAAATAAAATTACTGTTGTTTATAGAGTTTATTATATTACTAAAAGCATATAAAGAATAACTAGAACTCGCTCTATCAACTTTAGTTGGATTGAAACCTCTCGAATGTATTTTGTCTAAAACATCTTTAAGAGCTGTTATTGATTTACCATTACCAGTTTCATTTGCTTGTAACATTTCTAATTCTTTTTTTATTTTATATTCGTTTAAAAAATCAGTTATTGGTTCAAATGATTTTTTATCAAAAAAAGGAGATGGCTTAAAATTAATAACATCACTTTCTGAGGAAACACTGATTAAATAATTATTTCCACTTGGAGTTGTAGCCAAGGTTCCTGTATATTTATTTTTTAATTGACTTTCGTTATAAGCCATCTTTTACACCTCACTAAAAATTATTATTTATAAACATTTCTCCAGAAGAATATATAGTACTAGCAACCATAGGCATTCTACCAAATTCTTCCATTGATTTTCTTTTTATATATTGATATTCTTCATCTTGTACATAAGCATTATAAATACCTTGTCTTTTTGAATCTAATTTACTAAAACTATAACCTAAGTTTTGTTTAATTCTATTTTTCATATATTCCTGATTTGAATTATATTCTATTCCATAAGTAGCAATTTCTTTTGGCGGAGCTATTCTCCAATCTGTATATTTGATATTTCCATCAACTAATTTTTGATGTCTATTCCAAATCATTTTTAAAATACTTCTGATTCTATCATTACCAGATTTTAATATTTTTTCTCTTTCGCCTTCATTAGATACGTTAATTAAATCCATTAACATTTTACTATCTTGTTCATTAACCATATCTTTTATTTGTGAAAAATATTCTTTACCAGTTAATTGATAAACGTTTCTTTTACCAGCTAATAATTTATATTGTTCTATTTTATCATGAACTTTAGTTTCTTCTTTGTAATCTTCAGAAGTAGTAACACCTCTAGTAATTGCATTTTTAAAGTAATTAATTTTACCAAGATTAACTATAGCTCCTAAAAAGTTTGTTGTATTATTTCCACCTTCAAAAGCTTCATTAACATCACGTCCAAAAGCAGTAGCTGATATAAAACTATTTGATGATAAAGTAAAATAAGGAGCAATAAATGAATCTATAGGACTGTCCCAGTCTCTAAAGTAATTAGATTCAACTGATTCTCTAGACCATTCTTCAAATACTGTTTTCTTTCCCATATACTTTTCATACTTCATAGGTAAAGCTACATCAAATATTTTTCTATTTATAAAATTCAACGGATTAATACCAGATTTTCTATAAGAACTTTTATCTAAGTTAAGTTTTTTAGAGATTAAATCACTATCTATTTTTAAGAAGTCTCCTTCATCATCTATACCAGCAGAAAACGTTGCATTATTTGCTATTTTAAAATTATAAGTTTGTCCTTCTTGGAAAGTATTATCTAATGACTGTAACATCTTAGATGCTTTTCTTCTACCATATCTAGAAGATAATTCATTAAAATCTTTTGTTACAGTATCAAATTTATAACGTTTATTATCAGTTCCTATAAATTCATATGGAGTAAGTTTTTCTTTTATTGTAATAGAAATATCTTTTACTCCTCCACTAATTCTTGAATTAGTATTTGCATATTCTCTTTTACCATATTGTTCTGCATAACCTAATGATTCATAATAATGAGTTTTTTCTGCAAATGACAAATCATCCATTTTATTTAACACTCTATTTCTCATCTCTTCAAATTCTTTAGATTTTGGAGCTATCATAGATAATATTCTAAATCTGTTAAGGTTTTCATTACCATCAATATGGTTCATTGTTTTATTAAAGTCACCAGTAGGTCCAATATAACTTCCCATATTATATTTCATTATTGGGTTATTACCTTTCTTGAAATATTCAGGCATCCAATAAGGTAGTTTTTGTCTTAATGGATTATATGCAGTCATGTTTAAACTATTAGGGTCATCTACAAGTCTACGTATTGGTTCTGTTAAGTTGAATATACCTCCAAGATTATATTTGTTATACTCAGAAGCATAACTTATATCATCAGTTAAACTAGCAAGAGTTATATCTCTTTCATAAGGATTACTTTTACCAAATAAAAATTCAGTACCTTTTGTTATAGCATACCCTTGTAACCCAGCTAATGTTTTAACATCTTCAAAACCACTAAATAAACTTCCTATAATTCCAGGCTGTTTATATTCAATATATTTAGGAACGTCAGAACCAGGTTTCCAATCTGGATTTTTTATTTTGCCATTTTCTAGCCATTGTTCTTTTCCAATAAGTTGTGTAGGTTTAATTAATTGACCTATTGTTGCAGACATAAAGTCTCCAACTACAGGTATATCTTTAAATAATTGTTCTGTCATTGGATAAACAGCACCATATTTCTTATAAGCAATTCTTTCTTCTCTATATGGGTCAATCATATACCAAGGATATTTAGTAAACAAAAAATCTTTTCTGAAGAATTTTTGCCATTTACCAGCATATCCATCTGACATACTTCTTACTCCAGTAGTTTTATTCATAAGAGTATAAAGCGCACTTGGTCTATATTGGTCGAATTCTTCACCTTGTATAGACTGTCTACCAGCAGTATGCCAAAATCTATTTTTATTTACTCTTACAGCTTTACCTTTAAAGTGTATATCATAAAGTTCACCAGCATCCATTCCCATTGTATCCATAAAAGGCAATCCAGAAAGTAAACCGTTTGTAGCACTATCTAATCCTCTAAATATACTAGTAATACCAGTATAATTCATAGCATATTGAGCTCCAACTCTTGCAGAAGCCGCCCCCCAAGCTAATGCTCCTGAAATACCATTTCCAATAATTGGAACCTGGTCAGGAATTAATGCATCAGTAAATGAATCTACAGCCATCGCTCCTAGTGCTGCTGCTGATATTACACCAACACGTTTTAACATAAAATCTTTCCAACGTTCATTCCAAGTAACATTTCTTCCTATGTTACTTAATCTAGGAATTCCAAGTTGTTCAAATGCAGTTTCAGCTGCTGATACCCAACCTTTAGCTCTTGCATTAAAAACAGTATCTCCTTTATGATAACTACCAAAACTAGTTGTTACGGATTTTATTCTTTTAGTTCCGTTTTTGTTTAAAAAGTTTAATATTTTATCCTCAAAAGCTTTTCTTCTTTCTTCTACTCCTTTAGAAGTTTCTAAGAAGAATTCTCTTAATTTTGTAAAAATATTTTTTAAACTTATATCATAATCTAATCCAGTTTTTAATATTACAGATGTAGCTTGATTTTGGTTTGTTTTATAATATCTATTTTTAAATGTATTCATTTTATCTTCTAATGATAAGTCATTAAAAGTAGAAACAGTTTTTGCATCAGCACCATCAGTATTGATTATTCTTTTATTAATAGCTCTAATTTCTTTACTTTTTTTACTAAAACTACTAGACATTAAATCATCTAAATTTGAAAATAATTCGTAACCTTTAGTTACTTTTTTATAAGCTTCTTCATCATTTTCAAATAAAATCTCAGCATTAGAACTTCTGTTTATTGCAGCATATAATCTATTTCCTAAGTTTAATTGGAAACTATCATCTGCTATTCTAAGAGGATTGTTTTCAGGCATAGTCATTCTTAAAACTTCATTTCTTATAAATCCTTTTAAGTCGTTACCATTACCTTGGTTAAAAGTATCTTCATTAGCTTGTTTTACAGCATCTAATACATCAAAGAATAAAGGTTTAAATTTATTAATTTCAGAAACCATTTCGTCAGCTTCTTCTTGAGTTTTAGCTCCACTTGAAACCATTCTAGCTAAGTTTTTAGTTATGTTTTCCATAAGAGATAAACCTTCATCATTTCTAGTGCTATTTATAATAACATTTTCCATGTAATCTCTTACGTTCCCACTTATTAATTTAGCTCCGTTTTTAATAGGAGTATTTCTTTCTGGTCCAAACAAGAAACCTAATTCTAATAGTTTTTTATTTATATTTTCTAAACTTAAATCTACGTATTCATCACTATTTGTTTCTTTTAATATATGTTTAGAAGCTACATGAGCTTGATATTGTTCTGTAGCTTTTGCAAAAAATCCTTCATTTATTTTACTTATTTTTATATTATTTCCTGCTGGACTTGGATTACCACTTTTATATTTTACTTGAAATGTTCTTAAATATTTTAATAATATTTCATCTGTTTTACCTTCAGAGTCAAAACCTTTAACAGCAGAATCTATTTGATTTTTTACTTCTTCTAATGAACTTTGTAAACTATCAAAATCTTCTTGAGTATAAGAACCTTTTCCAATCATTGCTTCGAATTTTTTTAATTCTTTAATGATTAATTCATCTACGAATCCTTTTGAGTCGTTCTTTAATACTTCTTCTAATACATGTCTTGTTTCTGGAGAATATTGTCCTCCTTCTTCCATTAAATCAATTGCTTGATTTAACATTTTAGAAGTTTTTTCTAATACTATTTTATTGGCTTTTTTAACTTCATTAGGGTCCACTTCTTTATTCATTACTTGTCTAGTTAGATTTTTTAACTTAGGTATTTTATTTATAGCACTATGTACTATTGTATTATCTTCCATGAAGTAATCATCACCAGGGTCATTTACTGTCCAGTGGACTCCATTATATCTAAAAGGAGTGAAATTATATTCACTATTTGAATATTTTCTAATTCTTTGTTTTAAAGTCTTTTTAGGTTTTACTTCGTCGCTATATAAATCATCATCTAATTCGCTTGGTCTTTCATTTCTATAAGCATAACTTATTTCTTCAGTAGCAGCTTCAACTATTTTTTTTCTAAAGATATGTTTGTAATTGTTTTGTTTCATGCTTTGAGTTATATATTGAGTTTCATCAGCTTCTTTATATATTCTTCTAGCTTTTTTTGCTATATTATCATTACTTTCTAACAATTCATAAAGTTCTGCTGTGTTTGTTATTTTAGACATTGATTCCCATTCTTCTTGAGTAAAACTTCCGTTTTTATTATTCATACTTCTTAGATAAGCAACAGAAGCATAATCAAACCAAGTGTCTCTTTGAGCTAAGAATTTAGCTTTCTTTTCTTCGTTTTTCATACTAGTTACACCTTTGTCAAAAGCATAAAAACTTTCCATAGGAGTATAATCTTTGAATTGTTCTTTATAAGTATTTTTGATTTGGTTTCCAACAATCATTTTTACTTTATCTGGAATATCATCAATATCTTTATATCTTTCTGTTTTAACTGAAGTAAAATTAATACCATCTATTATTATATCTGCATATTCACTACCAGCTTGTTTAACAGCATTCATTCTATTTATATCATTTGCTATAAGTTCTTTTCTTCTATTAGCACTATCTAATAATGAAGTAGGATTCCATCTTTGAATAGTAGCTGATTTACTTATTAAACCATTATGATAAAAAGCGTTAATAGAGTTTTCTAAAACACCCATTGTTCTATAGGCAAATAATGTTCCATTACCCATAGTTTTATCTATAACTTCTTTGTTTTTTCCATATTCAACAACATCAGTAAAAGTAAAATCTTTTAAAATACTGAAGTTATTTATACCAGTTATTTCTACTACTTCTCTTTCTTTTCCATCAGAACCTATTTGTTTCGTAATAGCGGTATTAAATATTTTACTAGAACCTTGATTTCCATGAAGTATATAATTTATTACATTGGCATCTCTAAGTCTATCTTCTTCTGCTATTTCAGTACCAGCTGATAAACTTATTTGTTTTCCGACATATTTTTCTAATTCAGAGAATTTAACTTTGTTATCTTGATTATAAAAACTTTTTATCATATCGCTTAACTGTTTTTTATCATCAGAATCATCCATTGTTTTATATTTAGATTCAAGCCAGTTAATAAAATCTTGACCAGTTAACTCTCTTTGGTCTCTACCTTTGTTTTCTTCTAAATAATCATTTACTTGTATATTTAATGCATTAGCATAATTAGAACCTTCTTTTATAATTTTACCTAAGTTTATTTTCTTTTCACCATCAGCAAAATCTATAAACTCTCCAAGTATGTCTTTAAAAAAACTTTGTTCGCTTATCTTTTGATAACGTAAACTTCTTTTATAATATTTTTCAGCTTCTTTTTTTACTAGTTCTTCGTTTATTTCATCAACAGTTTCTCCACCTATAAGATTTTTTAAACTAGAAAACATAGGAACACTAAGAAATTTTTTATACATAGTTTTCATAACACTATCATTATTAACAACATCAACATCTAGAGCATCTGTTGTATTGTTTGTAACTATGTGTTTTACAACTTCAACAAATTCAGGATTTTCTGCGTTATAATCTGTAACTCTTTTATATTCAGAGTTATCAACTACGTTTCTTATTATGTTTGTCTTTTGTTCAAATAATTGTTTTATTCCGCTACCAAAGGTATCAAACATTACTTTACCTATATCTTTTACTGTTGTAAAAATAGAACTTACTATTCCTTTTTCAGAACCATTTTGAAAAGCATCACCTATTGCTTGTCCTATTCCGGTTTTTAAACTATCAGTAGTCCTTCTATAAACTTCACTTGTAAAAACATTAAAATCTTTTGTAAAATTATCAGCTTTTTCTGCATAACTATAAGCTTTTTTATAAAAATCTGGATTATCAAGAGCTTGTTTAAAAGCTTTATGTCCAGAATAAATAGCTAGAACAGAACCTAAAGCTGTTAAATCTTCAGAGTAACTTTCGTTTTCATCTGTATTTAATAATGTACCAGCTGCTACTAATCCAAAACTAATCATATCTGAATAGTCTTTATTTATTTTAGTCTTCTTTAATGCCATACCTGTTAATCCAAAAAAAGCACCTAGTTTAGCTGTTTTCCACAATAAACTTTCGCTTTTTACTGGTATAGCACTATATTCATTAGTATTCTCATCTCTAGCCATTTATTCCTTCCTTTTTTTATATTCCTAATAGTTCTTTATAAAAACTATAATATTGTTTAGCTTCATCTGTGTGATTAATACATACTTCATCTTCAAAAGAAGTTAAACCATTATCTTTTTCTTTTATAAAAAATACAGAGCCAAATTTTCTAACACCTATATATAAAGTGTTTCTATAGAAAGCATTAACTCCGCATTCTTTCATTATATGTTTAAATATTTTATCTGCTAATTTTCTATTTATTCCAGTACAGTTTTTAGAACTATACAAGAAATCATGTACAACAGCAGCTTCATCATATTTTCCTCTTGGAGGTAAAACTGCCCATAAGAAAAAAGGTATACTAGCAAAATCTGTAATAAAACCTTTAGGTACTCTTATAAGCATTTTACCAACTTGATATTCAAAGTCTTCTAGTAGAATGTAGCTGTCGTTAAACAACTTTTCGTATTTTAATTCTGTTAATCTCATAGGTTTTTAAGTGATTCTATTTCCTTTTCAAAGTATTCTTCTTTGTTAAAATCCCAATCATTTCCTTCAACTTTAGGATTAATTAAATTTAAAAAGGCGGTTGCATTTTCTTCGTTATAATTTTCAATTAAAAACTTTTTAAAGTTTTCGAAGTTTTCTTCTTTAGGAAACTCTATTCTATTTAATTTAGATTCAAACAAATATAAAGTAAAAATTTCTTTTTTTGTTTTATTTATCAAATCATCTAGTTTATAATTTCTATTTAATAATTCAAAAATTATAACACCAGCAAAACTATTTAAAGATTCATAGAATTCATTTATAGTTCTAACAAACAATGCTTGTCCATCTATATCATTATATTTAATGAAATATAATATAAGTTGTTTTACATATTCTTCATCGTTTATTATCAACTCTATTTCATCAGCATTTAAGTCTGTATATTTTTCTAAGAATATTTTTTTGTTTTCAAGATAGAATTCAAGTTTATTTATTTTCTCTAGAACCTTTAATTCTTTTATTTCAAACTCTCTTTCTATATAGCTATTTGGAATAGTTATTTTCACATTAAACCTCCAATATTTGGAATTTTTTATTCAAGTCGCTCATTTCTTTTATGATGTGATACATACTTAAACTTCTACCAGCTGGCATTTTTACTATTTCTTCTTCTTCTAGTTTAGGGTGCATTACGCAATTCATTAAACAGAATAATTGAAATTCTTTTAAGTTGCTTGTATAATCTCCAACTTTTTGTAAAAATTCTTGATATTCTTCTTTATAAAGTGGTCTTATAAAATAACATATTCCAGATTTTCCAAGACTTATTTCATCGTAATTAGGGTCTACAACGAAAGCTTTTAATTGAGGATGATTCATTTTTAATTCTAAGAATTCATCGTTGGTTATTTTTGTATAACCATTACTTCTAAGTGCTGGAAGTTGTTCTATTAAAAACATTCTTTTATTTGGGTCTGATAAAATAGATTCTTTAAAGTCTAAAAACTCAGTAGAATTATAAAGTTTTTCTACAGCCTCTTCTTTAATCTTTTCTTCTTCAGTCCTAAAGTCGATTTCAGGTTGTTTGTTAAATTTATTTTTATTCTTATTTTTTTTCTTTTTCTTGAAACTTGGTTTTTGTTCAGAATCAATTTTCTCCGCCGGCGCATTTGTGTTAGATTCTGGAACAGTAGTTTCAGACAATTCCTTTTTTAGGTCATTAAAAATTTTGCTTTTTTCTTCGTTGTTTAACATCTTAGTACCTCCATATTAGTCAGTAAGTTTTATTTTATTATCTACTATTTTTACATTAGAAGAACTTAACTTATCTTCTATTTTTTTCTGAGTTTCTTTATCGATTATTTTCTTTTTCATATTAACTCCTTTCAAAACTAGGGTTTCCTATAAAATCATAGAACTCTATTATATCTCCACGACCTACATTAATTTCAGTTTGTTTTCTAATAAACAAAACATCTTTTAATGCTATATAAGGACAAGCTGTATCTCCAGTACCATTTTCAAAATTGATAACTATTTTTAATCTATTATCTCCAGATGTTTTATCTAGGTAATATAACAAATCATCATTTTTAAAAAGAGCGTCTGTTTTACCGTCTTTTAATCCTTCCATTTCATATAATAAATTACTAGCTTTGTTATTATTTTTAATTAGATTATTTAGCATTTTAATTTCAGTTTTTTTAGCTTCCATTATAGCATATAATCCATCTGGCTTTTTATATTTTGAGTCAGGATATTGCTTAGTATGTTCTAAAATTAATTTTTCTAATTTTTTTATTTCTTCTTGCAAACTATTTATTTTAGTAGTACTAGCTTGAATGTTTTTATCTTTTATTAACATTCTAATAAACTGAGCTACAGTTATTTTTCTTAACCCTATTTTACCAGTAACTATTTGACGTCCATTAAGATATTTATTATAAGTAGGACTATTGTAGCTATATATAGGTATTTTTTCATTTGTTTGTTCTAAACTAGCTACAACAGCGTTACCTACAAGACTATCTTTACCATCTAGTTTTATATGTATTTTTGTTCTATTAGGAGCTGCATAAAAACCATTTTCAGTAAATGCTTGAATAAACTCATCGGTGAATTGTTTATCTATCTCCATAATTCACCTCCAAAGTTATTGTTTTAATTGCCAGTGAGGCATATCTTTAAATCTTACCCAATCTCCGCCCCATTCAATATTATACTTTTTCATTAAAGGTTCAGCTATTTTTCTTATTTCAAGATATTTATTAGCGTCCCAATCAAGAGTACCTTTTTGTTTACCAGTAAATGCAAAATCTATTGCATGTGAATATCCGTCTGGATGTATTTGATGTTGTGATTTATTTATTAAACCGTCGCACTTTGTTACTATTCCAACTTTTCTACCCCATCTATCTGTAAACCTAGTTCTCCCGTATGAGAAATACATTTGTTGAGTTTCTAAACTTCTAACGCCTTCCACTATAGAAATATCATAAGGACTTAAAGCTAATAATTCTCTTATGAAATTAACTAGATTAGGATGTACGTTTTCTAATCTTTTTAGACTTAGTTCGCTGAAACTCCATTTATTTTTGTTTTCCAATATTAACACCTCTGTTTAATAATTCTTCTTTAATACCGTTTTCTATTAAGTCTGCGTGTTTTTCTAAATCAATGAATTTTAAAAATTCTAAATCTCCTCTAGCTTTAGCTATATGATAATTTAATTGATTAGCATAAACATAATAGACTCTAATAAATTCTCTCATTCTATAAAGAGCACTTTGCTTTTGAAGTTTTACTCCAGTTATTTTATCTAAATAAATTTCTTTCCAACAATCATCTATTATTCTAAGTATTTCAAATATATCTTTTCTATCAATAACTGGTAAACCAAGAGCTTCTATACATTCATCTTTTCTTTCATCTGGTAGTTTATCCCAAGTATTAGAAACATCTTTTTTTATATTATCTATTTCTTCTTTACTTCTTATTATATGAGATGAATATATATCACTTTTAAAATGATTGAAAAAGAATGGTATTCTAAATGAAACTTTTCCTTCGCAAATGAATGTTGCAACTATTCTTCTTGCGAATTCATTAACACTTTGATTATACTGTGTATTTACAAATTTTACATTTCTTAAGATAAAATCACCATAAGGGTCTTTATTTTCTTTCTGTATAACATATAAATCCATAGCTTCTAATTCTTCAACACTTTGTATATAAGCTTTACCTTTAGTATCGTTATTAGTAAATAATAAACTTTGTAAAGGATAACCTTCTAATACTTCAAATACCATTACTCCAGAAGTAATTTGATTACTTGAACTATATCCCATATTTTGTTTAAAACCTATATGAAAAAAAGGTTCAACTTGTTTAGAACTATCTATCTTTAACATAGATATCATAGGTCTATGTATATTAGTCATTCCTGGTTTATAGAAAAATACGTTTAAATCAGCAAGACCATTTTTAGTAATTATAAAATCCATATTGCCTCCAATTAAAAAAGGATTCTCAATAAGAGAACCCTTAATCCTTATATTACTTGTCCAGGGATTAATTGACTTTGGTTAGAAACTGTTTCTTCTTTAACTTCAGTTCTTGAAACTGCTTCAAAACTAAATTGTTCTCCCATAGTAGCTGAACCACCTATTGAATAACCACTAGATGTAAATTTAACTCCTAATATTGAAACAGAAAATACTTTCTTGTTTACAGGGTTAGTAAAATACATTTTGATTTCACAAGGTGGTAATTGGTCCATGTGTTGAAAAGAATCAAGTTCTTTTAAATCTATTACTCCGTTTGTATCTAATTTTAATTTAGAACCATCAACTGGTTTATAATGTTTCATCATTCTTCTAATTCTAGCACCTATAGATTCATTTAAAACTACACTAGTCAAATGTCCTCTTATAGATTTAAAACCTTCAGTTAAACCTCTAGGGTCTGCACTTCCGAAAGCCCATCTAGGTTCTTTTTCATTAGAAGTAAATACTTGTAAACTAACAATAGTAGTTAAAGGTAATTGATAAAACTTTTTAGCTCCGTTTTCTTCAGTAACTATATTTAAAAATAACTTACAGTCTTTTCCAGTTCCAACAGCATAATTATATATTGGTTGTTTAAAATCAATTGATTGTTGTGCCATATTTTATATCCCCCAAGAATAATATTCTGTTTGTCCTTCAGGTGTAACGTCTGTACCATCAACAGGTTTATAGTCTTCCATGTCTTTAGCTAACCAACTATATTGTTCTCTAACTGATAATTGGTCAACTCCTACTCCAGAACTTCCTGAAGCGAATCTCATTCCAGAAATTACGTGTTGTATTTTTTTATTTTTATTTGTCTCTTTAACTCCTAATACTATTATATCCATATTAGGTAAATCGTTAACAGAGTTTATTTCTCCAAAATCATATTTAGGAGTATAAGAACCATCAGATGCTTGATTGAAACCAAGTTCAGCATATTGAACTCCAGCATCTTTTAATATTTGTCTTATTTCTCCTACGAATCCTTTATTAAGAACTTCAAATACAATTGAACCACTTATTAATTTAGAACCTCTTGCTACACCTCTTGCGTATTTATAACCAATAGCAATTACTGGTTCAGAAGCATATGTTTGTTTCCAAGAATATGCACTAGCAGTTCCAAGTTCAACAAGTTCAAATTTATCCACTCTGTTATAAACATCATATCTAGTAGGAACTTTGATAAATAATTTTACTTCCGTTCCGTTAAATGTATCGAACTCTTTAGATTTGTTCTTAAAGTTATGAAACATATCTTGTGGATTAGCCATTATTTATCACCATCCTATTGTTCATTAAGTTTTTGATTTTCAACTTCTCTCCAAGGTTCTATTGAACCTAATATTTGTACTTTTGTAGCAACGTCATGCATAGGTGTTCCAGCAGATACTCCAAAAGTTTCACTTAAGAATGTAACTAAGTTACATCTAAACATATAAATCTTTCCTTTTTCATATCTTCCTATAGAATCATCTATATCATCAGCTGTACCATATACAACAATATTTACAGGAGGTAAATCTGTTAAATCTATAATTTCATCTTCGTATAACTCAGTAACTAAGTTTTCTGTTGGTCCAGATAACAATCTTTGGTCTTCTTCAAGTATTGTATACTCTTCAAAGCCCCAACCATTCAAGTTTACTTGAGTAAACATTTTAGTTTGAGTATTATATTTTCTAACATCTTTTGTTAACGCTCTTAAGAAACCATTATCTATTTGAGAAAAAACTATAGTACCGTATGTATTTCTTAAAGCTTGAGTTACAGCTACTGGATTTTTTCTTCCAACAGCATGTGTCCATCTAGCAGCTCTATTTGTTTCTGCTATTATTTGTTGTAAATTTCCTATATCATAAGTAAAATACTTAACAACTTTCAAACCATTAGCATCTGTTTTAGTAAGTGGAACTTCCATAAAAACTCTTAATCCAGAACCTTTACAAAGTACGTTACCACTACCCATTACATAATCATTATGAGCCATTAGTTCACCTTACCTTCGTATTTTTCCCAGTCAGTAATTTCCCCAATAGCCATAAAACTAACAGCGTTACTAAATTCAGTTGAGTTGATTGCTATACCAGAAGCTTCAGAAGTTATATAAACACCTTTTATAGTTTTCTTTCTAACTTCTATTATACCAGCTTGGTTTTTACTTTTAGATATTAGTATTATTTCGAACGGAGGCATTTGACCCCAATCTGTCTTTGAGTTGTCGCTATGAAATTCCCATTGAGTAAAGTTATCTTCAAAACTTAAAAATGGAGTTTCGTATAAAGTAGGGAATTTTATTTTATCTGCTCCACCATTGATACCTTCCATTAGTAAAGCTTTTAATTTACTAAATGAATTTTCATGAAATACTTTAAATGTCATTTGACCTTCTGCTATTTCCATACCAGGGTAAATGTCAACAGGTCCTCTTGAAGTAAGTGTATATTTTGGAGAAGCACTATTAGATACTTGCCATCCTATATTTTCTAAGAAACCTATGTCAAAATATTCTTTTATATATCTATCAGCTAAGTTCTTAGTAAAAAATATTTTAGGGAAAGCAAATTTGCATTCTAATTCAGCACCACTAATAGTAGCTGAAATAAATTCTTTTTGTTTTCTTGCCATTTGTACCTCTTTATATTTAAGTGAGGGAAAAATTTCCCTCACTATTTAATTTTATTTTCTTTATAATATTCTAGCTGACATTCTTATTAATTGTAAAGTTTGTATTTCTGTAGCTACGAAGTTCATGAATAAAGCTCTTTCTGCAACACCATTAGGGTTTTTAACAGAAGCTAAGCTTAAGCTTAATTCATAGTTAGGTAAAATGTATTCGTTAACAGCTGGTTTAAAAGCTCCTTCTTCTACATTTGTTTTAATTATAGCTAAGTCAGTTCCATCATCTATTCTTTCACCTTTATAAGGCATTAAAATAGCTTTTGAATTTTCTATTAATTCATAAACAGCAATTAATGTTTCAATTTTTTGGAATTGATTATCAGGAGAAGTCATTAATTGGCTTCTAGATACAGAACCTACAGATTGTCCATGTTCTTGTTGGATAACACAGAATTTTTTAGAATCTAATAATTGTAATTGTTTTTCAGAGAATTTAACTTGGCATTCACCTTTAAAATTAACTCCAGCTGGACTTCTTTTTACTCCAACTTCTTTACAGATATTAGAATATTGTCTTGCTAAATAAGTTCCTTTAAAGTCTTTGTTGTTAACGTTCATTATGTATTTAGGATTTAATCCAGAAGAGATTTCAGTAGGTACTTCTTTATCTAAAGTAATTTCAACAGCATTTGTACCAGTAACAACTATTTTTTCAACTTTAGCGGAATGAACAAGAGTATCCATTTTGTTATATGTATAAACTTCCACTCTATCTCCAACAGAGAATGCAGTAGTTGATTTTTTTGTAACAACTTTCTTTTGAGAAATAGTAGCTATTTTTGCTTGAGGTAAACCTCTTAATCCTCCAAGTCCATCATACATATTTACTCCAACAACTACACTTAGGAATTTACCTAAATCATTCTTTTGTCCTCTTGAATCAACTATTGTAGAATGTTCTCTTATGATTTCATACATTGCAGCACATTTATCTACATATGCTTGAATATCTTTTATAGAAGCACTCTTAGGTGGTTCTGGGCTTAAAAAAGTATAACAAGAATTTTGTGTAGAAGTTATTTTTAAGTTATGTAATAATGTTCTTCTTAATAAAGAAGCACTATCAGCTAATTTAACAACATCTAATCTTTCTAAAACTTCTGTTTTAGTTTTGTGTTCAGGTTTTACTTTGAAAGAACCTTCTTTGATTCTTACTACAGTATCATCATCAATTTTTACCATTAATTCTTTTAAAACATCTATTTTTAATTCGTTATTATCTACAGATATTGTAACATAACTAGATAAATCACCAGTTTGATTTGTTACAGCTAAAGTTTTAGAACCAGCAACTCCAGAATAAGTTACATCTGCTCCAAATTTAAAATCTTTAACTCCATCTTCTGTAATTATCTTTGCGGTTTCATCATCAATTAAAACTTCAAAAGTATCATGTACTCCATCAGTTGCTTCACCAGCAGAAACTGTAGATTTAGTACCTTTAACTGATAAGTTAAATTTCTTATCTACAACTATTCCTAAAGTAGAGTTATAAGCAGTTACTGATTTAACTAACTCTTGGAATTTTTCAAATTGGTCTTTTAATTCTTTTACTTGTACTTTGTTAGGGTCTAAAGCTAACATATCATCTAAACTTAATCCAGCAACTATGATTTCTCTAGTAGCTAAGTTTTCAGTTGCTTCAAAAGCATAATCTAAAGCTTCATACATATCAGCTAAAGAGTTTAAATCAGGAGTATCTCCATTTCTTTTTACTATTCTTACTAGAGCTATATTAGAACCACTAGGTATTAATCTGATTATGTTTCTAACTTCTCTTGTCATAACAAGGTTAGTTGTTTCAAGTGTATCTATAGCATCTTGAGCAGAAGAGATTATTATAGGATTGTTTGGTTCGATATAAGTTTCTTCTAAATCTCCAAATTCATCTGTTGATTTCATTATTTCTGGTAAAATACAATAAATTGTATATACGTCTTTTAATTTAACAACAGGTGGAGTAGTTTCATTAGTGTCATTTATATTTACATAAAATCCAGGTAGCATTTTGTTTTTATCTATTGCCATTTAGGTCATTACCTCCAATTATGGTATTTGAAATGATTCAAAATCATTTTTTTTAAATTCTTCAATTTTTTTTAACGATTTGCCTAAAACATAAGAGTTTTTATTTGTCTCTATGTTTTTGTTTATTGTTCCAGAACTTGTCATATTATATATATCAAATTCACTTGGTTCTACATCAAAAGCAATTTTAAATGCTTCTACCAAATAATAATTATTATACTCGCACTCTTCTTTTAATCTCATATGAAAATAAATTTTGACCGTTCTTAAATCATCTTTATCACTTATAGGTTCTGTTTCTATATGAGATATACCACATACTACTACAAAAGGTTTTGTAATTCTATGTGAATAAACATTAAGAGATTTTTCTAATATATTTATTATTTTTAATTGTTGTTTTAGAGTATTAGTTTTAACTGTAAAGATAAATTCATTATCTGAATAAAATAACTCTTTTCTTATTGGAACCTCTTCTGGTAAATTCTTTCTATGTTCTAGTCTAGTTGAATTACTAAAAGTAGGTTTTCCAGCTAACAATACTCCTTCATTGTTAAATAATACAGTAGGGTCTCTATCTGTATTAGTATGATAACAACGTTTACTTAGGTTTATATAAATTAATCCATCTTCAACAGGTAAAGATTTCGTTGTATCTTTTTCATGCTTATCTTCTCCTAATATTATTAAAGGAGATATTTCTTTATTTATTATAAATGCAAATTCTACAAGTCTTTGTAATTCATCCATTGCATCTAATAAAATATTAGGTCTATCGAAGATAAATCTATCTTTATATTTATCAACTAATTCACGCAAAGCTTCTACTCTTCTTTGACTTATCTTCATATTAACCTTCTTGTATTTCAATTAATTTATCAAAATCTTCTATTTTAAATTCTTTAATAAAGTTTACTTTTCTTCCTATGATTTCATAAAAAATAAAATCATGGTCTCTAAATTCTTCTCTGTTAACTATTTTATAGACAGATACTATTGTTTTTTCATCTTCTTTTAAAAGACAAATTAAATCTTCTGTATTCATGTCTTGATAAAACTCATCAACATAAAATTTTCTATCTTCGTTAATAGACGTAGCAAATTTTGTTTTCTCGAATTGTGTAACATAACTATTGTTTAGTTCATTTCTAATTTTATCTGTTAAAATAGCTTGTCTGATTTTACCAAAACCATAACACTTAGGACATTTAGGGTCTGGCTCAGAATCTATAAGTCTATCTTCATTATAACAATCACAGTTCTCAACAGCTTTTAACCAAAGACATTTACTTCCAGTCCTCGAAGCTTCTTTGAACTTTAAAGAATACTGATTTTGCACATCCCACCTCACATCTCTTAAGTTTATGAGCAATACCTGGTTCTTTATATAAAGCTTCATATAATTCTTTTTCAGCTTCATAAATTAAGTTTTTAATTAAGTCGCTACTAGAAACAGTTCCATTAGCTCCTCCACCAACTCCAGTAGCAAAGTTACCTAATTTTAGATTACTTGTACTAGGTGATGCACCTAAACCAACATCAGCATTTACTCCGTTAATAAATTTTAAAGCTAAAAATTCAGACATGCAATATAAATTAACTAATCTTTTATATAAAGGAAAATACTCTATATCTTCTATTTGTACTTTATCAAGACCAAATCTTCTTTTTAAATAAACAGATTTTTCTTGTATCATTCTTTTGAATCTCTCGTCTGTTTTTTCGTTGAATTTTAAATCTGTATCTTTTAAGAATTCTCTTAAGTCTTTTACATTACTCCAATAATATCTAGGTTCTTCTTTTATTATTATTTTTTTATCTAATATAGTTAATACATATATTACATTAGTTTCTCTATTTATGTACGTTTTGTCTTTTACATCTAATTTATATTTTTTATATGGAAAGTCTGGATAGATTTCGTTAGTATATTGTTCTACTTTTATAGGCATAGAACTTTCATCTATAAATCTTAAACCATCTGGGTCAAACTTAACTTTAAGAGTATTAGCTAAATTCTGTATTACTATTTGTTCTTCTGAACTAGAAACAGTAAATTGATTATTAAGAGTATAATCATCAACATCTAATTCTATTTCTTTAGGTTCATCTTCTTCTTTCTCCGCCGGCGCATTTTTTTCGTCGTCAGGATTAAAAAGATAATTAATAGAATTTGCTTTTAACTTAATACCATCAAAGAAATTTCCATATATTTCTATTTGAGTTTCATCTATAACTCTTATAATAAATCTTTCTTTTAGTTCTTCGTTGTTTTTATAAAAGGTAAAAAAGTTATTTACGAAAGGATTTTCATTTTCGTCTAATTTATATATAACTTTATCCCTTTTCCAAATAACTTTAGACATAACTCATTACCTCTTATTTTTTAGATTTCTTAGATTTCTTTTCAGGTTTTTCTTCAATAACTTCTTCAGCAATTTCTTCAACTACTTCAGTTTTTTCACTTTCTTCCACAACAGGTTCTTTAGATTCAGCTTCAACTGTGGGAGTTTCTGTTTTAGAAGCTTTTTCTTGAGAAGTAGTATCAAGAATTTCTTTATCTAAATCAACTATTTCTAAGTAATTTTCTCTTATGAAATATTCTAATTTTTTTACATTATTTTCAGTAGCTTCAATAGAAGGATTTTCTAATGTAAGAGTTATTCCTTCTTTAGAAACATAATGAACATTTTTAAGTCTTATAACTTTCATTGTTCCTCCATGTATTTTAATAAAAGGCGGGCAAATATGTACCCGCCCTATATTGTTAAGTTAATTAAAATAATTTTTTACCATGTTCTATAGATATAACTCTATCTTCAGATTTAGGGTCAAATACGTCATCAGTAACGTTGATATTTCTGAAAGCGAATACTCCATGGTCTTTATCTAATACGAAGTTGTAGTAGTTTTTGAATTTAATCTTTGTAACGTCTACCATTTTATCTTCTATTTTATCAGATATAATACCTCTACCATCATGAACGTGAGTTAAACATCTTGAACTGTCACATAATATGATGTCTGTAACATCGTTAGGTGCAGAAGCATGTTGAACTGTAGGTTTAATAGTAAATCTTGTTCCTGGAGTAGTAATAGCAGTACCTTTTTTGAAGAAACTTACTAAAGGAGTAACTATTACGTTAAGAGTTTTATTTGTTATTAATTGAGGAACAGCTAAATGTTCTTCTTTTTCTATAATAGGTCCATGTACTTTTGACCATTTTGTTAATTGGTTTTGAGCTATTGTAGGCATTTTCTTAGGAATCATAAACCAAATATTTGCAGTTTCTTTTAAGTACTTTTTGATATTAGGTTCAGCAAAGAATACTTTCCAAGCTAAAGGATGTATAAATATAGTATCTACATCATATCCAGAATGTTGAGTTTCAAAGAAGAAGTTTTCTAAGTCTCCTAATAATAAAGTACCATTTTTTGTAGCTGGGTTAGCAAATGAAACTCCAGAAGGCATTTTAGTTGGGTCTAATCCATCTAATACAGTTCTTCCGTTAGCTTCTATTAATCTAACAGCTTCTAATGATTTATATCTTTTGATATCGTTTATTGCAGCACTACAAAGAGCAGTTAATAAAGCGGCACCGTTTCTTTTGATTGCTTCTTCAGTAAGAGTAACGAAAACCCCGATTTTTCCTTTAGAAGTTTTGATATAATCTTCTGTAGATTCTAGGTTTAAAGTCTTGAATTCTCCACCTTCAGCTACTCTAGTTGTTGCTGGTGAACCGTTTTCTCCTATTACTATTGTATAAAATACTGTAGCGTCTTCTAGAACTAAATCTCTAGATATAAATTGCCAAGCTTCTAATTCTTGAGTTTCTATTCTTGTAACTAATCTATTTATTACTTGTTGAGCGAAGAATCCTAATGAACTAGCAGAGAAGTCTTTTATTATATTTCTTCCAGCAGATTCATTAAAATCTTTTGCTATTGTTTCTATTTTTTCAGAAAGGTCAGCTAGAGACATTTTTGTTTGAGTATTAGCATCAAACCCATCATTATAGATTGCATCTGCTAAATCTTCAATTTGTTTTATAAACTCTACACCTTTTTCTGGGTCTTCTTTAAAAGCGTCTGTATTAAGAACTTTTCTTTCTTTGTTTAGTTCCATAAATCCTTTTACAGCGTCTTTTATTTGTAAATCATTATAATCGAAAATTCTATTCATTTATCCTCCAATTTATTACATTGCAACGTAGAATTCTACTATTGTTTTAATATAATTTGCGTCGTTAAATTTTTCACCTATAGATAACCATACATTTCTAGATGTTCCAGCAGTATCTTTACCTTGTAAGTTAAAATCAAAACAAGATTGATTTGTGTAATATAAGTTATTATATTGTTCTCCAGGAATTATTGAAGTTGCTCTACCAACTCTTTGAGTTATTTTATCAGTAGCATCATCAAAAACTACAGGCATTCCAGCATACCAAGCTTTAGTTTTATCTGCATTAGCAGCTGTTTCTCCGAATAAATAAGGTAAAGTTCCATCAGTTAAACATGTAGTTATTTCAGCAGTAGTTATAGGTCTAACTGAGCATCCTGGTTTAAATTCAAATAATTTCTTTGAAGCTCCATCTTTTTTGTAAGCATATCCTCTTTCAAATAAAGCTTCGAATTGGAATACAGTAGGAGTAATTCCTTGTAAGTCATCCATTGAGTTTACACTGTTGATTGCTTGTTCAGTACCATTTCCAGTTAAAAGTGCTTTTAAGTGAGCTGTACTTCTTAAACAATGTCCTATAACACCATATGGAGCTAATGTTCCATCAGCTGGTACTAAGTATCCTTTGTCATTTATTGCTACAGCTATTGAAGGAGAAGAAACTAAATCCATTCCTTCTGGCATAATTCCTTTTAATTCTAATACAGTTTTTAAGTCTGGGTCAGCTAATGGTGTTCCAAAACCACTTGATACAACTGATTTTGCAGTTCCTTTATAACCCATTGGTTCGCTAAGTCCTCTATTTGTAAATAACACTATTGGTTACCTCCGTTTTTAATTAAAATTTTTAATAAATAATTCAGATAAAGAATCTTTATTTTCTGTTTTAGCTTGAGCATCTTTAGCTTTTAGCATTTCTTTTAAAGCTTCTAAATCATCTTTAATATTTTTTTCAACCATTTCCGCAGAACCTTCTTTTGGTTCTTCTTTTCCGTCATTTGTTTGTTCAGCATTTTCTTTGTTATCTTCTACGTTAGTATTTTCAGGTTCAGTTTCTGGTTCAGTTTTAGGTTCTTCTGGTTTTTGTTCAGAATCTTTAATAGGCTCAGTTTGAGTTGCTATTACTTGTAAACTATCAGAAACTTCTTTTACTAAGTTGTGAGTAGAAGTTTTTAAACTATCTAATACTTTCATAAGTTTTTCAATCTTTTCATCTTCTAAAGAACTGATGAAATCTTTTATTTCCGCTTCAGCAGAGTCTTCGAAATTCCAAGTGTTTTTCATGTCCTTTAAAAGTGAAGCGATTAATAAATCTTTAATCATTTCATCACCTTTGTTTTCATTATCGTTTTGAGTATTGTCTAACACATTTTCATTGTTGTCAATTTTCGGTACGATAGTATTAGAATCCGTAATTTGTGTTTTGTCAATTTTAGCATCATTCGTTTTATTTTCTTTTTTGTCAGGTATATAAATTATACTAGTGTCATTAGCTGGAACATTTACTATAGATATTTCTCCAGCTTCATATTGTCCAGAAGCTACAGGGATACAAACTTTTTTTGTTTTATCTTCTAGATCATATTCTCTACCTACAGAATGAGAACATTCCCAAATTGAACTTCCACAAATATTACATCTCATATCTTCTACAAAAATACCTTGAGATACAGTTAAATAAAAACCATCTTCTATTTTTTTCATTGTTTCATCATCAACAAATGCTTTTAAAATAGTAGAACCTGTACCTTCTTCAAAACAGCCATTATCTTGGAAAAATTTTAAAACTTCTTCTGGTAAAACAGAATCGTGAGCAGATTCTACAGATAAACCATCGTGAGTTACATACCAAGCATCTAATATTCTTCCTTGTGGTTCTCCTTCGATTTGGTCATGATTTTTTAGAACTGGTTTATTATAAGGAGATGTCCAACCTCCAGAAACAACTAATTCTTTAGTTGATTTGTCAGCATATGTTCTAGAATTTATTTCTTTATCAGAAGTAGTAGCCAACATATAAACAAGATTATTATATTCCTTGTTTAAAATAGGTTTTCTTTTTTTCTTATCAGATATTTGAACTTTTACTTTTGAATCTTTAAAAGACTTATCTTCTTTCATTTTATTTATATCAGTAAAGTCATTTATCTTATATAAGTGTTTAATCAAGCTTTTTCACCTCAATCTTTTTTAGTTTTCTTTGTGGTTCCAGTACCACCTGTATGTTGATTTTTAGGATTATTAACATTTTCTACATTACCATTCATTTCTTCTTGTTCATATAATTTTTGGAAAGTTTTTTCTATATCAAACTTTTCATCCATAGAACATAATTCTCTAGCTTCATCAATAGTAATAACACCACCTTGAAATAAGAACACGGCGTGTTTTTCTTTTCTTTCTTTAACATTAAAATCGTCAGTAAATTTAATTTCTATATCTTTATCTACTTTAAATAAATCTAAACATATATTATGTATAATAGTTTTATTTATTTGAAATTCAAGTTCCTTTAAGAAACTGTTTGTTATTAAAAGTGTATTTTCATCTTGAGTTTCAGCATCTTGTCTACCAGAACTAGTAGAACCAAGTTGTCCTTTTGAAGTATAAAGTCCAGCATACATTTGAATTTCTAACGCTTCAAGTAATTTATCAGGACTTTTAAATTCTTTTTCTACTTTATTTATATTAACAGGTATATCAAATATTAAATCATCATCAGTTTGTTCTAATAATGCTTTAGCAGAATTATAACTATCTGTCTTTATTTGTCTTACTTGACCACTTTTTGTTATTCCTAATTCATATATTATACGAGTTATTCTTTGGTCAGCATAAGATTCTAAAGCGTTATCCATTAATAAATTATATTTTTGAATAACTGGAATTACAGAACACCATATTGGCATTGCAAATATTTCATCCGATTCTTTATTATAAGTATAATGAAATATTTCAACTCCGTTTTTAAATTTTCTATCTTTATATATAGCTCCGTATCCATCATATCCATCTTCACTTAAAATAAAAGTTTCACAAAAACTATTACCGAATTTTTTATCTACAGTCCAACCTTTGTTTTGAATTATTTTAAGTCTGTCTATAGCTGAGTCTTTTCTAATAGGCATTATGAAAACATTAGAGTATTTTACTAAATTTTGAAAAGCTTCTTTTAAGAATAAGTTAGGATTATAATTGCTTCTTTTTAATATTAAATTAAATTCAGTTGCAACTTTTTTAACTTCTTCTGGATTTGACCCAACAAATTTTATTGGTTTATCAGAAGCTTTTGCTGTTATATTTAAAATAGCTCTTGCAAGTAATGGTAATTTAAAAATCTCATCTTTGATTTTTTTAAGAACAATGTCCATGTTATAACACATGGCTTTTTCTCTTTTGTCTCCAATATTAAACGATAAGAAATCTTTATCTATATAAGTAGATTTATATATAGACGAATAGTCTCTTTTTTCATTATCAACACGTTCAATTATTGTTTCTTTTTTATTTTCTTGTTGTTTGTCTGTTGCGAAGAGTTTACTAATAAAACTTATTTTTCTCACCACCTTATTTAAGCAATTCAGTTATTTGATAAGTAGATAAATAAGTATTTTCTTCTTCTTGCAGAAACTCATCTGTTTCTTTTAAGACTTGAATTTTTTGATTAAAAAACTCATCTAAATCTTTGTATCTCTCTTCATCAAATTCTATTTTCTTTTTGTTGTTAATATTAAATATCTTTATTTCGTCATCTTTGTTTTTGTTGTTTAATATAGAATAATTTTTAGCATTATTAATATAATCTGTCAATTTACGGATATTATCTTCAAGTTCTTTTATTTCGTTCATATTTGGCATAGCTTTGTTATGTTCTAATACAAGTTTATTTTTAAGGTTATTTCTTTCTCTTATTTTTTCATAATAATCTATATTGTTTATTCTATCTAAAAAGTTTTGTATTTCTTTTAATCTTTTTATGTGGTCTTCGCTTAATATTTGTTCTATATCACCTATTGTTTTTTTCTTTATTATATATCCTTTTTTCTGGATTAATTCTTTTTTCTCTAATATCTTTTCTCTTTTACCTGATTGGTATACTAGCTCTACTTTACTATCTCTATATACTATTTTCTTTGGTATATCTTCTTTATCTTCTATTATTCTTTCTATTGATTCCACTTGTCTAGGACTTCCATTTGTAACTATTTTAGAATATTCAAACTTACCAGCTTTATGAGGCTGATATAAAACAGGTGTTCCTGATTTGTTTATGTAATAAACTTTCCAATCTCCTGGAGTCTTATAATCAATCTTTTCATTTTTATCAGGTAAATCTGGTTCAACTGGATTGCCATGAGTTGGAGATTCATCTGGATTTTCTCTATATCTTCTTTTAGGTATAAGTAAAGCTTCGTTTTCTCCATAGCCTCCATTAATAAAACAAGGGAGTATAGCTTTAGGTAATTTGTTTATAAACTCATCTATCATTTCTAATGTTTCTTTCATTGTACCTATTAAAGGAGTTAATCCAAGGCCTAAATCAAATTCAACAGATGTGTTTTTTAAACCTATCTTTTCAGTTAAATCATCTACTGCTTTTTCAAATGAAGTAGTAACTTGTTTAAGTAACATATCTATTTGTCTTTTTAATTCTAATAGAACTTTTTCAAATAATAAACTAGTAATTACATTTAATATTTTATCTAATAGCTCAACTAAAGCTTCTTTTGTTTCTTCTTCTAAGTTTAAGAACTTAGCAAATTCTAAAATACTAGGTAGAAATCTCATTATAAAATCATCAAATTCTCCTAAGTCTTTATCTACAAAAGTAGTTTTTGTAATAGCTTCTCTATTAAATTTAATTACTTCAAAGTATTCATTTAACATCTTAGATATGTAACCACTATATTTTTCCAAGAATGGTTTTTCATTAACTATTTTTTTAAGATGTTCAAAACTGAAGTTTTTATATTCTTCATATAGTTTTACTCCATCAAACAATCCTCTAAGTAAACTTGTATTTAAGTTTCTATTTGTATTTTTTACTAAATCATCTGTTACATAATAACCAGTACTTTCTGAATGTATATCTATATTAAGTTTATATAAAACAAAAGCTATTTCTTCTTTTGTTAAGTATTCTAATAAACTATATATTTCATTTTCACTAGATAATATTATATTTTTCTTAGCATAATAATCTCCATTATATGCTTTCTTTTCTAATGCAAATTCTATTAAGCTATATAAGACAGGTAAGTCTTCTAAACAAGTCCAATAATATTTTTTATTTTTATAGCTTTTTTTCATAACATTAATAAAGAATACTATACCTGAACTAGAGTTAAGTTTACTATCGTAAGCCCCCCAACCTATTTCTCTAAACTGTACTACATTTAAACCAAGAGAATTTAATGCAGATTCCATCATAGATTCTTCATTTATTTCACTAAGTTTTTGAGCATTATCTATATTTTCAACAAGTATTTTTAAAAAATTAACATAGTTATATAAATCACTTAGACTTATTTTCTTTCCATTGAATGGAATTATTTTTAAAAAGAATAATTGTTGAAAAGACATACTTATAGTAAATTCAAGTAATTGAGCTACACTATTTAACATGCTAGAAACAAAACCGCTAATATAATCTCCAATATTAACATTAACTACAAGTTTTTGGTCTAGTATTTGTATTACTTCTATTATATCTCTTACTATCTTTGTATTCTTTACTATTCCTTCTATATCTAAAGCATCTAATCCTAATGTTCCAAATAACTTATGTATAGCTATTGCATTAGCATCCATCTGTTCATGTTCTTTATTATTTATTATTCTTTTATAAGGATTATGAGTTGCATTCATGTATGCGTAGTAACTACTAAAAGCTTTTGCTAATTTACTGTTTCCATAAAAACTAGCTTTAGTTTCTTTTTCAGTACCAACCGCCCAAGTAACTTCCGCATTTTTTATATTATCCATATGAGCGTTAGCTTGGTGTGACGCTTTACCAAAATAAGTAATCCAATATAATACAGTTCTAATTATTCTACAATCTAGTTTACTGAAATTTAAACTTTCTATATATTGATTATAAATTTCTAATCTTTTCTTTATATAAGCATTTACTTCGTTAAAAAGATTATCATTGAATAAATTAGCAAAGAAATTATTACTTAAAGGGTTTTCTATTGACCCACCATAATAATCAGGTTTAAAACTAATACCATAATCTGGTTTTGTAATATTTGTATTTACTGGATACTTATTAAAAACATTTATATATTCTGTATTAGAAAATCTGTTTTCAAAATAATCTGTTTTATCTTTGAACATTTCTTCTGACATATTCTCTGTAATATATTCAATTCTTTTATAAGAGTCTGTAAACTCATTAAGTTTATTTATAAAGTTTCTTAAATTAGCTTCTTTTTCTTGAAGATTTAAGTACTGAATTTCTATGTTTTTTTTCGCCGGCGCATTTTTTTTAATAAATTGCTTAAAATCTTCTTGTCTAATTATTTCCAAATAACCTTCTAAAGTTACCTTATCTTCCATGTTTGCTAATACTTTTACAAGATTACTTAAGTCTTTTGAATATTTAATTTCTGATTTAAACATCCTCACACAATAATCATTAATAGTCATATCTACTATTTCTGCATATTGTTGAGAATGTTCAAATATATATCTTAATTTTGTATCTTCATAATTAAAACTAAAAGTCTTTTTAAATGCTTCAAATTCTTTTTTAGAATAAAGTCTGTTTGTTAAAAAATTATTAAGAGAGTATGAGCTATCTTCAAATAAAAAATCAAAATCGTTTTTAAGTTTGCGATTAAGTTCATCAAAATATTTTTGCTTATCTATTATTTTTTCAGCTATCTTACTCACCTTCTTTTAATATATTTTTTATTGATTTTTCTAATCTTTTATCTACATTTTCATCTTCTTTTTCTTTATTAATTATATTTTGTATATTGTATAAAGTTTTTTCATCAGAAGTTATATGATTTAACATTTCATTATTCGTTATAAATTTTCTTTGTTCTTCTGGTAAAGCTAAGAACCAGTTATAAACATATAATGCACTTTGTAAAATCATAGGATTTTTTGTAACACTTGCCATTTTAACCTCCATTAAATTATAGGCACATCGTCTATAAAACTATTTACTCTTTCCATTAATTGCTTGAAACTTGCTTCTGAATAGTTATTAATATTTAAGTCATAACTAACAAAATCTAAAGTGCTTCTTACTTGACTATCAAAGTCTTCAAATTTATTAAACGTATTTAAGTAATCTCTTACTGTTCTTACACGCATATATTTCTTAGAAGTTTCAGGTTCTGTTTTAGAAAGATATTCAATATTCTTTTTAAATATTTCTTTTATTCTATCTGTAGGTACATTTTTATGAGCAAATAATATTGCATCATAATAAACTATATTTTCAGGAGTTGGAATTATATATTGATTTCTATCTAAGCTAGTATCATAAGTTTCAACTTCTATTACTTTTTGGCTTGATGATTGATATTTCTTGAATGCTTCTTTTACTGATTTAATTCCTTTTCCATTTAAACCACCAACTGTTTCAGTATAAGTTACTTTAGTAGTAGGAGGCATTTTAAAACCATATAAAGTTAATTGTCCAAAATATTCGTAGAATTCTCTGTAATAATTTCCTCTTTGTCCTGGATTAGATGACTTAAATTCATCGCTATTAAATTTAGAATAAATACTATCAAACTTAGATAAATCTTGAGTTATATTTTGTAAAGAATCATATATTGTATTTTCAATTATACTTTCTATACTAGATTGTATTTCTTGAGACTCTAATAGTATTTGTTTTTTCATAAATGCGAATTGTAAAGCCATAAGTCTTCTAGTAATACTATCTTCTCCAAGAGTATTTTTATTAGCAAGTAAATCTTGTATTATAGGATTACTATAAATATTGTTATACTCTTTAACTATTTGGAAATTATCTTTTTCGTTGAAAGGTTTTCCTGACCAAACATTATTATAAGTCCAAGGACAATATTGTTTTAACTTTTGATTAGGGTCAAAGAAAAATACACCACAAGCTATTTCACTTGTTTTAGAGATACTAGTAGGTACTTTATTTACAACATATCTATCTCCGAATTTACAAGATGTTATACTATTTAATTGAGTTATATCATCAACGCTTGAACCATGTGGAAATGTTGCGTTTTCAAAACCACTTTTATTTAAGTCTGTCATTATTTGAGCTGGTTTACAAGCAAACAAATCATTAATTCTTTTTGAAATTCTTTGTTGCCATGCACATAAAACTCTTTCTAATAATCCACCTATACATAATCCACTAAAAACTCTTATCTTTTTAAAACCAAGTAACTTAGGTATATTTGCGTTAAATAAACCAATACCAGCACAAAAAGCATATAAATATTGTATGATAGAACGTTTTAAACCAAGTTTATTTCTTGAAGTCCACATACATAAATGTCCAGTTTTATAAGTTCTTTCTTTACAACCATTTCTTTTTGTAGTTATTGTACTATTAACTCCAGTGTACTTAGCAGTTCCATCTTTTGTAAATATTATATCTTTATCTTCTATAGCTTGGTTAGATAAAGGTTTAACTCCTTTTTCTCCACCACCCCAAAGTAATAACGAACTTAATTCTCCATATGGAATATCTTTAAAATTACAAACACCAAGTTCAGATTCTTCACTGTAAAATTGTTTTATCTCTTCTGCAAAATTAAGTTTTTCAACATCAGAGAAAATATCAGTTAAAAATAAATTTTCAACAGGTAATTCTATTAAGTATTTTTCTTCTATTGAAATAGGATGACCTTTGTAATGTCCAAATACATCACCATAATTAATTAAGTTTTCTATTTCTTTAGGATATTTTTCTGCTTTTTCTCTGAATTCTTTTACTCTTTCAGCTATTGTTTTTGGATTAAAATAATCATTTGGATTAAATCTATTATCTATATCTTTTTCATATTTAATGTCTCTTTCTTTAACATCGTCCCAAATTAAATTAATATCTTTTAAGAATTTATCTAAAAAAGATTCTGGCAATTCTAACCTTAATCCATTATCAGTTATTACTTTATTATTTATTAAATCTAAATATTTAACTTTTTCACCAACTAAATTACTATTGAAAACTATATTTCTATTTGGGTCATAAACATTCCCGTCAAAATCTATACTGTAGCCATTTTCAAAATGCATTTTATCAGGATTAGTAACACCATTAGTAGTAGTAGGAGTGTAAAGTATTTCATCTACACTCATAGGTAATTCATTTTGTAATAAATCTTTAGCATCTAAAAAAGCTCTTGGATTAACTTTTCCATCTTCATAATACTTAGGAAAATTAGGAATATAACTAGAAAAGAAATTATTTAAATTTTCTAAATGCTTTAAAAACTCAGAATCAAAAAATGGTTCAGCAGTTATTTCAGTTTCAAGAATATTATTTTTAACATTCTTTTTTACTAGCTCTATTTTCTTTTTTAATTCTTCTGTTTTTTTATGTTGTTCTTCTTCAAATTCTTTTTCTGGTATATATTTATCTTCTTCTTTATCTAATGTATTATCAGCATAAAGATTCTTATAAACACTATTATTTTTATATCTATTAGTCAAAAAATCCATTAGATAAACTCCTTATCGCTTTTTTTGCTTTTTTAAGATTTCTTTCTTTACCGCCATTTGCTACTCCCATTCTTCCTAAATTTATACTTAATGGTCCATTATAAGGCTTTTTATTAGGAGTATTATATTCGTTATTGAAAGTTCCAGCATCTATTTTATAACCTTCATTTTTAAAACTTAAAATAAAGTTACCAGTAGTTCTATCAAATATAGAATCTAGATTTTCTATTAATGCAAAGTTAGCTAACATTAACGCATCTAACTTATGGTCTATACCAGCAAATACAGGTTGGTCTTTATTATCATATCTATCTATTCTATATTCTTTTAATTGTTCTATTAATTGATTTTTACCAGTTTCTTCTGGTTCAGAAATAATTATTTCTTTCTTTTCAAATCTTTTTTGAATAAAGTTAACCAACATTATTTTCATTCTTTTTGGTATTGTAGACCCAGTCCAAATATCTTCATAAGAATAATTAGATGCGAAGTTAACTCCTTTAAAAATATCTATCTTTCCTTCTTCAAAGAAATGTTTAGATAATATTTCGTTTTGCATAGAACCGTGACCCTCATCACAATAAACAAAATCTGCTTGAAAATCATTTTGTAAATTAATTATTGTGTTAACTGTTTCACTTTGTACATCTTTTATAGTACCATCTGTACTAAATTTATTAATGCTAGAAAAATGTAAAACCTTTAATGGTTTTTCAACATCTAGCGGATTACCACAATACAAACCTAAAACACATACTTGTCCACCGTTTTTCCAATCGTTATAATCACAGCCTATAGCTATTTTCCATTTTTCAGGATTGATTAATTCACTTCTAGAATAAACATAATTATAGTTTCTAAGACTTTCTTTTATATCTTCTGTTTTAAAAACCTTACTACTTCCTTCAGAGAACTCAGCTTCAACTTCTAATTTATAACCTTCTTCAGTAAGTGAACTTCTTAATTCTGGTTCATCATTTACAGCAAAATTAGGAAGTATACTAGAAGGAAAATGAAATTCTTTCCATTTTTCATCTGTCATACACCAGTTTCTAAAGTTAGATTCTAATGCTGATGGAGTAGATGCAACAGTAAATGATACGTTTTGGTTATCAAGCTTAAATGCCATTAATACTTGATATGCTTGTTCAGGAATATAAGCTCCTTCGTCTATAAATACTTTATCAGCAGATTGTCCTCTGATACTGTTACCATCTGTTGCAGTAGTAAAACCATTAATTGCAGTTCCATTCCATAAAGTTACTTTTTCAGAAGGACTACGTTTTCTCTTATAATCATTTTTATAAGCACTTGTTTTAGAACTCAATAAAGCTTCTATTCTATCAAATATTTCAGTAATTAATTTTAATGAGTTTGCGACAACTACTATTTTTTTATTAGGATTTAAACAAGCATAATGAAGTATATCTACACACATTCCTTCAGTGTTGTGAGTTATTATTCCGTTAGTTAAAAATGTATGTGTCTTTTGTACACTAATACTAACAGTATCTCTAAACCCTACTTTATAAATATGTTTTATTTTTTCTTCATTATAAAACTTATTTCTAAAAATTCCATCAACTTCTATTCTATAATAATTAGGATTAAATTCTACTATTTTATATCTGTTATTTGTCTTTTGTAATAAATAACCTATTGTTTGAACAAAGAATTTATTAGTAAATACTTTTGTTTCAAGTACACCTTCAAGGAAAAATATTGTGTTATTTTTACTAAGTCTAAAAATATTACTACTAAAGTTTTGTTCTTTACCAGCAATCTTACCTAAAGTTTTATAAACTTCATAGTTATCTTCTGTTATATTTCTATATTTAATGTTACTGAAATCTACAGGAACAGTAACTTTATCTCCTATTTTTAAATTTTGAGCTTCTACCCAATCACCTTTTATTAAATAAGGGTGATTAGTAGTAACAGTATCTTCTCTTCCAGATTCAGTAACTATTTTTATACATTCTCTAAAACCATTTTCAACCATACCCCAATTTCTTGTAGGATATATTCTTTTTGTTTTTTCATCATATGTAATTAATAAATCTGTATCTTTTAACTTATAAGCTGGAACCAACCCTCTGTTGCTTGTAGCAATAAGAGTATTTTTTTCAACGCATTTACCTAACCGTCTTCCAAGTCTTTCAACTTTATTTTTTGCTGTACATAACAATATTTCTTTTTGATAATATTGGTAAAAAGAACGTTTAGGATTATAAGGTGTCCAACCTAAAAATTGTTCAGCCCAAAGTAATTTATTGTTCTGGATTTGTAATTCAATTTTATCTTCTTCGCTTAAATTATCTAATTCTTCTTTTGATAAAAAAGCCTCTAATGGAAAAAGTTTACCATCTTCCAATTCTTTTGGAACAGGAGTGCAACTTACTTTAAAACTCCCTTTCTTTTTAACATGTGCTTTCATGCATTTTTTACACATGTCCGATATTTCATAATTCAACGCCATAATAAAACCCCCTTAGCTAGTTTGAATTTTGTCTGCACTTAAATATTCATTATCTAAACGAGACATATCTCTTCTCATATCATTTGAGAAATTTCTATAATATAATTGTTTTTTGTATTCTTCTAAATCATCAGAACTTCTTTGCATATGTGTCTGAATCGAATGCATAGTAGCTTCGTTAGATTCATAAATATCTTTACCTGAGTTTAGTTGATAATCAACTACTGTTTTTGCGAAATTTTGAATAGCATTATCTTGCATATGAGATGCTATTCCACCTATTATTGAACCAGCAATATTTAATCCAAACGCAACTTTACCGGTTCCAACTTGAGTAATTACTTTACCAAAAGAAGTAGAAAAAAACTTTTCAAAAACATTTTTTTTAGTTAATGTTTTAGCTATTTGTTCAGCTTCTTCTTCTGTAACTGTAGCAGATACTTTAAGAGCACTGTCTTTTAAACCTTGCATAACTTTTTCTTTTCCACCACCAAGACCAACAGCATCAATAAGATTCATAAATTTTTTATAAGCTTTCTTTGAGTATTTAGAGACGTCGTCACCATGAGATTTAACAAAACCAGTAACAGTTTCATTATCTTTAGCACCTTCTTTAAGTAAATTACTTAAGGTTTCATATGCTTCTTCTTTAAAAGTATTTCTAACATCAGCGCTACCTTTAATACTATTTATTAATTTATGAACGCTATTTCCTACACCATCAAAATCTTTTGCTGTTGTATTTTTACTATTTATTAACGCTTTTAAATTTGTTTCGTTAAAATCAACAAGTTGTTTTTTCCCGTCTATTTCTAAAAACATTTTATTACCAGAAAAATCAGCATCTGTTATTCCTAAAGTCTTAAGTTTTCTAACAGCATCGTTTACGTTTTTCTTAGACCAACTTATATTGTGTCCAACTATTTCTCCATCTAATTGTAAGTTTGCTTCGTCTACGTTATTTTTAAATACTTCTATAGGGTCTTTATCAAGATACATATGTCTTACTGTACCTTTTTGATATTGTGACCTAGCTGTCGGTTTAACAGTACCTTCTGCAACTTGTTTATCAAATTTTGTCTGATAAAAAAAATCAGTGTTTTTAAATAATTTACCCATCACTCCATTATCCCAGATTTTAGTAGTTTTATCTGGGAATATGTTTTTAACTATTGGTATTTTATTTAATATTCCTACACCAAATCTACTACCTAACGCATGTTTGTTTAAATAGTTAATATTTGCATTTGAAGTCATCAAGGCTTTTTCTAAATACAAACTTCCAGATTTTGCCAATCCATTATTAGCCCAGTTATCCATCATAGGTTGTAAAACAAACATATTTAAAAAGCTATCTGTTTTAGAAGATTTATCGTAGTCATTAAAATTTTCTTGGAAATATTTTTCTTGTTCTGGACTCATATTATTCACCTATATTAAGCTCATCTTTATCATCTAAAATTACAGCATTAGCAATTTCTTCGGTATTTAAATCAAAGCCTTTATTAAAAATTTTATTTTTAAGTTTTTCTTTAATAGTAGATTGACTGATTTCAGATTCAAGTTTTTTATTCTTAGCTTTACTTTCTCTATCTAATATTAAATTCTTTTTAAGTTTTTCTAATAAACCTATTATTTTTTCATATGCTACAAAATAATCACTTACTTTGCTGTCATAAGATACTCCGCCTTTACTGTATGTTGTTATATCTGTAGCTATACCTAAATTAGCTATTGCAGCTTCAGCTCTTTTTGCCATGTTTTCTAAAGCTATCATATGTCCAACAGATAATTGGTCAGCAAAATCATCTTCTTTTATATCAAGTTCTTTATATAAACCATTAACAAGTTGAATTGTGTTTGCTTTCTCAAAAGGACATTGTTCTCCCTGTCTTAAACTATTAGCTAAAAATAAAGGACATGTTCTAAAATTAGGACAATTCTTTTCATTCTTTTTAATTGTTTTTATATGTTGTTTATATTTATCCATAGCTATATCTAAAACATCATCATCGTCTTCTTCTTCATTTACTTCGTTTTGAAAATCTTCTAATGTTTTGTTTACATCTATATATTCTATGTTGCATCTAAGAACTTGATTATTTAAATTATCTTGTTTATGTTTAGATAAAAATTTACTTATTTCATTTTGTAATTTAGGGTCAAGTGTAGAAACATTTTTTAAATCATCTATAGTTATTTCTATTCCGCCCATAATTTCATTAACTTCATCGCGAACTGTTAATTGTTTGTTGTCTTTTCCCATAAAACCTCCATTAGTATAAGAACATATCAATATAGTTTATTACTACTTTGTTTATGTACTTAAAATAATTACTTAAGTCTCTTAATTCTTCTATATCATTATTATTTAATATCATATCTTCATGATATTTAATTATTTTTATTATATTCTCTGTATTGTTTTCAAAGTATCCTTTTTCATAATTATATTTTTCTAAATGAACTTTAATTAAATTATAAAGTAAATCTATATTTTCTAATACAAACTCATTAGTAAAATTAAGTTCATGTAATAAATATAAATAAGGACTATGTTTTATTTTTAATTTATACTCATTTTTAAATATACTTTTTTTTGATTTTAAACTATGAGTGTGTTTTATAAAATTAGATATATCGAAAACAAAAAGAGTTTTATTTAATTCTAAGTTTTTCATTTTAATTATCTTTTTAGATTTTTTCAACTTGAATCTAAAAGATAAATTTATTTTTTGTTTAACTCTTGAAAGAGTAGCTAAACTAAGTATGTATTCTCTTTCCACTTTTCTTCACCTTAACAAACTTATCAGACTTTATTTTTTTATGAAGTTTAGACAAGTTTTTTCTATATTCATCAGTCGTTTCATCATAAAGATTTAAAAAATCTTGTTTTGGTTTTTTTATTTTGAAACCAGAATGTTTTTCAACTTTATCTTTTATTTTATCATAAAGATTGCTTTTTAAATCTTTAGCCCATATTGTAAATAACAATATATGTTTTTTCTTGCATTGTTCCTTTTTAATTTCATCTCTATATTTTTGTTCTTCATCAGTCTTATGTTGTTTACCTTGAAATTCAAATGCAATCATTAGTTTTGGATAAAATACATCTAACTCTAATGGCATATGAGTAGCTGGATTATATATTCCAGCTTCTCTATAATTAAACTCAACTTCTTCTTGTCCGAAACATTTTTTCAAATATTTTCTAAGAAGTCTTTCGCCAAAACTAAGCATATTAATTATTCCATATAATAAGACTTACATCATCAAGAACAACTTCATCAGAGATTTTTTTTGTAGTGTATGGTTCTGCATCAACATATATCATGAAATCTAAAGGAACACTAAGAATATTAATTATACTTATAATACCATTTTTATCTGATTTATATTTAACTCCATTCATATCTTCAAAATGAATAGTTAATCCTGGATATTTATCAGATTTTAAATTATATTCATTATCTTCCTCTGGTTTAAATTCATATTCTATATTATCTCTAGTTACAACTAATTGTATTTTAACATTTTTAGCTGGAGTTCCTACTGGAGATAATTCTAATCTTTTGTTAACGTGGTCACCATTATATAAATCAATACCATCAAAAAGGTAATCGTTAGTGTCATAACTACCATCCTTGTTTTTCTTACTTAAAATTATTTTGTTTTGCATAGTTGCCTCCATTAGTTTTTAAAATTCTTTTTACTTATCTTAGCACAACATAAAAAAAAGAGGAATTTAATCCTCTAGTTTTATCAGTTCGTCTCTTATAACTTGTTTTATTCTTTCTATATTTGTATCTTTGAATTCATTATAATACTTAGCAGTACAGTCTTTTATAAACTCTTCTTGTTCATCTATTGTCCAAGTTAAGAAATCTTTTTTATTATTTACTTTTGCTGTTATTATAGTAAAGTTATATAAGAAATGTTTTACTCTATTTTTAATAGAAAACTGAATAGCGTTTTTTGTAGCTTGAACACTCTTTATTTTAAAAGGTATTATAGAGACCATTCTTTTATTTCCAGTATTCCAGAATTGAATTACTGTTTTATTTAACTTTTCTATATCTATTCTTAATGAATCTATCTTTTCATCATCTTTATAAAAATCTATTTTACAAGGAACAAACTCTTTATATATAGTTATAGGAACTTCACTGTAAACAAATCTTTCAATTTCATTATTTAACTTATCTGGTTTTATTTTAATTTTATCAGCTTCTGTACAAGTAAAGTATACGTTAGATTCACTTTCTAAAACAACTTCTCTAGGATTCTTAATATAGAATAAAGATTGATTGTCTGTATTAATATCATCTATTGATACTTTAGGAATTATTTCTTTTGGAATATAATTTACATTTTCAAATTCTATTTCTCCAACTTTATCTTTGTAAATAAATCTATTTAATCCTTCTTCTTTTTTAAATCTAAAACTAATATCTCCGTTAGAATGATATTCTGGAATTATAACATGTTTTTTTGTTTCTGTTATATGTACTAAATTAGGTTCTAAGTTTTTGAAGTTTATATTACTTCTATTGATAATTGAAATTGAATTAATTAAATTAAATTTAGTATAACCTTTAGAATATTCTAATCTTTCATTTATATCATTAAATAAATTTAAATAATAAGTCTTTATTATCTTTTTAAAGTTGAATCTTTTCTTAATTAAACTTAATTTATATGAGCCTCTATTAAATAAATTATAATTATTTAATCCTTCTTGTAGATTAATTTTATCAGTTAATCCATTTTCGTTTTCTATATCTAAAACATATTCATATCCATTTTCTTTATTTGTAAAGATTATATTAGAAGCTTCATTTAAAGATAATATATTTAATTCTTCAAAATTTAATTTTTCTTTATTAACAGATACTGGAATTATATTTAAAAGTTTTCTTTCATAATAAACTAATTTATTTTCGCTGTTATATATTTCAAGTATTATAAAATCAAATGTTTTTAAATCTTCTTTTAAAACTTTTATTGTTTCATATTTATATTCTATGTTTTTTTCTACAAGAAGTTCATTACCATTATATAGTTTTACTTTATAATTATCTAATACATCTGTATTAATATTAATTTCTATTGTATCTGTGTATTTAATTGAACTTTTGAAATTTTTATTTTCGTCAAATAAATTAATTTTATTATCAGAGAATAATTCTTGTTTAACTATAATATCAGTATTTTTAATTTTAAATTCTAATTTTATAGAATTAGGATTAATTGGAGTCGTTATTCTTTTTATTGTACACAAATAATTGTTTATAATTCCATACTTTAATTTGTTTTTCAATACGTTTTCATATTCGTCGAAAACTCTTATAAACTCTATATCTTTAAAATTATTCAACTTTAATTCTAAATCAAATGAGTTGTTTTTAATTATATTGTTATTAGAATTTAATATTTTATATTCTTCTATTACGTTGTCATTATAGAAATGAGCCTTAATATTTTTAGAAACAGATTGGTAAATATCATTATCGTCAACTACGTTTATTTCAAAATCTAGTTCTTCTATAATATTTATATTGTTAGTTCTGTTTATTTCTATATAGTTGTTTTTAGTTATTATATTAAAGTTAGGATTAGAATAGTTTATTGTAATTCTTGAAAACTCATCTTTCTTTATGTATAAATTATAAGAGTTTAATCCAGTAGTTATTTTCGTAGGACATTCAAGTAATAATTCATTTTTCTTCTGTATAGTTATTTCACATATCTTTTCATTTATTCCTTCATGGATTATTTCATATGTTTTTTTATCATTTGTTACTTTAAAATTAAAACTAAAACTTCTATTGTTAGGCTTTAGTTTTTGATATTTAATTATATCATTACTTTTTGCTATTATATTAGATTCTGTTTCTTTTATTTCTTTTGTTTCATTTATTACTTCAAAATTAATTGTAACATCATCATTTCTTGTAACTATATTATAAACATCATTGTTTTTATAAAGGTTATAGTTTTCTATGTTATTTAAAACAGCTTCGACTTTTTTAAAGTTTTTTTCTATTTTAAATTCTTTCTCTATTTTATTTTGTAGTTCATCTTCAAAAATTAATTTGTAATTTTCAAGCCCTTCTTCTATAGGTATTTCAACTTCAAAATTATAAATATCTTTACTTATTCTTTTACATATATAATAATTAAAATTTGCATTTTTATTATTTTTCTTTAACTTAGGAATAAAATAAATGTTTTCTGAATTGTTTTTATTTAGCTCGTTATCAAAGAACAAAGAATTTGTTTTTAAAATAAATTTTTCAGTTTTATATGAAACTCCTAATATGTTAAGATTTCCATCAAATATACCAACTTTTTCACTTATTATTTTTTTAGAATCAGTTTTAATTAAAACAGTATTTTCATTTTTAGAAAAAATTAAGTTAGATTTATCAAAGTTTAAAATAAGTTTTTTATCTTTATCTAAATCTCCAGATATATTACTATTGTTTACATATTTCAAAAAACTATAATCAAAGCCATCAACGCCTAAATCAAATTCAAATAAATCTGTAGCATTACTATTTAATACTACTTTTATTAGAATTAAATTGTTAAATTCTAAAGTTTGTTGTTCAAGAATGTTAGTTTGTTCTTCTTTTACTTTTAATTCTCCATGATTCTCTAATATATTTTTTTCAAATAATGTTAAATTATTTTTATTTAACCATATATAAAAATGTCTTCTAGAGTCAGAATTTATATATTTAAAACCTGAAGTTACTTTATTCTTATCATTATCAAATAATTCAAACGTTTTTTCTATAGCTGGAGTAGTATAATAGTTATTGTATTTTTCTAAATCTATAGGTTCCATTCCATCAAATTTAATCTTAGCTAATTTCTTTTCTGATTGGATTAATAATATTTTATTAACAGGATTTATTACTTTTACGTTTTCTCCAACATAAAATAAGTTATCATCTTTTATTTTTCCTTCTATTTTAATAGAATTAATTTTTTGGTCATTTACTAAGTAATAATCTTTTAATGTTATTTCAGGAATTACATTATCTACTTTAACTAAACATTCATTAGAAACTAATTCTTTTTTATCATTCAATAGAAAAAATAGTTTAAATTCTTTAACTGGTATTTCTTGAAATACTTCTTTTAAGTTTAAACTAAAACTTCTTTTAGTGTTATTAAAAGTACCGATGTTATTTCCTTCTTTTTGTTTTAAAACATTTTTTTCTTCATATTGAATTACTGGTTTTAAAGTAGTAACATTTCTATGTTCGTAAAATATAGAAATAGGTTCTTCCAAACTTTTTATTTTGAACTCATTATTTAAAACAAACAGTGAAGTAAAAGTATTATTCTTAGTAGTTATTTTATACTTTTTATAATTAGTATTATCAAAATTATCTTTTAAGAAAAAATGTAAATAAGTAAAACCTTTTTTAAACATATCTTGAGATAAAGTATCTTCTAGTTCTGTTAATTTATTATTTATTATAGGAATATATTCTCCTGGTTCTACTAATTCTTTATGATTTATTTTAAAACTATAACTAAGTATGTTATTAGAATTAATGCTTAGATTAAACTTTATTTTATCTTGTTCTGTTGATTGTAATTCATATATATCATTTAATAAAATAGAGTTTTGTATATCTATATTAAAACTAGTTGGTTTAGTATGTAATACAAAATATAAAGGATTTCTTTTTGTATTTAATACAGTTATTCCACCTTGTTTAAATTCAAAGTATATTTTATATTTTGATTCTTCCTCTATTGCGTTTTTAAATTCTATATTTTTAAATTCTATTAAATTACTTATTGTTCCATATGCACTATTATTAAAACTATACTTACCATCTATTTCTTTTTCTATTATAAGTATACAATCATTTATAGGTAAATCAGTTATTTCATCTAAATAAAATTTTAAATTAAAAAAAGTTAAATTTGTTTTAACTGATTTTTGTTCTTCATATATAATATTATTAGTTTCATTATCTTTAAATAGATTAAAATAATATTTTATTTTACTCACCTCTCTTGGTTTTTTATTTTATATCATATAATAAAAATAAAAAAAGAGGAACTTAAGTCCTCTTATCTTATTGTTATTTTTATTATTCCAAACCAATATAATTGAATTGCAATTAAAACAATTTCAAATATTAGAAATATATAAAACCAAGAACTATCGAATTTTCTATATTTGTATGAAGTATACAAAGAAAATAACATAATTATATTTATTGCAATTAAAGCGATATATCCTGAGAACGTTATTACCTTGGTTAAAAAAACAGCACTCATTGTTAATTCAAACATAATAAACTCACCTCTAATTTTAATTTAACAAACTTAGTAAAGTATCTAAAGGAGCTTTAGCTACAGTACAAGTAATTTCATTTTTAGGAACTCTAATTTTATGATTGTCAACATCAGTTAATTCATAAGTTACGTTGTTAACTCTATGTATCGAAACAATTAAGTCTTTATCAAATGATTTTCCTGTATCGCTAATATATTTAGCTGGAAAATCTATATCTATATATTTTATAAAAAATGCCGAAAGTAAGCTTGCAGAAAACAAATCAAGTTTTTCAGCTTCGAAAATTATATTAACTTCTCTTCCTTGAATCTTTTTTCTCATCTCATCTACAGTAGTAACTTCAGTAGTTTTTATTAATTCGTCTATTATTTTTAATAACTTATCTTGGTCTAATATCATATCTTATTCACCCTTGTTTCTCCAAATAATATTTCATGTCCTTCTTGGAATTTTTCAGCGTCAAATTTAGATTTTTCTCTTTGATAATCTATCATTAGATTCTTTAAAAATTCAACATTAGTTATTTCATTAATTAAATCTTGTAATTTTTCAGTATTTACTATTTTCATTTCTATAATATCTATAGAATCTTTAAGTGCGTCAGTCAATGCTTCTTTAGATAATTTATCAATAACTTTTTCTGTCATAAAATCTAAATGCTTAAAATCCATTCCAGGAACATGTTTTGCTTTTTTAACTAGACTAAAAACAATATTTCCTTTTAAGTTAGAATATATAATGTTTCTAGCAGCCATTATCTTTTCTAAATTTTGTTTTTCCTTATCTATAACTTTCATTTTTCACTTCCTTTGTTTAGTTTTCTTTCACTTTTTTAGTATACATTATAAAATTAGATTTGTCAAGAAAAATTTTGCAATAAAAAAAGTCGAGCCTCGCGACAAGCTCAACTTCTTAAAAAGGAGTGCATAAATATGAATAATCAAAATTTGAAAGGAGGTGATTTAATTATGCATAGAAATTGTACACTATTAAAAATTAAATTGCAATTTTTGAGAGGCAACGTTTTAAGTTACCTCTCTGTCTATATAAAATAAGGAGGTCTAAAATGTTAAAAATTAATTGTAAAAAAAGACTATTGAAAATTTTTATCTTAAAAGGAGAGTAAAAAAATGAAAAATAAATATTAACTTTTAACAAATTAAATATATCATACAAAAAAATAAGATGCAATTTTTGACGAGGTTAAAAATTTTCTCCGCCGGCGCATTTTTTTATTCAAAAATAATTATTTTGTTTTCTTGTAAACTTTGTTGAATATTAATAACTCTTTGATTTGTACTACCTCTCCATTTAATATCTAGACTTTTTTGTTCTAATATAAACTTGCCATCTATTAAAACATCACATAATTTTATTAGTTTTAATTTTTGTTCATCTGATAATATTTCTTCAAAAGTGTAACCACTCCAAATCCATATATTAATCCATGGACATTTTTCTTTTACTTTATTTATAAATTCACATAATGGTTCTATATTATCTTTATAAGTAGGGTCTCCTCCTAATAAACTTAAACCACTAACTGTTCCTTTGTATTTTGTTAGATAATTTATAATTTCGTTTATTTGAATATCAGTAAATTCTTTTCCATAATTTTTATTCCAAGTTTCTTGGTTAAAACAACCTTTACATGCATGACTACAACCACTTACAAATAAACTTACTCTTATACCTTTTCCATTAATCATATCGTTGTATTTAATTCCAGAATAATTCATTTAATTCACCAGTTTTTATTTTTTATATTTTAATTCGTATAATTCTTTTAACATTTCTAATAATAATTCATGGTCTCTATAACAACCACATTTCTTATCAAGTTCTAAAAGTTTTTCAGAGCAATGCTTTATAGAATCTTCTAAATCTTGTTTTGTATATTTCATTTTTTTTACCTCCAGATTTTTAATCTAAAAAGCCAGTAATAATATACTGGCTTTAAATTCCAAGACTACCCCACGATAGTCTAATGTCCATAAGGACTGTTTGCTTAAGCAAATATTATTATATCAAAGAAAACACATATTGTAAACATTTAATTAGTAATATTCCAACAACAAATATTAGAGTAATTATAAGTTCTTCTTTATTATTCATTTTGAATATGTTTTACTCTATTAATTACTTCTTGTTGTTTTCCTTTATTGAATGCACGAGCATTTGGTTGGCTAAGGTAACCGCAACATTTATACCCCAGATTTCTCTGTATTTTCTTTTAAAAATTTCTTTTTATAAATATCTAAATTATTTAAGTTATATTTTTTTAATATTTTTTCTATAGTTTCACAATCATCTAAAACTAAAGTATATATATTGTTTCCGTTTTTCTTTTTACCTTCAAAAAACCTTACTTCTGTTTTGAAAACAATTTCAAATTTTTCTTTTAGTTTTAGATATATATCTTTATCAAATGTTTGAGTTGAAATACAAAAACTATTTTTACTAACATATTTTCTAATCCAACCATCATCTAATAAATACAATACTAAGCCTAATTCATTTAACTTTTCTAAAGCATCATATAATGAAAGATTTTTATATTCTAAAATTTGTTTTGAATTATAAGTTTCGAACTCATGAGCTTTAGAATTTTTAACGGGTTTTATTTTAATTTGTTTTCCTTCCGTTAAAGTTTTTAATTTATTGAATTTCCATTCTAGATATTCAAACTCTTTATCTGAATGGTTTTCTCTATAAATAGCTCCTTTACCAGAAGCTTTAAAGTTTCCATCGCCAAAATGTCCACCAGATATCATTATTTGTTCCATATCTTTATCAATATCAAAAACTTTATTTTGTTTTTTTGAAGTAAAAATTCCATTTTGCTTAGCTAATCTATATACTTTTTCAACAGTTATATTGAATTTTTCAGAAATAGTTTTAGCACTTTCTTTTCCATAATTTAATTTTAAATAACTTATAATGTCTTCATTCATATTTATAACCTCTCTTTTTTTTTGTTATAAATATATTATAAAACATTTTTTCTATTTTTTCAAGAAATTTTTTAGGGATTAGAGCACACCTTCTACTCTTAGAGTGGTCTATATTATGCTCGTTGAACCTTCTCTTATTTTTCAATAAAAGCTTGGCTGCTGATTATCCATTATTAAGTCGTTAGCACTTTACATTTGTAAAGCTTTTATTTCAGCATAGACAATCTAAATATTTTTTTCTACTTTCGTAACGTTCACGTTTATACTTTCGTATTGCGTTGTAGTATATTTAGCTTTAGGAGTTTCCAGCATTTTAATAGATTTTGACACTATATCACTATAATGAAAGAGCTTTTAAGTTAACCCTACGTATTACCGACATTTGAGTACCATCATGGTTTCCGCAATTAGGACAAGTAAATCCTTCTTTTGTAGCAGTAAATTCCCCTTTATAACCACAGATATGACATTTATCTACAGGTTGATTTATTCCCATATAATGAATACCAACACTCTTTGCATATTTTAATATATCTTTAACAGCATCTAAATTATTTTTTAAACTATCTGTTTCTATATAACTAATGTGTCCACCAGCTGCTAGTTTATGACCAGGAGCTTCTAATCTTAACTTTTCAAAAGGACTTATATTAATTCTTGAAGAAACATGGAAAGAGTTATCATAGTAACCTTTATCTGTAATTCCTTCAATTGGACCAAATTCTTTTAAGTCCAGATTGGCAAATCTATCGCATAATGATTCTGACAATTATACCCCATCTTTCGATGTATTTATTCAGGGTTTAGACTATATCTTGTTCTCTCATAGAGAACCCTCGCTTTTCCAAATATATAAATATATCTGTACTCTACTCACTTCCATCTTTCGATGTGTTTTCGATAGTCGTTAGAGATTTTTCAATTATTCTTCTATTCTTTCAAACAATATATCTTTTATCATTCTTTTATCTAATATAGCATGTGATATATTAGCTTGTTTAATATCAAAATATAAACCAGCTTCTTTTTGGCTATTAAAAATTTTAACTTCACCATTAAAAGTAGCTTTTATTTTTGTTTTTATTTTTGGTATATATTTTACTTCAAATTCAAAATTTTGTTTTTCTGGATTTTCAAAGTAAAATTCTTTATTTATTGTAGTGAAATAATAACCTTTTCTTCCTTTTTTTGTTTTATCTAAAGCTTTATGTATAGATGATTTTGAAAAATTTTTAATTCTTCTTTCTGCTTCAGAAATTGAACCGTATACTCCTACAAGCTCATGCTCGTTATTATAACAAGCTATAGGCATAGATTGTGAATCTTCAATTCCTATATCGTTTATCATCAAACCATCATCTACTGCTTTTTGAGTATTTTCTTTTACTGTAGTCCAGTATAGGTTTTCAATACTGTTGTTTGTTTTATTGTTATCTAAATGTCCAATTATTGTATTTACTTCTGGGTTATTATTTTCAATCCAAGCTAAAGCTACAATTCTATGAACTCTATTTATAGGTTTTACTCCATCTTCATAATAAACATTACAATACACATATCCATTACGTTTGTTTATATGATTTTTTATTAATCTATAACCTTTGTTTTCATACAGCCTATAAATATTTCCAGTTTTTCCTACAAAATAATTTTTAGAACCGTTTATTGGTTTTATTTCTTCTATATTGTTTTCTTGATAATAGTACATAAGAACACTTCCTTTTTTTATAAGTTTTCTTCAGTGTACCATATAATTTAAAATAATTGAAATTTACTACGGTATCGGCATGCCTTAAAGGTTTAGCTTTTCTTACCAGCTTATTACGCTTGACCGTTTAACGAGGTTTTCATCTTAGTATCACTACTAAGCGTCCCACATATGTTTAGGAGTTGAATAAAATGCAAAACCTACATTAGTTTCCTTTTTAAATTCAGCAACTTTATTTGAAATATATTCCAATATTTTAAATGTCTTTTTATGAACTTCTTCGTCTTCTGAAAAATCTTTACCATATAACAATTGAGAAACTTCACTTAATCCTATATATCCTATAGAGATAGTTGCATATCCTCCATATAATAAATCTTTAATTGTTTCTCCTGGTTTTTTTTCACAAATAGCTCCATTTTGCCACATAATAGGAGCAACATCAGAAGTTGTTTTAGACATATAGTCTATTCTAAATAAACTATTTTCTTTTGCTAATTCTAACATTCTGTCTAATTCTTTATAGAATCCTTCTTCGTTTCCTTTATTTTTAATAGCTATTCTTGGTAAGTTAATTGTAGTAGCTCCTACGTTAAATCTTCCAGCATATTTTGGTTTTCCTTGTTCATCAATCCATCTACTTAAGAAAGCTCTACACAATATACACGTTGTTTTCACAACACCATTAAGGTTTGTATATCAGACTATATCTTCTACTGTTCTAGTAGCAATTCCACTTCGAGTAGTATTAATCTCTACTCTAACCAGCTTCTCTACATTCACTGGATAGTCGTTACACTTTCGTTATTTAAACGCTTAGCACGGTATTACCATATCCTATATTTAGGACTTAGGTTCGCTTACATCCCCAATTATATCCCTATAATTAAACTTATTACTAAGGGGGAAACCGTTAGCCTTATATATAAAATATAAGACACCTCTTTAATATGAGTTCAGAATTGTTGGGCCGTTTTATTGACCCATAGGTACGACGATTGCGCGTTCTTTTATTTCTAATTCACTAGGGAATAAAATATCAGGATAAATTGATTTAGTCATACACTCAAATGCTAATAACGATATATCGTAATTAGGGTCTTCTTCGTTAAAGTTATGACCTTCCCACATTGTATAAACTATTTTAGGGAAGATAGCTGTTTCTTTTTTAGCACCAAAACCAGACATTCTTGTTTTTAAAACATATTTTTGAACTAATCTTCCTTCCCAAGAAGTTTCAGTTCCTATACTAATAGTTGTAAAAGGAGTTTGCACTACTCCAAAAGTGGACTATCTCTTCATCTGCATAAGCAGAGTTGCACGCTTCGATTTAAGGGGGTTTCACCCACTTACGTAGTTTCCTATCATAAGCCCTACTCCTATTGTCTTTTTATTTATACTGTTCAGACCAATGGGATAGTCTCTACACCTTCCTTTTTCAAGGAGTGGCACGGTATTCGGTTAATCTACATAAGACCAAGTATATCCATAAGAAGTTTTATTTTTTCCTTTTATATTTTTTATTATGTTTCCAGAATCTATACTTCTATTTAAATCTTCTTGAATTTCTTTAAAAGAATTATAAATCTTATTTGTTTCATTACATTTTATTCTTCTAGCTCTATTAACAACAGACCTTTCGTTTTCTATTATTTGATTATTTTCGTCTATAAATCTAAATATAAAACCACCTGTTGAATTTCTAGAACCTCTACAAACAGCAGCAATATGACTAAAATTAAGATTTAATTCTTGAGCTGCCAAATTTATACTTTCATAAATTTTATTTGTTTTTAGTTCTATTATTCTTTTAGAGGTTTTGTTTAAAGAGCCTTTTTTTCCAAACATATGATTTTTTTCATCAATTTGAGAATCTGAAATTTTCTTTTTAATACTATCTGGTTGTTTATAATTATTTCCACCAAATTTAATATTATAACCTTTTTCAGATTCAAAACTTTGATAAAAATTAATAAAAAATTCTTCTTTATAATATGCTTGAAATTTAAAATAAGTTTCTTCTAAAATTTCTATTTTAAAATTTTCTTTTCCGAATTCTTTTATTGCTTCTTTTAATAATGAATTCGAAGAACTATTTTCGTAAAAATGTTGATTCATTCTTCTTTTAAAATTTTTTGTTTGTCCTATATAAATTTTTCCATTCTTTAAATTTGTTATTTTATATACTATATACATTTATTATCACCGCATATATTATATTACAAATTTTCGAATTTGTCCATTCACCGTTAGCATGATTTTTCAATCACACACCGTATTTCTACGTTCACGCAACACCTCTTAGAATCACTTCTAAGACGGGCCAAAGTTAACCATTCACAGTTGATAATGAGTTAATTTCGTACTCTAATCCTTGCATAGCTTGTTTAACTGATTCTTCCGTCATATCACAAGCATACTTATAAGCTTTAGGATATCTTTTTTGACATTCTTCATTATCGTGTTCTATTACTTCTAAATCACATTCTTCTATTCCAGAAATATATTTTAATCCATTAAGATAATGTTTTTTAAAACTCTTTTTAATATAAGGAACTAACGCTCTATCTAAATAAGGAACAGTGCATCCTCCAAAAGTATTTGATGAAACAGAAGCTACTATTTGTACTATATGTCCAACAGCTACTTCTACAGAGTTTGGTTCTGACATAAGAGCATTACCAATTTTACATCCACCTTCCAACATATTTTCTATATTTACAAGTTCACAATTCATGGTTGTTATTCCATTTTTCAAAACAAAAGAATGGTCATCTTCTACTTCTAAACACCATACATCTTCAAAAGCAACATCTTCTTCTATACTAATTACTTTCCAAGAAGTTTTTGTTTCGTAATTTTCTGATGTTTTTGAATAAGATGTTAAATTAAACTCTATAGGCTTTCCATTTCTTTTTCCAAAATTACTTTCTTGTCCTTCATAACTTCTATTTGAAGTTGAAAATATTTGAGCGATAGGTAAATATTTTTTTATAAAGTTTTGAACGTTTTCATCTTTGATATATATAGAATTATATTTTGTTTTTTTGCCGCTATCTTTTCTAGCATCAGCTTCTAAATAACCAAAAATATAAGCTTGTATTTGTTCAACAGTCCAACTTTCAACATCAGGTAAAGTTTTTAAATCTTCTTTTGAATTTACTAAATTATCTCCGTTTTCAAGAACTTTTTGAATTCTAAAACCATTATCTAAAAATAAACTTAAAAATTTATTTTTTGCTCCGCACAATCTTAATCTAGTACCAATTATTTTTTTATTACCGTTTTTAATAGTAGAACCATCACCAAGACAAAAACCGTGACAAAAATATTTAGTTAAATTTTTATCTAAAGTAAAGGCATCTAAGGAGTCAATATTTGTATTAGGTTTATATAAATATTCGCCAACTTTAATATTGTTAGTAATAACATTTCCTTTGAACAACCATCTATGATTTGAAGTAGCTCTAACTGAAAACTTTTTACCGCTTTTAGAAAAAGTTATTTTGTTTAAACTTCTTTTATTATATTTTTTAACTATAGCTTTTTTCCAATTTCCATAAGGTGTTAAAACTTTTATTTCTTCTCCACCTTCAAAATCGAAAAACGACTTCACTCCTTTAGATGTTACAAATTCAGTTTCTCTTCCTAAACAATTTGTTATTTGGAAAACAAGATAATCTAAATCATGTATATGCATTTCTCCTTTTATATGAGCTTCAGCTAAATGTTTAGGAAGTACTTTATTTAAGTAAAATTCTTTTGAACTTATTCCTGCAAGTAAATCTCTTTGAACAGAAATAGTCTTTGCATCTTTATTTGCATTTTCAGACAATAACTTTTCATTAGAAGCATCTACAAGTTCACTAATTTGTCTGTATATTCCTTTTTCTCTGTCTCTAATTTCTGCTTTTAAAGTTCTATAACTTTGATAAGACATGGCAATATCCTTTTCAGAAGAAGCCATTAATTTTTTAACTACTATATCTTGTATTTCTTCTACTGATAAAACTTTATCAGGAAGCTCTTCTACCTGTGTGGCAATTTTTTCGATGAGCTTCATATTTGGCTCTCTGGAAGCTTGTATAAATGTTTTACTAATTGCATTAATAATTCTATCCTTACTAAATTCCACTACAGAACCATCTCTTTTAATAACTCTCTTCATAATTGACACACACACCTTTCAAATTATATTTTATAAATCCCCCATTCATTTTACCACTTTAAA